TAGTTGACTGCCAAGCCGCGCCTTTTGCTCCTGTCAGTGCCCAGCCACGTGCTGAGGTCACTGTCGTAGTTGACTGCCAAGCCGCGCCTTTTGCTCCTGTCAGTGCCCAGCCACGTGCTGACTTTCCGCTTGTTGACTCACAGTCCTTTCGGACAACCCGTTGCGCGAGGTACTTAAATTATTGAAATACCTGTTTTTGTGCTCGTAAGCAGAGTGCGGGGCGCAACCAATCGCGTGAAAGGTTGTGCCCCGCTGGTAGCGCCTTGCGCGCCTATGTCCGTTATGGGCGGGTGATGGTGTGGCGTGTGCATGTGCCGTACCATTTGAAGATGAAGTCGAGCGCGTCCCCAGCGTCGTATGGTGCGCCGGAATAGTCTGTTTCGTACCCGTTGATGTTGTATGAGCGTTCGTCGATGCGGCGCACGGTGACGGTCGTGTACCTGTCGCGCATGGTGAGGGTGGCACCTACGGTGAGGTTGTCCTCGATGTCGTCGCTGTTGATGGGGACCTGTTCGCCGGTCTCTTCGTCAACGAAAACGGTGTCCTCGTCTGCGTAGAAGTGGTAGTGGGAACCAACCCACATCTCACCCACCTGCGTGAGCGCGGCGCTCTCGGGCGTGGTGTAGGGTGTTTTGGTGAGCGCCACGCGCTTGCCAGTGGTGGTGGCGGCGTAGACGGTGCCGTTCTTGTCGATGGTGACGGCTGTGTATTCGGTGTCGTCGGTAGCGCAGACGATGCGGGGCGCGTAGGGTTCCACGTCGATGCGCACGAGCGTCTTGGTGGTGCTGTCGTAGCACTTCTGGAACTCGATGACGCTCGCACTCTGATAGATGCTGTTAATCGCCATGGGCGTCTTGAAGAGAATGGTGGTCTGCATGGCGTTTTCTCCTGTGGGGGTGTTTTCTGTTGATGCCTACAGTCTATCACGGCAGGGGCGTTCATGTCTACACGTGTAGAGGCTTTATGTTGCGACATGTGGATATAGTGAAGCCCCGCTAGGCGGCGGTTGGCTCTAGCGGGGCTTGTGTGGTTTTCTTCTACTGGCCGCTCTGGTAGATGTCGTTGTACAGGTCCGTGTACACGCCCTTGTGGATGCACAGGCTTGCGTCAAAGAGGACCCGGCACTGTTTGAGGGGAACGTCCGTGCGCGTCATACCGGGCACCGGCTTCCCGTCCGTGTCGGTGACGAGCTTGCGCATCCACACGGTTTTCTCGGTGCGGCGTTCGACCTGCCAATACTCGTCCTCGCGCAGGCGCGTGGGCCACCTCATGTGGCTGAGTCGGTAGGTGGTTCCAACCGGCGGGGCAACGAGGTCGTGCGTCGTCATGCTCCTAGTCCTTTTCCTTGGTGGTATTCCTTGTTGGTAGCTCTAGTGTACCACGTTTCCGCGCCACGTGTGCGCTTAGTTGCGACCACGGATACGCTTGAATATTGCCTCAGTGGCGATGTAACCGAGGAGCGCTGATAGCGCGCACGTGGCGGCTGACATGGCGCTGTAGTGCCATGCGCGTGCGGAGGCGGTGGGTGTGCGCTCGACACTGTGGGCGGCGGGTGCATCCTCAGCGCTGTTGTTGGCGGCGACGGGTGTGTACCCTGCGTTGCCTTCTGGGTTTGGCGGCTCTTGTAGTAGTTTGGTCGCTGCGTGCATGAGTGCGGCGTTCATTTGTGTTGCCTTTCTATCGTTGCTGTCCAATGGTGGCGTGGGTGTGGCACGACCTCGGAAGTGTGCGCGCTGCTTTCTACCGTGGTCTTTGTGTGACGTTTGCGTTGTTTGCGCTAGTGTTACGCGTTCTTGATGCGTTCCTGCATGTTCTTGGTGGCGCGCGAGATGGCCTCGCTGAGGCGGCTCCGTGCCTCCACGTAGTTGCCTCTGGTGAGTTCGATGTCGTATGTGCAGAGCTTGGATTCGGATGCGCGCATGTTGTTGTTGACTTCAACATCGTGCAGTGTGGGGAGGTTGCGGAGGTTAAAGTAGTGGTTGTCGTAGACGAGGTTTCCGTGCTCGTCTGTGTCTCTCTCGAAGAAGCGGATGAGCATGAGCGTCACAGCGTCCCTGTTGTAGGGTGCCATTGCCTTGCGGAGGGTGTCAGATGCGCTATCGAGAAGAGCGTCCTTGGCGCTGTTGGCGCGGCACTCGAAATTGGCGACAAACGAGAACATCTTAGAGAAGTCGGGATAGACGGCGAGTTCCTGCCCCTCTTCGCTGTCGCGTAGTTCGCGCAGGAGGGCACCCATGTTACTGTCCTGGTGGACGAGGCGGTGGACCTCGGTGATGAGGGCGAGCGCCGTGCTGGCCGCCATCGAGTCCTTGAAATACTGCATAGTTCCCTGCACGTATTCCTTATATGCGTCGGCGGCCATGTAGTATGCGGACGCTCGCTGAGCGATTTCGTCTTTTTCGCCCTGGGTGAACCACACGTTGAATAGGGGCACGGAGATGTGTCCGTCGGCGGTGATGATGTCCTGGTAGCCGCGTCGGTCGTTGGCTACGACGGCGAGGTTGGCGGCGGCACGGTTCAGAGCGTCGCGTGCGCTGGTGTAGGTGTCGGCGGCGTTGTCGGCGAGCTGGTCGTAGTCGATGGTGTTGGTGGTCATGGCGTGTTTCTCTTTCTTGCGGGGGTGCTTTCTCTTGCGCCTGTATTCTATCACGCGTAACCCTCTTGTGTCTACACGTGTAGAGACTTGGTGTTGGGGCGTGTGGGTATGGGTAAGCCCCGCCGGATGGGTTGTGTGGCCTGTTTTGGCGGGGCACTGTGTTGTGCGCGTGTTCGTTTCGTTTACCCTTGTGTGGACCCGTGCGCGCTCTTGTGTTTGTCTGCGGCGGAACTAATGAGGCCGTAGAGGTCGCTTTCTGCTGTGTTGCATGTGTTGATGGAGTCGTCGTAGTCCGCGTCTACGAGTATGGCGGTGTTGAAGCGTTGCGCGTTGCGGAGGAAACGCGCGTCTTGGATGGTGCGGAATTTGTTTGTGTAGAGGAGGTAGAAGCTAGTCCAGTGCCACACGCTCTCGTCTGTTTGGTCCCGGAAGGCGTAAGTTGTCATGGCTTTTAGCGTGTCCTGGGGGTACGCCTCTATTGTTTCGCGCAGTTTTTCTGACGCCTGGTTGAGTAGCGCGAGCTTTTCATCGTCGTCCTTGGTCTCCCAGTCTGGTTCGAATGAGATTGTGTGTTCTCCCCTGTTGGGCTTGGGGATGACCATGACTTTCAGTAGTCCCTTGTTGTCCAGGTCGCGTAGGAGGTCGCCGACTTCGCCCTCCTGGTGGGTGAGGCGGTGTACTTCGGCGGTGAGTGCGAGCGCGGCGTCTCGACCGAGGGTGGCTCGGAGGCTGTTGGCGATAGCGTCTAACTTTTGTTCTGTTTCGTTTGCTGCCGTGAAGTATTTGCTTGACTGCTCTAGGGGCGCGATCTTGTCGGTAATGCATCAGGTGCTACGACGGTGATTATACTTTCTCTTATCGTGTGCTTGACGGTATGTCGTTGACGGTGGAGAGTACGGGCGGCTCGTACGGTTGGGAGGAGTCGCGTGCGACTATTCGTGTGGCGGGTTCCACGGTCGTTTACGGACTGTCTGAGTACAACGGTCGTGATAACGGCTGAGTCTCGCTCGCTGTCGTTGGTAGTGAGGTGTTTACGGCGGGGTGATCTCTCGTGTGAGGGGGCCACGCCGTTCGTTTATGTTCGCGCGCCGCTGGTTTGGTGGTGGCGTGCTGGTGTTGGTGACGTGCGCTCCCGTGTGGCGCGCCTCTATTAGTGTCGTGTGGGTGCGGCGCGTCAACCGTGTTACTTACGGCGGGTGACTGTGGTCGCCCGCGCGCTTGTTACCTGTTCGTGCTGGTTCTATCTTTTTGTGGAGTTTTCTATCGTGTCTCGTCATGTTCGTTTTGTTGATGGGTTTGTTGGCATGTCTGATGCTCGTTTATTCCACTCTCGCTCTGTCGCGTACAAGTGTTACTGGTTGGCGCGTGACGTGTTCGGTTATGGTGAGGATGCGGCGCGTGTGGCGTATATGGCGGGGTGGTGTCATGATGCTGGGTATGCGTTTGCGCCGACGCAGCTCGATCACGCTGAGGCTGGCGGTGTGATTCTTGTGGATGCGGGCGCGTCGTTCGCTGACGCTGTGCGCTCGCATGGTGACCCGGACGCGCTTGCGATGAGCGACCTACTGTTGATTGTGAACACGGCTGACATGATGTGCGGCCCGGATGGCGTTCCGGTGTCGTTTGATGAGCGACTGGCTGACGTGGAATCGCGTTATGGCGTGGGGAGCCGTCAGGCGGTTGACGTGGGTGTGATGCTGCGCGTGTTGCGGCGCGAGTTGGAGTTGCGGGGCGTGAGTGTGGCGGCTGCTGAGCGTGCGGGCGTGGAGCGCACGGGCGAGGTGGGCGAGTCGGTTGAGGGTGCGACGGGCGCTGACGATGCGGCGGATGCGGACGTGTCGGATACTGAGGACGCGGTAGATTCTCTGTAGGCGCTTCTCGCGGACTCCCACGCTCCCACCCCTCCCAGTACACGTTTTGCGCCTGCGAGGCCGTCAGCGGGCCGTACAGTGTGGTTCTCGTGGGTGTTGGCGTGCGGAGCGTGTTGTTGGCGCGTTGAAGCGTTTTCATGTGGGCGCATACGCAGTGTAGTGGCTTCTACTGGTAACGGGTGGCGTGCTGGGGCGCATGTCGCGCGGCCTGCTTGTTTTGTGTGGTATAGCGGATGATGTCAGGCGGGGTTCCGCCGATGAGTCTGAACATTGAAGGAGAAGAAAAAGGCTGCTGGTACGATTCGCGTGATGACATTCCCCGACGGTTGCGTCGTTGAAACGAAGTTGAGCCAGATTCCCGCTGGTTCGCTGCTTGCCTTCAATGGTGACGTGCTGTTCCGGCACTACGATAACAGCACTGATCGCTACATGTGGACGAGTGGTGGCGGCGATTGTTTTACTGATTCTGGTTTGCAGGAGGTTCTGTCGGCTGACGGTACGCTTCCTGTTGTGCTGCGTTACAGGTGACCGCTTGTGCGCGCGGGCTGTGATCTCCCCGCGCCGCGTCGTCCCCGCCACGGTGTTTGCGCGTGGCGGGGACGCGTGCTATTGTCGTGGTGTTGGCGGGGTGGCAGAGTGGAAATGCAGCCGTCTCGAAAGCGGTAGCACTGTTGAGGTGTCCAGGGTTCGAGTCCCTGTCCCGCCGCCATTCTTGTTGTGCGCATAGTGAAGCCCCGCCGGATGTTGTGTTCCCGGCGGGGCGTTTGTGTGCCTTTGTTATCGGCGCGCGAACTGTGTGAGGCGCGAGCGGACGCGGCCAAGCGGCCCGGTGCCGCGCTTCGCCGTGGATGTGACGCTGGCGGTTTCCCCCGTCTCCCGGTTGACGAGGCGAACGGTGATGCTCTTGCCATTGTCGAGGTCGCCGCCTCGCATAGCGTTTCGGATGGTTGCCGCGTTGTCGGCGCTCACATGTGAGAGCCATCCGGTGAACGCGTCCATGTCGTACACGTCAATGATACCGCCCCATTCGTAGAGGCTGTTCAGCCCTTCCGTATCGTCGGCGAAGCGCGGGCGGAGGCTGCTTGACCCGATTTCCGGGGAGTAAATGTACCCGTAGGGGCTGCCGGGGTTGCCGTTGTCGTCACTTACCACCCAGGGTGAATCGTATAGTACTTGTAGCACGTATTCGCCGCCGAAAAGGGTGCTCACTAGGTGGCTGCTGAGGTGGTCGCCGACGATGATCTTGAAAGCGTTAGCAGACACGTACTCATTGGGGGCTGTCAGGAACTCTAGGGTAGCGTCTGGGCCGTTCATGTAACAGAGTGCTGTCGGGGATGCTGACGCTGCCTGTGATGGAGGCACGCCCCATTCGGTCGTCGCTTTCGAGTGCCTGGTATGCGGTGGCGTTGCTCATGGTGTATCCTCTTCCGTGTCTGCGTTTTTTCTGACGACTGGTTTTGTTGACGCGACTATCATATCACGGCAGGACCATACATGTCTACACGTGTGGACGTGTGTTGTTGTGCGGGTGGGGTCGTTGGCCGCATGTGAAAAACGCCGGACTGACAAGCGGTTACCAGTCCGGGGTTTCTTGCGTGTTTGTTGTGTGGCTCTTAGAGCTGCAATGGCGCGTCGATGATGAGTGGCGCGTCCCATTGTGGCGCTGGCGGGTCTTGTTCGGTGTTTGTACCCGTGGTGTTGCTTGCGTGGGTTGTTTCTTCCGGTTCGGTGACTGTCTCGCTTTGTGGTTCTTCTGGTGTTTCCCAGGGTGCTAGTTTGCGTGTGGTGCCGTTTGCGCGTCGTGTGGTGGGGTGTGCTGTGACTGTCGTGCGACTGGTGGGGGTTGGTGCATTAGCGGTTGGTGTGTTGTTGGGGTTTGTGGCTGGGGGTGCTGGTGGTATTACGTCCGTGCTGTGGGTGTTCGCGTTGTTTGGGCTGGTGTTGTTGGCGGTGTCTGTTTTGTTGGTGTCCGTATTGGTGCCGGTGTCTGCGTCGCTGCTGCCTGTGTTATCGTCGTCCGCGCTGCCGTTTGTGTCGCCGCTGTTGTCGCGTGGCGTGGTTTCGTGCCCGGTGAGTCCGAGGGCGAGGGTGTGGAGTGCGGCGGCGTGTTCTTGGATGGCGAGGCTTGCGCGTTCCATGTCGCCCTTGGCGCGAGCGTCTGCTTGCGCGTCGGCGATAATGGTGTCTGCTTGCGTGCGCGCGTCGTTGATGATGGTGTCTGCTTGTTCGCGCGCGTCGTTGATGATGGTGTCTGCTTGTTTCCTCGCGTCGTTGATGGTTTGTTCGGCTTGTTGACTGGCTTGGTGGAGGGCTTTTTCGAGGACGGCGGTGATGTCGTCAAGCGGGTTGGCGGCGTGTGTCGTTTCGTTGCTTTTCATGATTGTTTGTTTCCTTTTCTTTCTTTTGTCCGCGTTTTATGTGTAATGTTCGTGCGGTTTTGTCGCGTGGGTGCGAGAAGCGCCGCCACCGGGGGTTTGCGTGTGCGTGTCCGGTGGCGGCGCGTGGCGTTGCCCTACCCTGTTACAGGAACTTTTCTGGATGCCCGTCGCTCGCGGTCAGGTTCGCGATTGTCTTACCTTCGCGTTTGGCGATCATTTCGCGCGCGATAGCGGTCGCGAACTTCCAGGTCTTGTTGGTGAAGTCCTGTTCTTCTTGGGGCTTGTTTTCGTCGAAGAAGATCGTGTAGGCTCCACGGGGACCGTTGCTGGTGCTGTCGCCGCGCTTGATGACGGTTTCTGTGTACGGCCACCCGTATGCGCGCTCTTCCACGCCCGGGTTGAGGGCTGTGTCTTCTAGGGAGAGGCTGGTTTGCGTGTACACGTCGAACGCGCGCTCGTAGCCGAGTTCACAGGCCGTGATCTGGTTGCCCCACGGCTTGGCGAGGCGCTTGCCCAGTTCCAGGAGAACGATTGGCTGCACCGTGTCGCGCGTGAAGTAGAACGAGGTGAGGCTGTTTCGCCGCATCGCCTCGTACTCCGTTACAAACTAACTTGTGGTAGCTTGCAGGGCAACCTTACGGTCGCCCGCTCCAAGTCTAACAGCACGGCGGCCGCCGCGCACGCTTGGTTCGCACTTCGCAGGGTCTAGCGCCACACGCCCGGACGGGTGGTTTCGGCTTACGGTCCCTCCATGCGCGTTTAGAGTCTCCGGGGCACTCCCGGCGACACAAATGTTTATCGCCGCGTTCAAGTCACGGTCCAAAACAAGGCCGCAATTGTCGCACGTGTAGGTCCGCTCGGATAGGGAGAGCTTGGCTTTCACACTCCCACACTGCGAGCAGGTCTGGCTACTACGGTACCAGCGGTCCACGACATGAAGCCGCGCGCCGCTGCGAGTCGTCTTGTATTCCAACTGCCTGCGGAACTCGCCAAAAGCGGCGTCCATAATAGACTTGGCGAGGTGATGGTTTTTGACCATCCCAGCCACGTGTAGGTCCTCGATACTGATGTCCGAGTACTTGTTAGTGAGCCACGTGGTGAGCTTGTGCATTGCGTCGCTACGCTGGTTCGCCACATGCGCGTGGAGGTGGGCTACCTTGGCTTTCGCTTTGGCGCGCCGGTTTGAGCCTTTCGCCTTGCGACTGAGAGCTTGCTGGGCTTTCTTTAGCTTCCGCTCAGACTTCCGCAGATAGCGCGGATTCTCCACAACTGTACCATCCGAGAGCGTAGCGAGAGTTTTGACGCCCAAATCAACGCCGACAGCCCCGCCCTTCGGCGGATTCGTCACTGGCTTGTCATCGCGTTCAACCGTCAAGGACGCATACCAACGCCCCGCGTGCTGCGAAATGGTCATGCGCAGAACCCGGCCGTCGCCCACCCTATTGGCGACGTTCTCCATGCAGTGCACTCTGCCGATCTTCGGTAGGCGCAATGTTTTAGGGTCACCCTCAATCAGACCAAAACCGCCAGCAGTGTACGCGAACCGAGGTGTCGTCTTGCTCTTAGACTTGAACTTAGGGAAGCCCACGCGACGACCCTTCCGGTCGCCCTTTCGGCTTTTCGACCAGTTAGACAAGCCCTTCGCCAGCGCCTCAATGCCACTAGAATAGGCTTCCTTGGAGTTCTCCTGCCACCACGGCTTGCCATCCTCGCCGACGGCGATAGTGTCTTTGTCGGCGTTCCACCGTTTGCGTATCGACCAGAAAGACCACTCCGGATTCTCGCCCACATCAAGCGCGGCTTTAACGTGCGCAAGCATCGCGTTATACGCAAACCGGGCTGCACCGGCGTGCGACAGCAGCCGCCTCTCCTGCGACGGGGTAGGGTCAAGCGCAACCTTCACGCCTTCCAGCAATCGCGCTCACCCCTTCCCTTCTCGCTTGTCGGTAAACCATAACACACAATAGCGCACTAGAGCAAATTAAAACCCAGTATCTTACAACCCCGAGATTCCGCCCGCCATGAAGAGGTCGATGTGTTCGGTGAGCTGTTCGCGGTTGATGGTGTCAGGCGTGAAGAGAATGGATGTCCTGCTGTGCTGCGTGTCGTTCACTGTTTCTCTGTATTGCCGGTCATTGCTTTCGCTTTCTTTCTGTTAATGACTGTTGTTTAGATGAGGTCCGAGAGGGTGACCTTCTGGATGGTGACGGTTTCGTCGTCCATGTCTGTGTCGTTGGCGGTCGCCTGAGCCGTTTCGTCGCCGCTGGTGTTCGCTTGGTCGAGACCGTCATGATCGTCCGCGTCTGTGGCGGGCGGCTGGGGCGGTGGCATGAGTGGCATGTTGTCCGCGAGCGCCGTGCGCGTTTCTTCGCTGGCCGCCGTGTTGGTGTCGCTGTCCTCGTCGCTGCTGTTCGCCGTGTCGGTGTCGCCGTGTTCTGTGTTCTCGCGGCGCACGCGCATGGCGGTACACGTTGGGGTGAGCTTGGTGACGGTGGTAGTGTCGCCCTCGTCGCTGACTGCTGCGTCCCACGTGCGGTTGATGCCGTTGCCGACCGCGATCATGAGGTTGGCCGCGAGCTTGGTTGCGAGAGCACCCGCTAGTGCGATGAACGCGAACGGCCACGCGAGGGCTAGTGTTGCTGCGGTGGAGAAGAGCTTGCGCCTGCGCGCCGTGCTCGCGCGGGCTGCGGCATAGTTGAAGCCCGCCCACCACATGACGACGCTAATAACGTAGAGGAAGATAATTATAGTGTTCATGGTGCAATAATAGCAGGTGTGGGGCGTGTTTGGCACGCGTGGTGGAGTTTTCTGTCGCGGTGGGTGGTTGGCGATTTCTCGCGTGTGTGCTTTTTGCCTTTGCCGCTTGTTTGTTTCTTTGTGTGTGGGGGTTTGGTGTTTTGTGCGGGTTCGGGTATATTGTATGGGAGTATATAAAAGTTGACACGTCGCTGCGCGTGCGCACGCTTAGTTGCGCGTGTGCGTGTGAGTGCCGCTGGCTGCCTTGTGTGGGTGGTTTAGGAGAGTGCGGTGCCTGGTGGCGTGAGAGAGGGTTTTTAGACGATGACAACGGGCGTGGGCGATAGCGTAGGCGGTTCCTGGTCTCAGGGGCGCGCGTGGGCGTTTCTTGGTGAGTTTGTGGATGGGGTGGGGGCTGCGCGTGAGCGCGTATCTGCTCCCGCTGGCGACGTGACGGGTGGTAGCGATTATGAGGCTGCTGTTCTCGCGGATACGCTGCTTCGTGATAGTGGCGTGGCGCATATGGCGAACACGGCTTTGGGGCGCGTGTTTGGTGTGAGTGAGCGGTCTGTGCGTGACAGGCGTAAGAGCGTGGCGCGCAGGTACCCGGAGTTTTTTGAGGCTGCTGCGCGCGTGCCGGGGCGCGTGGTCGCTGACGTGTGGGAGAGCGTTTCCGGGGCTGATAGTGCTCATGGCGTGGCCGGCGTGTCTGATGCTCGCGGATCTGAGTCCGCTATCCAGGGTGTTGTGCCCGCTGGTTCACCTGCTGTTTCGCCCGCCGTTTCGGCACCTAACGCTGCTTCTCCCACACCCTCGTCTCCTGTTGTTGTGTCTGGTTCGTTTGAGGTTGGCGAGTCGCATGTTGATGCGGGTTCGTCGTGGTTTACGGATGGGGCGGGTAACACGGTCACGACGGTTGGCGTAGCTGTTGAGGGTGTCGCCTCGGACGCGGACTCAAATCTGGTGGGCGTTCACGATGACGCGAACACGGATGTCACTGTTACTAATGGCGGCTCGGATGTTGAGGTGTTGGCTGACAGGGCTAGGCGCGCGCTGAAAGAGGCTCATGATGCGGCTACCGAGTTGGCTGCATCCCGTTTGGGTGTGTCCCCGGATGCTGTGACACCGTATCGTGCGTCGCTGCGTATCCCGGAGATGGATGGTTCGTGGCTGAAAGTCAACATCGACCAGACGAAAGCCGCGTTGGATGAGGGTGAGCGTGTTGCGTTCGAGTCTTTGCGCGCTGACATGGACAAGTACGCAGCCGACTACGTGAAGCACCACAATACTCGTAGTGTTGCCGGGGCTGGCGCTTACGCGGATGGGACGCTGGTTGTTGCGCTCGCGGACTTCCAGACCGGCAAGACCGACGTTCATGGCGGCACGGTGAACCTGTATAAGAGGGTTCGTAGCGTGTACGCGCAAATGGAAGCCGAACTGCCCCACTACAAGACGATTGTTGCCGCTGACCTGGGTGACATTATCGAAAACTTCATGAACGTTGGGTCGCAGCGCCAGTCCAACGACCTGAACCTGACTGACCAGCTAGAGGCCGCGATCAGCCTCATCTGGGAAGGGCTGCGTGTCCTCCATTCCAAGTGCGACAACCTCATTTACGTGGCCGTCCCCTCCAACCACTGTGAGGTGCGCACGGGCGTCGGAAACAAAAACCGCGCATCTAGCGTCCTATCGGACGACTATGGCATTCACGTGCAGCGGGTGATCAGGCGCATGGCTGAAATGCGGCCAGACGTGTACGGTAACATGTCGTTCGTGTGCCCGTCCGACTACGATGCGGCCTGCACGGTCAAGCCCAGTGCGGACGATAAGAGTGCCCTGTTTTTTGAGCACGGACACGTTGGCGGCGGCGCGAGCCAGGCGAAAATGCGTCAGCATGTGAAAAACATGCAGGCGGGGCGCATCGCCTACGCGCACATGGCAAACATTTTCGTTCACGGCCATTATCACACGCCGGAAATGTACCTGGTGGGAGATAAGACGTGGGTGGTGGGCGTGTCCTCCATTGACGCGGGTTCCTCCTGGTTCACCAACATGTCGGGTGAGAGCGCGCCGAGCGCGGTCACGTCGTTTGTCGCTAAAGACGGGATGGTGCGCGACATGCGCCTGTGGACCCCGGCTGATGGCGTGGGGTTGGATGACGTGGCGGATGGTGCGCGCACGAGCCTGTTTGTGCCCGGTGAGGGCGGTATGATGGTGAACGCGTCTGCGTCCGTGGAGGTTGACGCGCGCTCCCTGGTGCCCGCCCGCGTGGATGAGCTGTTGGATGGTGGGTTGCGCGGCCAGTAAACGCGCGCGTCTCACGCTGGCGGTAGGAGAACGCTCGCTGTCGGCGTGGAACGCTGGTGTGAGTGCAGTGAAGCCCCGGAACCTTTTACCCCACGATGGGGCGGTTCCGGGGCTTTTGTTGTTTCGTCGTCGCCGCGTTGTGCGGGGGTTAGTTCGCGGCTGTCATGGCGTTGATTGGCATTACGCCGATGAGGGCGTTGATTTCGTCAACGATACTCTCGTAGTGTGCTTTTTCCGCCCAGTCGAGGTTACTCATTGCCTCCTCGTATGCGCCGCTCTCAACGAGGGTTGCGTATGCAGACGAGAGGTGAAGCTTGATTTCCTCGCGCGCCTCGGTGTTTTGTAAACGTTCTCGTTGTTGTCGTTCATGATCGTTTGCCTTTCTTTCGCGCGCTGGTCTCTTGCGCTGCCTCTAGTGTAGCATATGGGTTAGCCGTGCGTCTACGCGAAATGGTCCACATCTCATAAAGTCATTCGATCGTGCTTGCTTTGGTGCCAGCCCGCATGTCGTTGTCGCTACAATAGAGTTCGTAGTTACTGCCAACGGCGTGCAGCGCGTACCGTTCGCACAGTGCGGTGACTGCGCCGCGCTTGTCCTTGGGGGCGTTAGCGTGGGCGTGTCAAAGCCCCGGAACATGCTCGCTTGTGTGGCGATGTTCCGGGGCTTTCCCATTTTCTGAGTCCCCGGTACAGGGCGATCATCCAGTTTTCCGGGATGATCGGTAGGCGGTGGGTCCACTGGTAGAGGCCAAAGTTCATGAACGCGAGGGCGCTCAGAATCTCCGGGCGGTTGACGGGAACAGCCTCACCGTGTTCTTCTACCTCGTCAAGGATGAGGGGCTTAACAGCGTTGAACCAGTCGTTAACGCCCGCCTCCTCGGGGTCGATGGCGCGTCCAGAGGCCGCGTTCAGTCCCAGGAGTGGTTCGCCCATGTACCCGTCCGGGTCGTAGTACAGGTGCGCGCCTTCCTCGTTCAGGCGTTCGAGGGTTTCTCACTCCATGTCGCTGGCGTGCTTGTATGCGCGTGCCAGGTTCACGAGGAGAGTGAACGCGTGGCGGGACACGCCAGCATGGTAGAGGTCGCGGGTGAGTTCGTTGTTGAGTGTGGCCATGGCGTGTCCTACCCCGTTTCTTGCGGGTTTTGCTTGTTGTCCGTTACCTGCTTATCTTATCGCGGTTTCTCACCCGCTGCCAAGCGATGCGGAGCATGGTGTTATTCGCCGCTTGCGGTGCCGTCGTTGACTGGCATGACCTTGATGAGGCTTGCGATTTCTGCGACCGCCGTCTCGTAGCAGGCGACCTCGTTCCAGTCGAGGGCGTCGCCTGACATCGCTTCTTCGTATGCGCCGTTTTCGACGAGAGCAGCGTACGCGGCCTGTAGTGCTTCTCGGGTGGCGGTGCGCGCTTCCGTGTTCGCATATGCGCGGCTGTTCGCCGCCTTCTCGTGGTCAACGATCGCGTTTGCGTTGTTTATGCGTGTTTCCTTCACTTCGTGTCCGTCCGTGGTGTCGTCGCTCTTGTAGGTAGTGCGTAGATTGTTGAGGTCTTGTTCGATGTCAACGGCGACAATGTCCGCGCCTCTGCTCGTGGCTTCGATAACGGCTGCGAGTCGCGTCATGTTTGCCGCCGCCGATTTACTCACACCGCCGAACAGGATGTGCATGTCAGGTGTTTCCGCGTACGTCGGTACGCTACGGTTACCGCTGGCGAGGAGCGCGGCGGCTTTCTTCGTGTACCGCTCTGCCTTTTCGCGCGCCTCTGCTAGTTGCTTGTCCGTGGGATTGAGCGGATAGAACGTTTCGTACGCGATGGGGCCGTTAAAGTGACAAGCGCCTGCGAAACCCCTCGTGGAAACGTGGTCGTCCTCGATGAAGATTTCCCGGGTGGCGTAACCCCAGTCGCCCAGGCCGCGCTTATCCAGGTCGATTCGTTGCCAGAAGATAGCTACGTACACTTCGGGAAGGTCACTATTGAACACTATCTGTGCACCCTGTTTAATGAGGCTGTTAATGGCCTCTTGCTCGTGGGGTGACGCTAGGTTGTATTCGCGTCGTAGCAGCTTTAGCGTTTGGTATGCGTACTGTGCGGTGGCGGCGTCGTACATCGCGTCCGTCGCGTTCTCACTGATGTTGATACTGTTGTTCACTTGTGCTCCCTTTCGTCTTGTTGCGGGGCTTTGCTGATGCGATTGTATCACGGTTCCGCGCGTTTGTGGAACCTCGTGTGTTCCTGATGCGGGTAAGCCCGGCAGCTTCGCGCTTGCCGGGCTTACTGTGCGTCTTGTGCCTCTCAGACGTGGAGGGTGACGGAAGGCGCGCCCTTGAGGGCGGGCACAAAGTTGGGGGACACCACGTCGTTTCGCTTGACGCCGTTGGCGAGGAGAGCCTGAGCCGTAATCATCGAGACGATGTAGATTCGTCCCGGAACGGCGGGCATGTCAATGGCTTCGCCTGTATTCTCGTCAACGACGCGGCCCGTGTAGGACAGGTCGTAGACGGGGATTCCGTCCACAAACTCAACAGGTTCCTCGGAGAAAACTTCCTCGGCGCGTGCGGAGCCGGACGACTCGACAACGAGGCCGTCCATCCCCTCGCGCTTGAATGTGATGGAGTGCGGCGTGAGGTTGACGATCTCGTTAATGTCGTTGAAGTCGGGAATGGCGATGTCGGCGTCGCCGCCGAACGACATGTTCCCATCACCCTTGAACTTGGCGAGGCCGCCAAGAATGAGGGCCGGTCCCTCGCGGCGTGCAACGGGGCCGGGGACGAGAACCTTGTTGCGCAGCTCGGGGAGTGCCCATGCCGTGACGGTCGGGATGAGGGCGCGCTCGCCCTCGCCGACCGAAATGTCTCGGGTCGGGACGTTCGTCGTGTGCTTGGTGATGACCTTAACGCCTGTGAGCGCACCCGTGGTGGGCGTAGCCTCGGAGATGATGTTGGACTGGAGGAAGGCGGGTCCGCCGTCCTCGTTGCCGATGACCGTGCCATCGGCGAACTTGGTGGGGAAGCTCATGAAGCCCTTGATGGAGGTGTTCGACATGGTGTTTCTTCTTTCTCTCCGCCCGGCGGTCTTGTTTCCCCACCGGGCTGGTGGTTTGGTTTTTGGTGGCGGTTTTCTGTCCCACCGACAACATGTAGTCTACACGTGTAGATGCGCTCGCGCAAGTTGGAAACAACGTTTTGCGTCTCAGGGCACATGTTAGTGTGGCAGTTTGGGTGAACGACCGTCAAAAAGCCCCGTCACCGTGCCCGTGAGACAGGGAGGTGGCGGGGCGACGCGTCCGTCAGCGCTCGTCAGATGAGCGGCGCGAATCCGTCAATCATCCTCTGAACGTAGGGGGCGATTCCGCGACCCTCGTTCTCGAAGTACCACGCTGCGTACTCGTCAACGATGTCGCTGATGAGGGTGTCGATGGCGGCCTGTTCCGCCTTGGCGCGGTCGCTTGGGTACATCAAGCAGACTGCGACGCGGTTCTCGTCGTTGTTCTTTTCGGCGTTCTCGTATTCCTCGTCGTACTCGTCAAAGAACGCCATGTCGGGGAACGTGGCGGCTTGGATGTCGCGCGTGAACTGGTCAACGTCGTTGATCGGGTTCCCGAGCCACCCGCTTTCGTGGTAGTCGTCGCATCCGTTGACGGTGTGCGTCGTCTCGTAGATGCGGCCGTCACTCATTTCAGCACGGAAAGCGAGCTTGTGGCGCTTGTAGGTGACGTGGTGGAAGATGGCTGAGAGTTCTTCCTCGCCGCCAATGGTGTCGTACCACTCTTTGATCTTGCGGCACTTTGTGACTGTGATCTTCACGGTTGTCCTCTCTCCCTCGCTTGTGTGGTTCGCGTATCCCGCTTTGTCTCTTGCCTGTTCACATTGTACCACAAGTTGGGGCGGTTGGGACGGCGCTTTTGTGACGCTGCGCGGCGCGGTGCTGTATACAAATGGCGGACGCGCATGTTATGATGGTTGTGTTGGTTCGCCGGGGTGGCGAGCTGGAAGCCAATGGAAGTAAACGGTAGTAATGGCTCTCGTGAACGCGCAGTGGGATGGCAAGAATTTTGTCCTGTCGGAGGATGATCTTGTTCGTCTCCTCGAAAGCGATATGGAACTGACCGCGCTAGAGTGCGGCGGTGTCGATAATTGGGATTATCGCGGTGAAGCGTGTTGCGATTACCTCGAAGCGGCGGGCTTTAGTGACTTTGAGGACGCTGCCCGTGACGAGGTTGCCAAGCTAAAGGGTGGCGCAGCCGCCGAGTGAGCGCACCGCGTTGGGCGGCTTTGTTGGGCCGGTGGTGGCGCGACCATCAACATCGCGCCACCACCGGCACCTTATTTGCGTGTTTGTTGCGCGCCGTTCCTACTGCGTGTGGTATTATTGTGATGTTTGCGCGGTGAAAACATCTTGTTGTCCGCGCGACCGGAGAAGGAAACAGGGGCGCGCGTAGGCGCGTAGAGAGGGCATTGAGCGTATGAGCGCCACGGTGGTAGAGGAGTTGCATCGCGTGTGGGGTGGCGTGCGCGTGGATGACGTGCGCTCTGTTGACCGCGCGCTGCGTACCGGCGCGGAGCTTAACCGCTCTCCCGTGGAGAGTATCAAGTAAGGCTGCATAACCTACATTTGTAGGCCATGCAACCTTATTTGATACTCTGAGTCGTTTACGATGGATGGCCTGCGCGAACTGCTGACCCGGTTCGTTGATGGTCTGAACGAGGTTGCGGGCTACGAGGCATACGCCCTGACGATGCCCGATAGCGAGTCGGAGTGTGCTGAGATTTCTGTCGCCTGATCTGTGAGCCGCATAGTTTGCGGTTTTTCTCCACCTCTCGTGGGTGTTGCTGGGATTATCCCGATGGTGCTCTTTGGGAGGAAGGTGCGGAAGGCGAGGATGCTGAGAACCTAGAGCGTACTCTGGTGTTGTTTGCTGCGAGCGACATGTCGAAGGTTCGCGAGGCGGTGGGGCGCGTGCGTGGTTTGCCGGTGTCTGCTTTTGCTGCACTGGTGCATGGTAGTAGGCGTGTGCGTGATAATGCGCTGGCGTATGTGGCTATGCAGCCGGACGTTGATGCTGACGTTCTTCACCTCGCGGCCATGTGGGGTAACGATCTTGCAAAGGACGAAGCTATCCGGCACCCGAACGTTATCGAGGATACGCTCGCGATGGTTGCGCGCGGTGATGGTCCTGTGGGAGAGAACGCGCGTCGGGAGCTTGAACGTCGCCGCGCGCTGGGTTTCGGCGTGGAGTGATCGTTTGCGTGTTTCTCGCGTTGTGAGCGGGGGTTGGCGGGCGTGTCTGGCTTGTTGTTGGCTGGGTGCGCCCGCCGCTTGTGTTTTCTCCCCGTTTCTCTCCAAGATGACGCCGCCGCTTTGTGTTTTCTTCTAGTTGCTTCAAATTCGATCAAAATTAGAAGTAATTAGAAGTTTTAGGTGTGTGCCGCTATTGCGGTGGCGTGAATGTTGTTCGCGTCACCGCAATGTTATCTGAGCGTGTTTTCGCTGAGGCTTCGCGTAGGGTGGTGCATGAGTTGAGGGGGCTTGAATGTCTCGCACGTACAAGGATAGGAAGTGGACGTTGAAGATGCGTGATGGTGGGGAGTTTGTTCCTCGTCCGCGCGTGTATGGTCGCCGTGTGAGTGCCGCTGAGGTGTTGGCTGCGCTTGGTGGCGGGCGTGTGCGTGAGGTCACGTCGGCGGTTGGCGAGGTGGAGCGTGACAGTGAGGTCGCGCGCCTAGAGGCTGCTGGTTTTGACGTGGAGGTGCGTGTGCGTGCGCCGCGTACTCTGGTCGGGTACCGGTGGGTGGATCGTTCGGGGCGCATGTGGGATACGACGAAGGGTGAGCGTGAGGGGTTGCTTGGTTTTGAGCTGGCTCGTGCTCGCGGTAGTGTTGTCGGGTTTGAGAAGGTGTTTTCGCTCCCGGTGTTTGAGGTTGTGGGCGTGAAGGGTGTGTCCGCCGCCGAAGACGCTTATGAGGGAAGCGAAAATGAGGCGGCAGAGGGTGTTTCAGCTTGTGGCCTTGACTTTGGTTGTGGCTTTGGCGCTGGTGCTTGCGGCTATGCTGGTGGGTGCCCGTTGGATGACGGTTGTCCGGTAGATGATGGCGGTTGTCCGGTTGATGGCAGCGCTGGTTGCGGTGATATGTCTGCGTGTGGTGGGTGCCCGGCAGCGTTCCCCGTGCCCTCGGATGGTGTTGACGGTGACTATGTTGATGGTGCCGGTTGCTGCGCTGCCGGTGACGGCTCGTTGTCGGTGGGTGAGGCTGCTCGCCTGCTAGATGATAGTGTTGTTCGCGCGGCGCGTGAGCGTGGCGGTGAGCTGCGTGCGGCGTATGATGCGTTGTCTGATACTGATTTCGCTGCTGGGTTGGATTGGCGGACGTTGCAGGACCGTGAGACGGGGCGTGTGCGTCGTAACATCCGGTGGGAGCGCGTGGGGTCGCGTCGCCGGGTGGAGCCTGCGCGCGAGCCGGTTCCGCGTTCGTCGTGGGACGGTGTGGAGGCGCGTGCTGCTGTGCGTCGTGCGCGTCACGATGCGGCGGTGTCGCTCGCATTGCTGGCGTGCGCTGTGAACAGTGGCGAGGACCCGTTGGATGATGAGCGCATGTGAGCGTTGTTTTGGCGGCGTTTTGCGTTCGCGCGCCTCTGCTTGTGTGTTTGTGATATTGGTTGTCTGTGAACTAACTGGCCTGTTGGTTTGTTCTGCTGCTGGTTGTGGGTGTTCCGGCGCGCGTTGGTTCGTGTGAGCGGATAGTGTGCGCGTGTGGCGGCTTGCGCTAGTGGTAGATGAGTTTGTCGTTCCCGCCGACCCCGGCGGGTTGTTGAGAAGGAGAATCGCCTTTTGGGCAAGAATGTGAAGAATATTCGTGGCGTTGGTCGCGTGGCTGGTGCGGCGTTGGCTGCTTTCGCTGTTGGCGCGCCGCTCGCGGCTGCTGGCGTGAACGCCGTCGCGCCGTCCAGCCACGTCGGCGAGATTGGGGCCGCGTATGCGGAGCGGAAGCCGGACACGATCCCGGTTGCCGCGTCGAACGAGTTTAACGCGTATGTGAAGGCTGGTGAGCAGTTGTGGATTGACCCCGCTCTCAGCAGCGGCGTGCAGGGGGTCACTGACCAGGACGGTAAGGCTGTTACTGCGGGCGCGGACGGCTACTATCCTGCCGCGACCGCTGACGGCGTGTGGAAGATCGCGTACCGCCCTGTCACGGACGTGTCGGGCGAGATTAACGGAGGCGGCGACAAGGGCGACCAGGACTGGCATATGGGCGTGTATTCCGGTAACAACCGGCATCCGGGCCGCCTGTGGGTCAAGCGCCTGCACATGTCGCAGCGCTTCGACGGCGGTTTCAGTGAGAGCACGCTCGGCGCTAACGCTGGGACGCTCACCATGTACCCCGTGTCCTCTTCCGGCTACGTGTACAAGCTAGAATTGAAGGGCATTAACGGTATCGAGTCCGTGATCGCCGCCACGTCCAGTGGCATCAACAAGGTGTCTACGGTGGACGGTCAGACCGTGTACACGCCCACGAACAAGTCTTTTGACACGTGGTACGTGGATAAGGCGTCCGGATATGACGCGTACGCGCCCTCGTCCCGCGACCTCAACACCAACAACTGGCTGCTCGGAGAAAACTACAACGAGGCTCCCTCCTCGAACGTGTACAACATGTTCTTCGAGGAGCCGAGCAAGGATCTGCCTGAGAGCATCGTCCCGAAGGTGAAGACCATCGCCGACGCGAACGTCACGTGGACGGGCGATACGCCCACATCCGGCAACGGGTACGCGACGATCACCGGCCTTGACCCGGAAGTCACCTACGCGTTCGAGGCGGCAGGTAAGACCCAGGAGTTCACCGGCTCCGACAGCGCGAAAGTCCGCGTAGAAGCCGGTGACAGCATCGAGAAGGTGAAGTGGAAGCTCACTGCGAAGAGCCGTTCGCAGCTCCACATCATGCTTGATGACGTGGAACGACTGGGCGGCATCACGATCACGCAGGTGAATGGCGTCACGGCCGGGGATGCGACCGTGTACTGGGATGACTCGAACCTGAGCCGCCCGACGTTCGATTCGCGTCCCACGGGCGCGGCCAGCGCCATGGATGGCGTGAATAGTGCGACGGATTCGGGCGTTCACGGCTGGTATGGTGTCACCGACGCTCGCGCCAACAAGGTTGACGAGCGAGACTTCGGCGGCGGCAACGCCGCGACTTACGGTGACGGTCGTATTATCGACACGTGGGCGAACAGCGGAGAAGAGCGCGAGTGGGAGGGTGAGTTTGAGATCAAGCAGCCCAACCCCCGCATTAGTATCGTCAAGACCGTGGACGAGCCGCAGTATGCTGAGGGTGACACGCTGCACTGGCGGTTCAAGGTCACGAACGACGGTGAGACAATCCTCAATGATGTGAAGGTTGTTGAGGACGAGTACACGGGTACTAGCCCGCTCACGGACGTGTCGTGCCCAGTCGCGACGCTCGCTATCGGCGAGTCCATGGACTGCTTTGCAACGTCGGTCGCATCCGCGCAGGATGTGGACGCCGACAAGATTGAGAACACCGCTCACCCGGAGGGCAATGACCCGTCCGGTAAGCGCGTGAAGGGTGATCCGTCTAAGGCTGTGACTAACCCGAAGCCGAAGCCTCAGACTCCGCCGACGACTCCTCCAACCACTCCTCCGGCTACCCCGCCCACTCCGGTGACTCCTCCGGCCGCTCCGCCTGCTCCGCAGGAGAGTAAGCCTGCTGTGAGTCTTCCGGTGACGGGCGCGAGCGCGGCGGCTCTTGTGGGCGGCGTTGGTCTGCTTGCTGGCGGCGGCGCGGCTGGTGTGGCCGCAGCTCGTCGTCGCGGCAAGTGACCCGGTGATGGCCTCGCGCTAGTTGGTTGGCGCGTGATTGTGGGGCGAGACGCTTCCCAAGGTTTCTTGGTGGTGTCTCGCCCCACTTCGTTTTGTGGACGGGGCGGCTCGGGTTGCCGCCTGCGCGGGCGCGTGCCCGCCGCCGCGTCCGCTCTGTTGCTGTGGGCGTGTCCGTGGCGTGGGCGCGGGTTTGCGTTGCGTGGTGACCGCGAGTCGTGGTATGTTTAACTTGTTGGGAAGATTGTTATGCCGTGAGTGTTTAGGTTGCGGCGGTTGAATGTTATGGAGGCTCTTGTGGGGTCATTTTCTTTCATGTACGCGGACGGCGGTAAGAAGAACCAGGCGAACATGCTGCCGGGTGACAGGGTTCGCGTCCTGGTTCCCATGCTGATGGGCGGCGGCTCTCTGAACGGGGTGTACGCCGACTATGGCGTCGTTGAGTTCTCGGATGGAACGTCCGTGGACCTGTACGAGCTGCTGGCGTTGTGGAACAGTACGGCTGTTCGTGCTGCCGCCTCTCGGGTGACGGGTGTTCCCGCGCTTGACGCCGCGTGTAAGAGGGCGGACGGTGAGTTCACGTCGTTTGCGCGGGGTGTGGGTATCCGACTTGCTTGTTACGATAGTGATATGGTGTTGTTGCAGTATCCGTTGCGCGTGGTGCCTGCCGGGAATACAGCCGTCTCTTATGAGACTGTTGGAGGTATTAGCGTCGTGGACCCGAATCAGGGGTTTGAGGCGTGCGCGTGGAGCGACCTCGGCTGGGGTGAGTCGCTGGCCGCGTATTTGGATGGGTTGCGCGCTGAGAACCGCGCTGCTGGGCGATGGCCGATGGGTGACGCCTCGTTGACGGATGATGAGTGTGCGCGCGTGGAGGGGTTTCTGCGCGTGTCGTGACAGTTAGGCTAGGCGTTTCGCCGATTAGCGCCGCTCCTCCCCTCTTTTGTGTGGGGTGGGGTGGCGCTCTTTCTTTTGTGTGTAGTGCTGTGAGCTTGCCTGCGTGCGGGTGTGAGCGTGGCCGCTCTTGTGGGTGGAGTGTCACTGCGCCGATCACGCGAGCTGGTAGCGGACGGTGCATGGTGGGGCGGGGAAGCTGGCCGCCGTTCGGTCAACCGTTCGCGATGGCGAGTGTTGCGGATAGGGGCGTGCGTTCGCGTGCGGGTCCCGCGTCTTTTCCGCTGTGTGGAAATCGTTTGTTTTCGGCGGTTTTCCGGTGTTTTGTGGGGTTTCGTTGGTTGCGTTGTCGCGCGCTATTGTGGCGAGTAAGTTTTGACCCCTAGGTAAAGGATGCTGGGTTTTATATGACAGCAAGCGACAACAACGTACCACATCGTCCGCGCTCTCGTCGCGGGCTTTCCCGCGCCCTGTTTGCGTTCGCGGCGAGTGCGACCATCGCAGGCGGTATCGTCGGCGCGGGTGGGGCGTCCCCCGTGTGGGCGGACGGCGCTGGCGCGTCCCCCCTGCCGGAAGCGGTGCGCGCTCAAGGATACAGCAAGATCAGCTTCCAAGACGAGTTCGACGGCGATGCGCTGGACACCTCCAAATGGGGGTATAGCTACTCGTGCTTCGACCCGAACGCGCGAACGCAGGCGCACTACACGGATAGCCCCGAGAACGTGAACGTGTCCGGCGGTAACCTGCATTTGGTTGCCCGCTACTCCCCGACGAGGGAAAAGTGGAATAAGGACACTAGGCGTATGGAGACCGTGGACCGCACGTGCACGCGCACAGAGAACGGCAAGAAAATCGACTACGCCGCACCGTTCACGTCCGCGATGATCCAGACAAAAGACGACAAAGGGAACGTCAAATACGCGGCGCAAGGTGACTTCTACGCCGAGGCGCGCATCAAGCTCCCCGCTGGGCGCTCGTCGTGGTCTAGTTTCTGGATGACAGGCACTAAGGGTGGTTGGCCGGGCAACGGTGAGATTGACGCGTTCGAGTCCAAGGGGTGGGACCCGCATTATTTGCAGGCGAACACGCACACGCCACGCGCATCCAACCCGCTCAAGAGTGAGCAGCATCGCGGCCAGCTCGGCGGCGACGGGACCAGCCAGTCTGAGTTCCACACGTACGGCGTAGAAAAGGACGGCGACAAGATCACGTTCTACCTGGACGGCGTGGCCGGTCACACAGTCAAGTACGCTGACCTCGGCGGCGCTAACCCGTTCACTGTGGACGGCAACGGCATGGTGCTGCGCCTCAACCAGATGGTTGGCGGAACGTTCCTGGCAAGCGACGACGGCAAGAACACTGAGTACGTGGACGCCACCAAATACGTGCACGACTATGAGGGTGAAGGCTCCGACATGCTCGTCGATTACGTGCGCGTCTGGGAGAAAGACCCCAGCGCCCCTGTGCCGCCATCACCAACAGAGCTAGTAACTCCGGCGACACCGGCCAACCCCGAGCCAACGCCAGCGCCCCCGCCGCCCGCCCCGGCACCCACACCGGAGCCGACACAGCCAACCGACAGCGACAATAAGCCCGCTCAGCCAGGAGACCCAGGCACGGGCGGCGACACTACACCCGGCGGAGACGTGAACAACGGCAACTCTGCTCCTGCTCCCGCGCCAAGTGCCCCACACACGCCGGGCGACCAGGCAGGCAACACGGGCAACCAAGGGGACCAGGCGAGCGACGCGAACAAGCCAGTGCAGCCAGGAAACCCCGGTGCGGGCGCAGGCGCCAACAAGCCCGCCCCATCCCAGCCTGACACCCAGCCGGTGGCGCCCGGAACGGCCGGGGAGAACGGCTTGGGCGGCAACACTAACACCGAGCCTGGGGCAGCCACCCAAGGGAAAGGTGAGGGCCACGAGCAGCCCTTTCGCACAACCCAGCAGGGCGCAGGCGAAACCAGTGCCCCCAGTCATCAGGTGGGCGCAGCCGGTGGCGCGCAGGGTGTGGGAGTACATTCCACGTCCGCGCTTCCATCGACCGGCGGAAACGCAATGGTCCTGGTGGCGGCAGCCGGTACGCTGGTTGCAGCCGCAGCAGTGGGGGTGGCCGCGCTGGTGGTGAGCCGCAAGGGCAAGCGTAGCTAAACGCCTAGCGTTTCCTCAACGATCAGGGTCGGGATGGCCTCTATTCTCTTGTGTGAGGGTAGTGGAGTTTCCCGACCCTGTTCGTGTCTCCTTCCGATCGCGTACCTCACCGCCTGCGCGTGGGGGTGCGCCAGTGGCTCGGCGACATTATTTTGTTCACGTTCCTTTCCGGTTCGTGTTGCTTGTTTCTTATCCATTGCTGGTTGTGGGGGGTGGTTCCTGTGAGTAGTGTTGTGTTGGGTCGTACTGGTGGCCCGAAGGGGCCGTTGTCGGTGTGCCGCGCGAAGCCCGAGAATCGTGGGCGTGGCTTGTGTCAGCATTTTGAGCACGTGACGGTCCCAGCGGGCGAGGCGAAGCGGATAATGGAGGCGGATAACGCGGCGAACGTCAGCGGGTTCTCGCGTGCGCGTGCGATGCGCGTGATGCCTGGAAGTGTACTGACCGCCCTTAACCCAGAGAGTCTGGGTATCACCGACATGAGCGTGTACGGAAAGAGCGGCAAACCTCTCGCGCCAGTGGTGGCGGGCACGAGGTTCGACGCGACTGCGAGCGCAGAAAAAGCGGCGAGTAAGTACGGTGTCACCATTGATGGGGTGATCCAAGACTCGAAAACGCGGAACCGTATTATGCGCGAGGTGTTAAAAAATGCTGTTGCAGAAAAGTTCCTGCCTCGTAAGGTCAAGTACAAGGTGTCGGGCACAAAGCACGGCCAGATGAAGATTGCGATTAGTGTTCCTGGCGACTACGACAACCCTCAATTTAACACGTGGAGCGTGTCGTGCAGTGGCATTGCGGGAAAAGACGGGCTGCATGATCCTGGTTACGTGAGTGTGGACCGTGTGCCGTCTGCGACGGGGTTGGAGTTGCGTGAGCGTGTACGCGATGTTGCGTTGAGTGTTTTTGGTTCATACGAAGCGGGTGAGGGCGACGGTCAATGGCACCCATACTGTGATGTTGACGTTGAGATTGTGGGCGCTGACGCGAAAGATGACCCGTCAGCGTACTACGAGTATCAACGTTTTACGGACGATGAACGTATGGAGTTGTCTCGTATTTGGGAGACGGTGGAGCCGGAGCCTGTACGCGGTGTGATCGCGCATTGTGAGACTGCGCACCCTGGTAAGCGTCGTAAGCGCCCCTATAATCGGTATATTCGCGGCCGCGTGGTGGAGCGTGAGCCGTTTACGTGGTTTGAGAATTAGGCGCGCGATTCGCTGTAAGCGCCTGTGACGCGATTTCACGTCGCGTACCCTCGCGAGTACGCGAGGGTACGCGAAAGCCCCGCAGACGCTCGTCCAGACCCCTTCTCGGGGGTGCTGGGCGCGTCTGCGGGGCATTATTCTTTCGCTTGCGTTTCGTCGCCTGTTACTGCGGGGGCGGCGGTGGAACCGGCGGGATGGGAGGCGCGGGCGGCGGTGGAACGCTACTACTGGCGCTCGCTGGCGGTGACGTGGGCGCGGATGCCGCCTCTAGTGCCGCTCGTAGTAGACTGCTTTTCTCCCAGTCGGGTGGGAGTGAGCGTTTGCGTCCCTCCCACACGGCGAACAGTTTCCCGCTGTCCGTGCCAGGCTTACGCATATGCTCTGGCGGCTTCACGCCCGGGGTCTTGTGCGGCTGGCCGGGTGTGCGGCCCGCGTGGCTGCCGCTGAAACGCGGGTGCCCCGTGTAGAGGCTCTTATTGTCCATGTGGACGCGCTCGTACTCGCCCTCCCCGTCATTCTTCGTTGCCCCACCGTACCCGCCCCAGCCGAGGGCGGCTTGACGCCACTGTAGGTGCTGTTCGCGTTCCTTGTAGGCGCGCGCGTGCGTCTCGTACGCTTTGAGCGCGGGCTTGCGTCCGTTGACGATCTGGCCGAACTTGTAGCCGGGCGCGCTCTCAGCGGGGACACCGCTCACCATGCCGGTGTCGGCCACGATCTTGCCGATACGGTAGAAGTCGCCTTCCAAGGGCGTGTCTTCTTTCACCACAATGGTTTTCCCATTGTGGGTGAGCTGCGTGCCGATCTCCACAGTGGACGCTGTGAGGAACCCTTTTTCGCCGGTCCCCGGATCGTCCGAGACGGTCACCCACGAGCACCCGTCCACTGTTTCGATGGCGGATGCGCCTTCCGCTTCCACCATCGCCCCGTTTGTCGCGTGCCGGATCGCGCTACCGTGGTAGGAACGCACGTTCCCGCCGTCCAGGTGCTCGATGGTGCCGCACCTGACGCTATCGAAATCGCAGTCGAGAGCGACATTGACGTGTCCTTTGCTGCCCAGGGACCGGAAGCCGCTGTTGCGTGCGACGTGGACGACGCCGCTGCACCGCTCGAAGCCTGTCTGGTCGGCCTCGTACACGCGCCCCTCGCGCCCGACGGTGACACCCCAGTTGCCGGACAGGTTCACGTTCCCGCGCCTGATGTCAATGCTCTCGCAGAGCCGGTGTTGGGGGATGGTGGGCACGGTCGCGTACGTGGACGGCCCGAAACCGAGGTCGTACTTAGTCAGCTCTGGTATGCCCATCTTGGCGACGAGCGTCGCCTTATCCAAGTCAGGTCCTTCCGGTCCCAGCGACACGAACGGGGTCTCAGCGTCGTACACGAACCTCTCTAGCCACTGCCGCCCGTCGTAGGCTTCCTGCTTGTGGCGCATGAACTCCGGGGACTTCTCGTCCCACCACTTCACGCCCGACGCGTTCTCCGCAATTGTCGTGTACATGGTGGGAGCGTTCGGGTTATCGCGCGGCGGGGGAGTACGGATAATGGCGCTCCCGGGGGCGTTAGGGAGGTTGAAATGACTCTCCACGCCCGTGTCCGGGTCGCGGCGACTGAAATACCCGCCATGGACACCCTCGTGCAGCCCCCGCCTCATGGCTTCGGCGACGAGCCTGTTCACCTGCTCCTGGGTGGCGTCGGGTGGTAGGTTCTCGGACGCGTAGTAGAGGAGCCAGTTCGGGGAACCGATCACGGGACCCGGCATCCAATCAGGGTCCCCCGTTTTTTCACGCATGTTAAAAATGTAGGCGCGCATCACGCTGCCAGCTAACGTATCACCGGCGTTATCGCGCATGAAAAACTGTACGTTACGGTCGTCCGGCGGGAGCGTAAACCCGCGCTCGAACGCCTCCGCGTTACGCTGGTGCGCCTCCTCCTGAGTGAGCTTTTCGTGCGCAACGTGGTTACAGCCGCGCACCCCGAACCGCTTAGCCGTGCACGGCGTCCACGCGCCATCGCTTTTGCGCTGCCCATACTTCGTTTTTTGGGGGCTACTATTCTTCCTGCCCATAATCCCGGCGTCTCCTCAGATATTCCACTCGTAACGTCTCTATCGTCAATAGCGTCGCCGTTCGTGCGTTTACGTTCGCTTCAGCGCGCTCGATTCCTCTTCGCTTCGTAGGATGCTGGTTTGGGTTCCTTTTCTGCTTTTCTTCACCGTTTCCGCCTGTTCGCCGCTAGTGTTAACGCGCGCCTGTGTCGCGCGTCTGCTCGCATGGTTCTCTCGTGCGCTGCTGTAGCGTCGCTGGCGGTCGTGGGTGCGTGCGCTTACGGCGTGTCCTCCCAGTATCATCGCGCGCGCGTGAGCGTGAGTTCTGCGCTCGGGAGCGTGGAAGCGGATACAGTGGTGTCGTCGTGGGGGCAAACCGTCGGTGATCTTCTCGCCGATAGTGGGGTGGTGTTGCGCGGCTGCGACCAGGTGACGCCCGGTGTGGGCACGCCCCTGGGTGGCGTGGACTCTGTGAGCGTGGTGAGGTGTCGGAGCGCTCTTGTTCACGACGGCGCGGGTGGAGTGGTTGCTGTGGGGACTGTTCGGCCTGACACGGTGGGCGTGTTGCGTGACGTGGCGGACGCTCGCGGCGCGGCGTCCTCGTCTCGCGGATCTCGCGCGGGCGATGATGGCGCTCTGCTGTCGGGCGCTGAGGGCGATGCGCCTGCTCTCGCGGACGCGATCACCGGCGTGGCGGCGTCTGCGCCCTCTCAGGAGGGCGTGCCCGTCAACAGCGGCGATACGCCTGTTCCGGTGACGGTTGTCGTTGACGGTAAGTCTGTGGACGCTGTTGCTGATTGTGGCGTGTCGGCGCGTGATGTGGCCGTGTCCACTGGCGTGACTGTTGGCCCGCTAGACGAGGTGACTGTGGGTTTGGACACTGACGGTGGCGTGGTGGTGCGCGTGGTGCGTGTGTGGCGCGGCGAAGAAACTGTTTCCACGGCGGACAAGGCCGTGGAGGAGAAGCGCGACACGGATAGCCTGTTGGTGGGTGAGTGGACGCTCACGCCGGGCGCTGACGGCGCTCACGACGTGACTATGTTTTCGGTGAAGCGTGACGGTGAGCGCGTCCATAGCGTCGTGTTGGGCGAGAACACGGTTGCTGCGCGCCCCGCCGTGCGCGAGGTCGGCGTAAAGCCCGTGTCGCCGGAGGCGCTTGTTGCTGCCGGCGTGGACCCTGCGTCGCCTGTGAGTGAGGAGGCGGATAGCGCGGGCGTGGTGACGGCCAGGTACCGTGCGCCCCTGTATTCGTTGACGAGCCGCGAGGACGTGGACCGTATGCTCGGCAAGACTGTTGGTAACGACGCAGGCGCGGGCGACGCTGCGCCCACTGCTTCGGGAGCCGCCGGGGATGGCGGCGCGGTCGGTGACGGTGGAACTGCGCAAGCGCCCGCGCCCGCATTTAACCCGTCCGGGTCGAAAGCGGATTGGATGCGCGCCGCCGGTATTGGTGACGCTGATTTCGGTTACGTGGACTACATTATTTCCCATGAGAGCGGCTGGGATTACCGTGCGGTGAATCGTTCGAGTGGCGCGTATGGGCTTCCTCAGTCACTCCCGGCTGGTAAGCTCGCGTCCGCTGGCGCGGACTGGCGCGATAACCCGGTGACTCAGTTGCGGTGGGCAAACAATTACGCGGTGGGTCGCTATGGGTCGTGGGAGGCCGCGTATCATTTCTGGACGGTTAACCACTGGTGGTGATGCTCACGTGTCTTGTGCGCTTTGATTGTTGACACGGAGGCGGTGGGCGTGCTATTGTTCTTTTATTGAACCGTTCCGCGCGTGGCGAGCGTCCAGGGCGGTTCGTCAAAAGCTCGTAGTGAAACGCGGTACGCTCGTGCTAGGGCGTGGAGCTGTTCGTTTCTGCTTCGTCCGGTTTGTCGTGGACTGGTGTGAGTGGAACGTGCGGAAGTGATAGAGGGGACGCCTTTTTCAGCGGTTAAGCTGCGAGTACGAGAGCCTGGGGACGGCGCGACTGTGCCCCAGGCTTTCTTGTATCTACGTAAGGTGTGGACTGCTTGTTTATGGTATGCTTACTACCATGAGTCTTGAAGAAAAAGCTGTCCGCGTTCTGGCGGATGAGTGCGCTGTCTTGCCATCCGCGTCCATGTCGTATGTGTTGGCGCGCGCATCCGCGTATGACACGCTCCGTAACGATTCGACGTTCAACAAGTGGGCTGACATGGCGGGTGGTGTGGATGGGGTGTGTTTGCGCGGCTCATGGCTCCACGGGTTGAACCACGCTGATAGCGATTGTGACTTGTTGGTGGTGGGCGCATCGGTGGATGATAAGGTGCGGGCCGTGAATGTTCGCGCTGGCGGTGTGGACGCGCTGTGCGTGACCGCTGGGCGTTTTGCTCGATTGCTCGCGCAGGCAGATCAAGTGTGCGTGGAAGCTCGCACTTACAAGGGCGTGCTGTGGCGTGACGGGGCTGTGGGTCGCGCTCTGGTGGAGTCGGTGCGCGTGCCGTTGCCGCTACTGGTTGCGCATTACCGGGGGCAGGCTAAACGTGACCGTGCTGCGCTCGCGTCTGGGCGCGGCGATTTAGGGCGGCGCGTTAAGTTGGCGCGTAACGTCGTGCGTCAGGAGGCGTGCGCTGACAGTCTCGCTGAGCACGGCGTGCTGCCTGTGGTGTCGTGGGAGCGCGTGGTGGAGGGCGTGCGCGCCTTGGCTGCTGGCGGCGTTGTGGACGCTGGCGTGTTGAGTGAGGTGGAGCGCATGGCCGGGGCGTCCCAGTAGTGGCGTTCGCCACCACCGTTATGTGATGCGTCTCTCGCGTTACGGTGTTGTGTGTGCGTGTTTGCGAGTGTTATTGTTAGGGTGCAAGATTGGCGATGGCTCATCGGAGCGATTGTTGACTGTTATCATTTGGCTTTTCGCCCCTCCATGTGGACGCTTGGAGCGAGGATAGCTGCCGCCGAAGAACGGGACTGTGCGCTTACCTCCTGCTGCATGGAGGGGCGTTAAGTTTTTATCGTATGTTTTCTACCACGTTGTTATGGTGTACGAGTCCGCGCGGTGTACTGTTGCCTGCGGTTTTGTGTGGTGTGCGTATCTTTCCTTGCCCGCGTGTTCGCGCTGCGCGTCCCGTGTCGGTCATGTACAATGGTGTTCAGTTAGAGGAAACGACAATTGAAAAGAAGGGGAGTTTTCTCATGATTCTTGTTCCCAATGCCCTGTTTGTGGTCACGTTCGCCGTGTTGGCTGTCATGTCTGTTCTGATGCTGCGTCGCGGCGTGGTCGCTGGGGCCGTGTGCGCGGCCATTGCTGCCGTGGGCTGTGCGCTTCCGCTGGTTGCTATCGGCCTTGCTCCCGCCGCGCGCGAGGGTAGCATGGTTGCTGCCGCTGTCGTGGTTGCCGCGTACATTCTCGCGTATGTGTTCATGTTTGGTGGCGCGGCTGGCATGTTCGTGTTTTCGCGCGCCCGCGTCCAGTCTGCGCTCGATGATGTGGCGGGTGAGGGTAAGTGATGGTGCGAAACGATCACGCTGACGTGGCGGAACAGGTGGCGAGCCTTGTCCACAAGCGTGACGCTCTCGCTGGCAAGCGTCTTGCTGGCGGGGCGCTGCCCGGTATTGGCCTTGCTGGCCCTATGGGTGCGGGTAAGGATACGACGGGGGAGGCGATTGCTGACCTGTTGCGTCACCCGTCTGTGGCTCATGTTGCTGGCGGGCGCGCGGCGCGTCGCGTGGCTTTCGCTGACGAGTTGAAGCGCGTGGCGTACCGTCAAGTGCTGACGGTGAAAAGTATTCTCGCGCTACGCCGGGGAGCGGAGTCGGCGCTGGATGTGGAGCGAGCTATCGTGGAGGATGAGGTGTTGTGTGCGGCGTTTATGCCTGCTGGCGCTCCTCTCCCTGGTGGTCTTGTCGGCGTGTATTGTCAGATTGTCGCGGACGCGGAGCGCGAGGGTGACGCTGGCGCGTGGGACGAGGACGCGTTTATTGCGGTGAAAACGCCTGCGAAGCGTGTCGCGTATCAGCTTCTCGGCCAGGGCGTGCGTGGCGTGGACCCTGGGTATTGGGTGCGCGCCGCCGTCGAAAATGTTGACTGGGAGCGCGAGTTCCCTGTTTTCACGGACGTTCGTACACCAAATGAGGTGTCGGCACTGTATGATGCGGGCGCGCCGGTCGTGTACTTGCGCGTGTCGCCCCGAGTGCAGCGTGAGCGCCTGATGGGGCGTGATGGTTCTTTGCCGAGCGTTGAGGCGCTACACCATGAGACGGAGACGGCTCTCGATGAGGCTGTCCGGTGCGGCGCTGTCCCGGCTGTTGACGCGTCGCAGGGAAGCGCTCACCAGGTGGCATTGCGCGTGCTGAAAACGGTGGGTGCGCTGTAGGCGCGGTGATCGCAAAAATGGCTGGGTCGTATCAAATAGGGCTACGTAACCTACATGAATAGACTACGTTTGTATCCTGTTTGAGTGCCGCCTTACTGGTCCCCAGGGTGCCGTGTACACCCTGGTCCGCTAGTACGCTGGCCGACAAGCGAGACGCTTGTGCCCTAGCGGGGCATACGGGAAGAATCACCTCCCTGGAAACGAGGCGATGGTTCTTCCTTTTCGGGGTAGGCTTGTTTTTCGTCCTGTCCCTACCCGGGTACTTCAACGAAGCCCTGGCGGGAGGCGTCCTAAGTGTCGCTTGTGGCTGTAGTTTCCTGTTTTTCGACCGCGTGACGCGAGCTTTAGCCACGCGCTGTACGGCGCGTTCCGCGATGTTAGCCGCAGCGTTAACGTCACGGTCCATCACCCCGTGCTCAGGGCAGACGGACAGCTTGCGGTTTGGGTGCGAGACTTTCGCGTCGCACGTGTGGCACTGTTGCGAGGTGTTGGCTGGGTTCACGGATACGACCCACCCGCCGTTCTGTGACACGTAGTGGGTGAGCCACTGGACAAAAGCGCCTCGGTTCCACCTGCCGCTGCTCATTGTGTTTCTAATCCAGCTCAAATCTTCCACGGCAACGACCGCGTTGCCCCACACGTGCGACAGATAGGCTATCTCTTGTGCGGCGAGAATCGCCAACTCGCGCTTCTTCCGGGATGCCGCTTCACGGTGGAGCTGCGCCTCATCCAACGCGGACATTCTAGCTTGCCGGTAACGAAGCAACGTTGCGGCTTTCTTTTTGAGGTCGCGTACCTGCTGCTGCGACGCGCGCACAGAGTTCCAGAGCGAGTGGACCCGCTGGGATAGTGTCGTCTCATGCACTATCCGCCCGGTTTTCACGTCACGCACTACCACGGTGGCGTAGTTGTTAATCCCCACGTCCACGCCGATAGTATAGTCCCCCGAGAACTGGACGACCGGATTATCTGTTACAACCGTGAAAATAAACACAGGCTGCCCGTCCTGAACCTTAATAACAGGTAGGGTGACCCTGCCTTCGGTGAACCTCTTGTTATCGAAGTCGAAGATCAGCCGATACCACGAGCCTTGGATAACCATTTTCAGGATAATTTCACCGTCAGTAAACGGGTCATTCTCGATACTGGCATAAGCTCGGTCCACGGCACCGAGGTTCACGTAATCCTTGCCGTATGAGGGTGCAGACCCGTTTGCGGTGCGCTGCCAGCCACGGCTTACGTACTTGGAACTTTCCCCACTTGCGGCCTCGGCTCTCTCATGCCACGACCTGCAAGATGTAACTACGCTATGCCTAAGTAGACGCTCTTTACGCGACCTACCAATGCGACCAGTGGTCAGCAAATCGGGCATAGCAACGCCTGCCAGGCGACCGGCGTCAGCGGGAGATGGAGCGGCGACGCGTGATAGTTCAGACCACAAAGCGGCGTCATTGCGGACGATGTAAGTTGCGCAAGCTGAAATGTCCCGAATCTCAGAAGCAAGAGATGACAAGATAGGAGAGCCGTCAAGTAATTCGCCGTTTACGCCCAGAAAATATGTTGGGCGCACAACGAAACGCTTGTATGTCTGATTCTTAGCCAATGCGCCTCCCTCATGTATCCCTCGAAACGTTATTACATACGGGTAATATCAATGAAAGTGGCAAAAGTTGCCAAGTTCGTGGGTTTACTTCTTCTCGCGACTTAGGTGGTATCACCTCTAGTTGCGGACTTCTATTTTGGGTTACTGTCTTGCGTCGTATTGCGCGCCTGTCGGAAGGTGTGATATTGTGGTGTTAACAGATTCACGGTCGGGCCTCTCGGTTACCCGGTGTAGTTGACGCATAAATGATCGTGACCATGCAAAGTGAGGTGGCGTCCTTTGGGTGTTGCCTCTGCCCGCAGCCGGAGGTGGTACCGCTTCCGGTTGCGGGTTTTCTCTTACCGTTCGCGGGGAAGCGAAACGGCGTTATTGCAACGAAAAACAAGCGTTCAGAAGCGTAAACAAGAAGGGGGCGGTCCTGGTGGGGCTGGCTAATGTTGTCGATTTGTGGTTGCCGGAGGCGGCGTACACGACGGGTAAGTCGCCGTCGCACGCGCGCGTCGAGAACCTGCACGACTGCTATCGGGGCGTGGGGCGCGGTGACGTGTTGGCGTTGTTGTCGGCGGGAGGCATGTTGCGTGAGCGTGTGAATGGTGGCCGCGTTCAGCGCATGATTCCGACGCAGGATGCGGTGGACGCTGGGCTGGTGTTCCGCTGCGGCGGGGTTGCGCTGTGGAGTGTGGATGCGGTGGCGGCGTGGGCGCGCAAGAACGCGGGCATTAACCTTGTACGAGGGTACGCTAACCAGCGGGTGAAACAGCCGGGCGCGGGGAGTGATGGTTTCGTGTCTGCGACGGACTTGGGGAAACTCTTTAACGTGGGCGGCTCCACTATCGGTAAGTGGCTGGATGCTCTGGGCGTGCGTGAGAATGGTTTGCCGACGAAGAAGGCGGTGAAAGGCGGGTTGGCGCGCGTCGCTGAAATGAACAGTGTCGGCGATTCGGGGAAGAAGGTGGCGCGTCGTTTCGGCTTGTGGGCGTTGGTGCCGGTGCAGGAAATGCTTATGCGGGCAGGGCATCCGCTAGATTTTGATTGGAAGGCCGCCCAGAAGGGTAAGGGGCGTAACAGTGATGTGGAGACTGTGAGTGTGAAGAACGTGCTGGATGCTCACGTGGCGGCTGTGCGAAATGCTGTGAAGGCTGGCGACGGCGTGGGTCTGGCGCAAGCTGTGGATGCGGTTCCCGCTCGGTTTCGTCGCCCGGTGGAGGTGCGCCTGGGCGTGCCGGGGTTTATCACGTCCGGTCGTTGGCGTGCTGCGTGCGCGTCGATGCGCGGGCGGTGAGCGCTCTTTGGCGGCGCGTTGTTGACTATCGTGTGGTAGAATGAGTGCTATCGGGCGTTAATGAGTTGGAGAAACGGGGGCGCGTGTGGAGCGAGAGATTCGCGCGCGATACGCGGAGCTAATGAGTGTCTACGATGGCGGGTATGTTTTCCCGTTCTCTCATTTCTGTGTTTTTTGGGAAGAAGGCGCTGTCGTTGAGGTCGGAGACGTGACCTACATGTCTGTTCGCGTAGGCGCGTTGGGTGACAATGTGCGCTGGGTCGGTAGTGACGGCACTATGTGGTCTGATGACGGTTTGACTGAGTATGTTTTCGCTTCGGGTGAGCGCGTGTCGGTGCTGAAGGATCTGTAGCAGATTACGCTGAGTGTAAGAGCGTGGCGCTAGAGTATGACCGTGGTGTGGTCTTTCTCTAGCGCCGTTCTCTATTCGTGTGCCCACTTGCTGTGGCGACCGCTTTGCTGCCTCCGGTTAAGCGCTGGCGTTCCGGTGCTCGGTGAGGAGCTGGGAGACGGCGAGCGCGGTTTGTGCGCGCCCGTACTCGGGGTGCTCATCCTGCACCTGCTCCCATAGCTGCTTGGTGAGGGCGAGGGCTGCTTTGCCGTCGTCGCTCGCCCACTGTTCGCGTTCGGACGCTTTGAGTCGGCGCTCGATGGTGCGCGCGGCTTTCGCTTCCGCTTTGCGGCGCATGACGTTAGGTGCCTTGTCTACGGGCGCGGCCCACGCCCACACGCTGACGACGTAGGAAGCGTGGTGCATGGTCGCGAGGCTTCGCCGGTTGAGGCGTGGGAGTACTTGCCTGAGCTGGCTGGTGGTCCACCCGGCCTGTAGGCGCTCTGCTGCCATTGCCTGCACGTGCGGGCTTGTGGCCGCCGCCGCGTAGTGGTAAGGGAGGCACTTACGCGCCGTCTCGTAAGCGGTGTCGTTGGTGTCGAGGTTGACGAACATGGCGCGTCTCCTACTGCTTGCGTGTTGGCGTTTTTCTTGCTGGTTATAGTGTAGCACGCGTGGGTGCGCCACGCTTGCTGTTTTTGTTGTGGCGTGGCGGGTCGCGGTGTGGTTGTGTAAAAGGGCGGCGCGCAGATTGTCGCCTCTTGAACGATTTGCTAGAAAGGTTGTTTATCATGCTCATGTACGGATATGTTGCGAAGTGGAAGAGTAGGTTCGTTGGGTGGGTTGCCTTACTCTCTATCATTGGGGGAGTTTGTTGCGTTGAGCGGTGTCGTCGGCGGCTCTTATGTGAGGCTGTCCGCATTTTTCATCTTTGGGGTGATTGGTTTCGTAGCCTGGGCGCTCATGCTTAACTCTGACATGATGGAGGAGGTGCGCCCGGTGCCTGACGAGTTCTATAAGCCGCTGGGCGCGTTTAACGCGACGGTGCGGGGCGTTGCGCCGCATGTCATAGAGGTTGAAACGGATTCGGGTGCTGTCCTGTTCGCTGACACTGACAGGGCGCCGGAGGTCGCGTGTTTCCGTGGGTCTCGCGTTCAGGTTGACGCGGCTGTTGTCGTCTCTCCCGCTGGGCAGGGTGAGGTGCGCGCTGATGGCGTGGGTGGTTTCGTGGACGCCCGCGAGTGCAAGTGTACGGCTGGATATGGCGCGGATGTTGCTATGGGCGACGAGTCGCGCAGCAAGTGGGGCGGTAAGGCGCGTTTTTACGCGGTCACGTCCGTTCGAGCAGACGACTGACGGCCCGAAAAAGAGAGGTGTTTATTATGGGTAGCGTCCTGTGGGGTACAATGGCCTCGGACTTGGCTGTTTGGGCGGCCTTCGGTGTGACGGTAGTTGTTCTCGCGTCTGCCATCATGTTTTTCGTGAAGCGAGGCGTGGGCGTTTCGCGAGCGGTTGCGTGGGCGTCGGTCGTGTCGCTCATCGTCGAGCGAGTATACAGTCGCTGTTTCCGACTTGCCTTTCATTGGCGAATACGCTGCTGTGGTGGTGGATGACGTTGATGCTGCGGCGGGTGTTAAAGAGCGCGGCGGAGAGCTTGTTGTTTCGTCTCAGGGCGCGTCGGGCGTCGCTAACGCGGGTGATCGCGTGGCACTGAGCGTTCGACGCTTGCCAGACGGTTCCAGGCTCCCCTGGTACGCTGAGAGGAACACTAAAACTGGCGGCGGCTGGAAGGCCGGGTACAAAGCTTGATGGCGTTGACGGTTTTGTCGTGTATTCTGGCGCGTGCGCGTCGGTTGGGCCGGACGGCTGTAAGGTGACGTACCGTGGTGTTTTCGGCGGCGGAGAGGGGTTTTACCTGGTCCAGGTGCAGCCGGTGAGCGGTGACGCTGAATCTCAGTAGCTGCGTGTCCCCGCGCTGCCTTGCGCGGCCGGGCGCGTCTATTTCTCGTCGCGGGGCTATTGAGTGTGGGAACGTCGGGCGGCTGGGTTTATAGTTTGTCGCCTGCGCGGTGCGGGTTGTACCCGGCTCCCGCCCCGCGTTTTCGTGCGCGGCTGCGGTGTGCGCGTTCTTAGGTTCGTGGCGCGGGCGTTGACGCTGTTTCTTGTGTGAAAGGGGAATGCGGTTACTGTGGCTGTTGATTCTCGCGTGTCGGAGTGTGAGCGCGTCGCGGGCGCGCTGCTGGCGCTCAGGGGTGAACCGAAGGTGAGCGGTAAGGCGGCGGTGCTGGACGAATACGCTGGCGACGGCGCTGTTCGCCGCGTGCTGCGCTTTCTCGCCGACGAGAACAAGGTGACGGGCTTGTCCACGAAGAAGCTGGCGCGCACCGTCCCTCCCGTCCCACACAATATGGGGCTTGCTGACCTTGCGGAGTGCCTGTGTGAGCACAATAATGGCGGTGACCGTGAGGTGGGGATGGTCCTGTTCTTCCTATCGCTCATCGGCGACGAGCGCGGCCGCGACGTGGCGGCGCAGGTGCTCGCGAAGAAGTGGCCGCTGACGGTGGGCGCTTCGCTGCTGAACCGCGTATACGGGCCGGGGTTCGTTCCCGAGTTTAACGCGCAGTTAGCGTTCCCGTGGGAGAAGAAGATCAGCGCGTACGGTGACGACGCCGTGTTTATTGTCACGCAAAAGCTTGACGGCGTGCGGGCACTCATCGAAGTGGACCGTGGCCGCGTCGTCGCAGTGCGCTCCCGTAAGGGGAAGCCAATACGCGGCCTGGTCGAAGTCGAGGCGGCGGCTGCCGCTGTTGTCCCCAGCGAGTGGGGGCGCGTGATGTTGGACGGTGAGCTGATCGCTGACGGGTGCGAGTCGATGACAACGGGCGAAGGATTCCGTGCAACCAGTAGCATTGTTCGCTCGGGAGGCGACAAGAGTGGCGTGTCCTTCCACGTGTTCGATGTGGTCCCGGCGACCGTGTTCGACGACGGGACAGGCAACAAGACGTACCGCGAGCGGCGACGCATGGTGGACGCGCTACCAGACGAAGGCCGCGTTCGTAAAGTCCCCGTGCTGGGGGAAGCGACTATAAGCGATATAGGCGGATGGAGCGAGTACGCGCACAGTCGAGGATGGGAGGGTGTGATGCTGAACAACCCGGACAGCGTGTACGAGCGCAAACGGACAAGCGCCCTCCTGAAAGTCAAACGCATGAAAACAGCTGATCTTCCCATCGTCGGGTTCGAGGAAGCCATTGACGGCGAAAACAAGGGTGGGCTGCGATCCCTCACGTTGGCGCTAGGGGATGGCGGTGACACGGTGAACGTGTCGTCGGGACTGACGGATGAGGAGAAGCGCGAGATTTGGGGCAGCCGCGACGCCTACGTGGGACGGATGGTTGAGGTCCGTTTCTTTGAGGAAACCAGTAACCGCGTGGGCGGCCGGTCGCTGCGCTTCCCGGTGTTCGTCGGTTTCCGTGACGACAAGACGACCGACGACGCGAACGTCGAGTGAAACGCCAGGAGCGTTTCTGAGCGCGCGAGAAAAAGCGGCCACGTTCTCGTACTGGCGAGACGTGTTTGCTCGCGAAACGCACATCTAACACGTGTTAGTTATCGTGTTTGCCGTCCGGTTCGCGCTCTTGGCGCGCGTAGCAGTTCGCTCCGGGGCGTTGCGTGCGGCTCGCTGTCATGCTGGCTACTGTTCCTGGCGGCGGTGTGAGCCGAGCGTGGGGCGTTGCTGCTTTGGTGGCGATGGGCGCTGATGGGCTGCTATGTGAGGTGTTGAGCGTTATCATGCGGGCGCGAATGTTCGCGAGTTTTGCGCAGCGCCACGCTGACAGGGGTGGCGTATCGTGATGCTGTTGGCTGGTGCTTCTCGCCGTAGCCGCGTGCGCCGCATCGTTCTGTTGGCTCACACGTTCGGGTATGCCGTGCTGCTGGGTGTTGTCGCGTGGGCTGGGTGTCGTGTTGAGGTTTTTCTTTCGCAGCCAGCGCGGTTGAGCGCCGCCGCGCGTCGCCCTCTTTATGTGTGTTATCTGTCATGTGCGCGTGTTCGTCGCGCAGGTTGTGCCTCTCTCGCGCTATGATTGTTCTTGTTGGAAAGATGTAACGATGTCGGGCGTCGCCTGTGAGTGTTCGCGCGTGAAGGAATGAGGTAGAACATGATCGCTGTTGCCGCTAAGGTCGCCAGGTATTTCACGGTGGCCGCGTATGGTCTCGCGTGTTTCTGGTTCGTGTTCGGGACGGCTCAGGTGAGCGCCGCTGGCGGTTTCTTCGCTGCTGTCGTGGCTGTGGTGATGCTGTTGCGCGTGATGGGGCGGTGGAATAACCTTGTTGCTGCGGCCGAGTACGAGCTTCCTCTCGGTAGTGGCGTTGAGCGATTCATGTCTGTTGTCGTGTGCGCGCTGATTGATGGTGCGATTGCTTACGGTCTTTATAATCTCTCGCAGTGGGTTGGTGAAGCGTCGCCGTGGTGGTACGCCGCCAGGTTCTTCATGGCGCACGTCATGTTCAGCGCGGGTGCGACGTTGTTTGCGGCCACGTGTGATCTTGACCCTACTGAGGGCGGGAAGATGCGCAAGGCTCTGCGGTAGAGCGAGCCTTGCGCGCGGCTGAGCGATAAATGAGCGACCGACCGGGCTGTCGCGCCAAAAGTGTGGCGTTTCAGTTTCCGGTCGGCCGCTTTGCTGTGCCCGCTCGTTGTGCTACTTTTCTGCGCTCGCGCGCCTTATGGCTATTGTCACGGTGGACATAGGGGGTTGCGTGAAGCCGACGGACAGTTCACTCATCGGCTTGTATGGCATGTCGCGCCAGTATTGTGCGCGGCGTTCCCATTCTTCCTCGGATACGTTGTCGTCCTTGTCTGTGTTGTTCCAGTAGGAAAATTCGCTACACCAGTCCTGCGCGTTGAGGGCTTCCGTGTACGCGGGATTCTCGGAGAACACCTTGAAAACGACCGTGCCACTGTCTGGTCCGCGCATGATGGTTACATCGTAGAAGATGTCCACGGGCGTGAGCGTGCGCCTTGCGCACTTTTTGAGTTCGCTCATGCGCTGGTAGAGCGCGTCGATTTTGTCGAAGGCGCTGCACTGGTTAATGTCGGTAATGCGTGCGGGGAGGATGCGCTGGTTGTCGGAGGGGAGGTCCGCGAGGAACGTTTCGTCCCATGTAGCGTTGACGTTTTTCTGTAGGCGCTCGTCAAGTAAGTCTAGCTGCTCGCGGAACGCGTCGAAGAATACGGGGTTGATGGTTTCTCGGATATGGTCTGCTGCGTCAAACACGCTGAGGCCGGTAATGAAATAATCGTAGGCTTTGGTGCTCACGGTCGTGTGCTCGCTTCCTCCCCCCGAATCACTGTGTGGGGTCATAGTGGTGGCGCGCTCGTTTTGCGCGCTATCTTTCGTTTCTCATGGTATAATAGCAATTGTTTGATAGGCAAAAGTCCACGCGCACATGTTTGTTGCGTGTGTGATGTTTTTTCAGGAAGGTGTGGAGTCGTGGAGATTCTTGTGGAGACGGCGCCGTTCTCTCTCATTGTGGCGCTGGGGAACGTGGTGCTGGCCGCTATGATTGTGGCGTTCGTTGCTGCTGGCGCTTACGCGTGGACACATAGGGGTAAGGAGCGTGGTGAGCATGATCTGGCCGCCGCTGACATCTGGGTCGGAGCGGTGTTCCTGTTGTCTCTGGTTTCTGTACACGTGGTGTGTGGCGTTTACATGTCGAACACTGATCGTCATGTTGTCGCTGAGGGTGATTACACATCCTACGGCGTGTATGAGGCGACGGCGGAGCGCGTGACTCTCAACGATTACACGGTGCGAACGGACTATGGGGCCGTTCTGACCGTCCCCTACAGTATGGGGTGGGTTGACGGTCATGTGGATAAGGGTGATCGTGTTGCGTTAGATGTGTCGAGGATGTCCCTTAACGAGAATCAGAGTATCATCATGCGGGTCGGTGACGATATGGACGTGATGTTCCTGCGTGATGACGCTTGTATTAGCCGTTTTGAGTCTCGTGGCGCTCGCGTACCTAACGGCGTGGAGTGTCATCGAGCTTTCGGTGACACCGAGTATAAGGGTAGTATCTTGCTCGGGGGCGGTGGCACTTACTATGTGCTGACGGGGGTATCTCGCCTGTAGCCTGTTGTTTTGTCGCTGTGGTTGGCGGCGTTGGCGTGTGTTGTGCGCGTCAACGCCGCTTTCGTGTATGCTGCGTGCTGTCGTGTGGTGGCGGTTCGCGCGACTGGGTGGGTGCCCTTGCGCGGCGGTGTTGCGGCGCGATTGGTGAGGTTTTGACGTGTACGCTTGCGCTCGCATATATTTTGACGTGTAGAGTATTTTGTGCGCTGACGCGCTAGTAAGGGCGCATGATGTGTGTCGGGTGGCGCGCGTGAGAAGGGGAGGGGCCGGAGTAGGTGGCTGTTAAAAAGAGTGCGGGCGGCAAGAACGCTGGCGGCAAGCGGGGCGGTTTCCGTGAGGAAAAGCTGCAAGTCCTGTCCGACCGCGAGCACTTGTTGAAGCGGTTGTCGTTGACGTTCGGCGTCCAGGAGGACGACGGGGAAACGATGAGTCGTCAGAAGCAGAAGGCCGTCATGGAGACGGTCGAGAACGCTTTTGACCAGGTGCTTAAAGGGTATGCATCGCGTGTGCGCGTCGAGTTCAACAAGGACAGGTCGTTCACCGTTCAGGATAACGGTATTGGTTTGCCGGTGTCGGAGCAGACGGACGAGCACGGCGTGGTGGGTTCGGGCGTGTATTATGCGATTGGCCGCACGAAAACATCCAGCAACTACGGTGATAACCACTCGGCGGTGGGCACGAACGGCGTGGGTTTCTCGTCTGTCGTGTTGATTGCTGCGCGCGTGGACGCGGTGACGTGGAAGAGCGGCCGCGAGTTCCGCCTCTCGTTCAAGGATGGCCAGCCGGGGTATTTCGACGCGGATAACGGTCCTGGTGACGCGTTTACGCCGGTTGACCCGCGCGTGCTGCACGAGAGCGCGGACACGCGCCCCAAGGCGGAGCGCGCCGGGTGGGAGGAAGGCACCAGGTTCACCGTGTGGCTGGACGACACAGTGTTCCAGTCGGATAACCCGTATTCGGATGTGGACGCGGCGCAGAGGGTGAAGCGCACGTGCGCACTCACCCCCGGCATGGAGGCAACCGTCACCAGCTACCAGGAGCTTGCGCGTGGCGCGGGCGAGGCCGCGAACCTCGGCGGCACCATCGACAGTGGGACTGGCGCGTGGACTGCCACCTACAAGTTTGAGGGCGACGAGGGCGTGCAAACCCTGTTGGAGGATGCCGCACCCCGCAAGCTCGCGACAGACCCGTTCCACGTGAGCGCGTCCAGTACCGTGTGGCTGAAAACGTCAATGCCGTCGGATGGGCGGCAGGGTGCCGCTAGTGTGTCTGCGGGTGAGCGTGAGGTGCCCATGTCGGCGGACCTGTGGTTTACGTGGTGTGACGCGCCATCGGAGCATGTGGAGACGTTCAGTAACACGGTGTTCACTCGCTTGGGTGGTAAGCATTATGTGGCGTTCCAGAAGGCGTTGACGGCGGCGGTCAACAAGCGCCTGCGGTCCATGAAAAAGGGTTTGAGTGTCAAAGACCCGGACGTGACGTATGAGGATGTGGCGCACGGCCTCGTCGCCGTCGTGAGCGTGCGGATGCCGGGCGCGACGTATTCTAACCAGGCGAAAGACCAGTTGGACGGTTCGCGCGCCGTGTCGAACGCGCTGGCGAAAATGATGAGCGGCCCGTTGGAAGAGTGGGCGATGGGGCGCGACAAGAATGTTCCGGCGGTGTGTGAGCGCGTGTTGAAAGCCGCTCGCGCCCGGTTGAGCGCGCAGAAGAAGGTGGACGCGTCGCTCGCGTCCGCGAAGATCGCGAAAGCGGCTCTCCCCGCGAAGCTCGTAGAAGCTGAGGGTGCGGGTACGGGTGCGACGACGTTCCTGATGGTGTGTGAGGGTGATTCGGCTGTGTCTGGCTTGAAGCGCGCCCGCACACTGGACTGCGCCCTGCTCGGTGTGCGCGGTAAGGGTATTAACGCGTTGAAAGCGTCCACGGAGAAGGTGCTCGCTAATGGTGAGGTGAAAGACCTGATTAACGCGGTGGGTGCGGGTTTTGGCGCGTCGTTCGACTTGGGCGCGATGCGTTACCCTGGGGGTATTGTGATTGCGACGGACGCTGACCCTGACGGCTCCCACATTGCGACGCTCCTGTACGTGATCGTGGACAAACTATTCCCCGGTCTCATTGACGCTGGCCTGCTGTTTCAGGTGAAAACCCCGTTGGCTGTCGTATCGGTGAAGAACGGCGACGGGCAGGGCGGCGTGGTGGAGTTGCCCGCGTTCACGCTCGGTGAGGCTCACGACATGATGCGGCAATTGGCTGACGCTGGGCTCTCGTATTCGACGGACTACATGAAGGGGTTGGGTGAGTCCACGAGTGAGCGACTGCACCAGTACGCGTTCAGCTCGGAGAAGTGTTGGCAGCGGGTGGAGCGCCGCGACGTGGAGGAAACGGAGCGCGTGTTGGACGTGATTTTTGGCGGCGACACGGAGAAGCGTAAAGAGTGGATAATGGGCTTGGATGAGGATGTTGAGGCGGCGGACTGACACGAACGGCAAGTAACTAGCATCATACGGTAGTAAGAGGGAAGAAAGAGCAGCAAGAGCATGGCAGCAGGTAAAACAAGTAAGCTCACAAAAGCGCAGCAAAAACTCATCGAACAGCTACAGGAGAGCGTCGGCCAGAGGACAGGTGTCGTCGCCGCCGACAGCGCGAAGTGGCTAGAGGACAACTACGGCGAGTACGCGATTTCCACGGTCGCCTCGCGCGCTATCCCCAGCGTGTACAGTGGCTTCAAGCCGGTCCACGCGCGCATCCTATGGACGGCCCTCACGAGCGGCCTCACGCCGTCCGCGAAGCATAAGAAAACCGCGTCGTTCGCGGGTCTGGTGCTCGCCTACCACCCGCACGGCGACGCGAGCGTCCAGGATGCCGTGTACACGGTGGCGCAGCCGTTCCGCATGAGGGTTCCCCTCATTGACGTGAAGGGCAGTGTGGGCTTGCATTTTGGTGACAAGCCTGCGGCTGCGAGGTACACGGAGTCCCGCCTGTCCGACGCGGGTTTGGCGTGCGTCGTGGAAGCGAAGAGTGGGGCGTGCGAGTTCAAGCCGAACTATGATGAGACGACGACGGAGCCGGTGGACCTGCCCGTCAAGTTCAACAATGCTGTGGTGAATGGCACGCCGAACAGTATGGCTGTTGGTTTCGCCGTGAACACGCCAAGCCACAACCCAGACGAAGTGCTGGCCGCGAACCTGTTGCTCCTGCGCCGCCCGGACGCGACCGTGGACGAAGTGCTCTCTGTCATGCCCGGCCCCGACTTTCCGACCGGCGCGCACGTGTACGACAAGGACCAGACGGGGGCGCGCGACTACTACACGACCGGCAAAGGCCGCTTCGTCATGCGCGCCACCGTGAGCGTGGAGCCGCTACCCAGAGGCGCGTCCAAGATCGTCGTCACTGAACTGCCCTACGGCGTGAGTGTCGGCGACGTTCTCGCACAGATCAACGAGAAGAGCGAAGAGCAGCCGCCGAAAACAAAGAAGGGCAAGCCAGTTCCGGCGGTGGAGGCGTTCGAGAAGGGCATTACCAGCGCGTCCAACAAGAGCAACAAGGACCAGCGCCTAGAGATTGTCGTACACCGACAGTGGCAGGCTAGTCGCGTGTTGGACGCGTTGTGGAAGTACACGAGTATGGAGGCCGCGTTCAACGTCAACAACACGTTCCTCGTGGACGGCCGTCCCCGCCAGTTGGGTACCATCGAGTGTATGAGGCTGTTCCTGGATTACCGGCGCGCGTGTGTTGCCAGGCGTAGCCGCGCGCGTGTGGATGCGATTGACGCTCGCCTCTCCCAGCTCGCAGCCCTGTTGACGGTGATTGGTGACGTGGATAGGGCCATCAGCCTTATTAGGGAAGCGAAAACGCCCGGTGACGCGCAAAAAGCGCTCACGCGAGAGTTCAACATCAGTGACTTTCAAGCCTCGTACATTCTGTCCATGCAGTTGCGTCGTCTCACGAAAGCTGACGGCGACCAAATTAGGGCAGAAGATAAGGCGCTGCGCGAGGAAAAGAGGCAGCTAGAGCTGGTGCTCTCTGACGCGGATGCGATGAATGACCTCATTGAAAGTGAGCTGGTGGACACGCACAAGCTCATTTCTAGTCCGCGCCTCACGGTCCTGCATGACGCGGACCCGGCTGAGGATGCCGCGCCGGGCGCGGACGGTGGGGCTGTTGCTGGCGTCGGCAGCGACCTCGCGTCCGGCGACCTACACGTGAGCTTTCTCAGTGGAGGCGCCGTCGTGTGTTCCACAAGCCCGTGGAAGTACCAGCCCAGGACGCGCGCATACAAGCACGGTGTCATCACGTCGAAGTTTACGGTTCCGGCAGCCGCGCGCACGGACGGCGGCGGTGAACTGTTGCTCGTGTGCGATAACGGTGAGGGCGTGAAGGTTCCCGTGTCGTTCTTCCATGACGGTGTGCCTGCGACCGCGAAAACCCTGGGTGTCACCCTCCCCGGCGCTCTCGTTGGCGTGAGCGTGGTTGACGGTGGCGGCGATAACGCTTACGGCCTTGTTGTCGCGTCCGAGATGGGTGTGGTGAAGCGCGTGAAGGCGGATTATCCTTTGCGCGCGGACACGGTTCCCGTGTGCGCTCTCGCCGACGGTGACCGCTTGGTGTCTGCTGTTCACGTGAGCGAGTCGGAGAGCGCGGGCGTGGACATGGTGTTCATCACAAGGGCCGGTAAGGTGTTGCGCGCTGACGCTGGTAAGGTGCGCGCCGCCGGGTGCCGTGCGGGAGGTGTCGCTGGCATCTCTGTGGCTGACGGTGACAGCGTGATCGCGTTCACCGCCATCCCGTCATCTCAGGCGCGTGACACCTTGGTAGTGTCCTTGTCGGACGCTGGTGGCGGTCTCATCCGTGAGGGCGCGTGGAAGGCAACAGGCCTGGCCGAGTTTAACGTGAAGGGCAGGGGCACGGGCGGTATGGCTGTGCGCGTGAACCGCAAGCGCGAGAGCGACCTACTGTTTGCAGGTGTCGCGGTCGGGGAGCCTGAGAGTGTGGCTGTTGCTGACGGTGATGGTGGCGTGACCGTTGGCCTGCCTGTCGCCGTGTCTACGCGCTCGTCTAGTGGCGGCGAGTTCGCGGCGGTGGCGGCTGTGCCGGTGGCGGTCGGACGCGTGTGACGGTGTGCGCGTGGCGGCGGAGGTGTGGTTTCCTCCGCCGCCCCGCTTTTGTCGCGTCAGCCGCCTTTCGCGGGGTCTCGTTGTTTGCGCGCGTTTCGCGTACGAACAGTGGCCGTGTTGTGGTATGATGTGGGCATGAGCGAAAACACGAACACAGCGCATCGTCCCGCCGCCCCGTCGCCGTCGGCCGTTGCGGCCAGCATGAACGCGGGCCGCCGCAAGAACGCGAACGGCCGTGGAAACAACTCGAACGGTGGCGGTCGCCGAAACAGTGGCAAGCGTCGTCCGCTGGCGCTGCGCCCGTTCGATGAGCTGGCCGCGCGTTATTCGCAGGATGCGCTGGCAGCAGGCCGTGACCTGTTCGTCACTTTTCTTCGGGAGGCGTGGGCTGACCGCCGTACCGGCAACCGGGTCTACTACTCTCGCGAGACGACACTTGACGGTAAGACGTTCGTCCCGTTCATGCACGCGTACCGCCAGTGGTGGGCGGGTGACGGCGAGTTCGCTGATGGCGGCGATCTGGCCGACACGCGGGCAGGCTGGCGTGCTGGCGACAATGCGCGCACGAAGGTGTCTCGCGCCGTCTACCAGAAGTTACGTAACGCGCGCGGACTCACAGGCGAGGAGGACATGTACCGCGTCGCTTACGCGTGGTGCGGCAACTACCCGGAAAAGCCCAGCATTGGCACCCATGTCCTCTACAATGATGGCGACACCGCGTACACGCTGTGCCGCGTGCTGACCGGCCCGAACGCGCGTGAGGTTGCGCAGGCTATCGTCAGGGATACGACCGGGGAGAACGGCGAGTCCTGGTTTATCCCGGTCATGCAGCGCCTGTACGACGCGGGGAAGCACGGCATTGCGAAGAGCGGCGTGTTTCGTTCTATCGCACGCTCCTATGGTGTGAGCACAAGCCAGGAAGCCGAAAAGGCGATCACCTCCTATGAGTCGTTCATCGAGGATTGCGAGAATAACGACGGTAAGAACGTGAAGCGTCTGCTCGGCTCTGGCCGCCTGACCCCGCGTGTTGCGGCTATGGCGCGCGCAGCCCACGAACAGCTCGGCTGCTCCGGCTACTACGGGAAGAGCCTGTGGCTGGAAATCGAGGCGCGCCGCGACACATGGTGTGACACGGACAAGAAGCGGGCTGAGTTCGCGTCTCACCTGTTCGAGTTCGCCACGCCGGAGCAGGTGCTCTCCTGGTGGTGGCACGCAAACAAGTACGACGCGGGCTACAGCCATCACGGTTACGGCGCTTACCGAGAGAACCAAGGGCATTATGAGATGCGCTGGTATGCGGAGGATTACGATAGGGAGGCGCGCCGCCGCTACCCGGTTGGCAGCGCCGCGTTCGCGCGACTCTACAATGCTGGCGGCGCGAAAAAGGATAGGTACAAGGCGGAGGGGCTGTTGGCGCTCGGCTGCACGCTAAGCGACGACGACCTGTACGACCTCTTTAAGAGCGTGGGCGGCACCACGTGGCATTGCGGCGGCGCGCCGTTCTCTGAGCGCCTATGGATGGAGCACGTCACCAACGGCGGCGAGCTGACGCGTCTGCGCGAGGTGGCAGAAAACGATGGTGCTATGCGCGTAGTGACGCGCGGCGGGCACGTGAGCGGCCACGACTGGGCGTTCCTCGTCCGCCACATGGAACAGTTTGACTCGTCTGACGAGGACGTGCAATGGCTTTTCAATCGTGGCAACGTTGACATGGATGGCGTCTCGTGGAGTGGTGCAGTTCTTGGCGCACTGTGGGCGCGCTACGACACGCAGGGACGCGAAGGGATGCGCCACCTGTTCGCACTCCTGGGGTTGGGCGACGAGGACGGTCTGATCGACCTTGGAGAACTCCCTTACGGCATGTGGAAGGGAACTGGGAAGCGCCCCACGCTCGACCTCGCGTACCGGGATGCGCCGGAAGCAGCGAACCTGTGGCTCGGCGTGTTCCCCTACGACAAGTTTGGGTTCTCCCACCGTGGCAGCAGCGTTCGCACGTGGGCGAACACGCTCACCGACGACGAGAAGAGCCGCCTGAACAGTCTGCCCGCCGAGCTGCGTGAAGCGTGGGACCACCTGGCGGCGGGCGACGGCGAGGACGGCTACATTTTCCAGTGGGAGCAGGACTACGGTGACGATTTCCTGAACTCGAGCGCCGCGTTCGCGGTCGCAATGACAACCGGACACGTTGGCGCTGACATGCTGTCGTGGCTGGGCGACAATGACGGGGTTCGCGCGTTCATGCTCACTCATGCGTCCAGCATGTTCAGCCCGGAGTTCCCGTGGACCGCCGACTGGGGGCGCGGCGTTCACTCGGTCCCCTGGTGGGCTGTCAAAGGCTTGAACGGTGTGGCACGCGCCGCGCTCCTCCACGACGTGAAGGATTCCGCATACGCGATTGGCGCATACCGCGACAAGTGGCCTACCAGCATCGAGGACGCGGCGGACGCTGACGCGCGTATGGGTATCATCCGAAGCCACGCCGGGGGACGCGACATGAAGGCGACTGTTGAGATTGGCGTCGGTCCTTACTATGCGTGTCGTGGTAAGGAGGAGGAACGGTACAAGATATGCAAGGCGAGCGCACTGTCGGTTCCTGCGGGATGGATGTGGGCTGAACTGGCCGGCTACTGGGGGCGTATGGACGGTTTGGATGCTCGCACGGTGTTCGCTCGCGATTTCTTGAACACGCTGCGCGCCGACCTCGCAAGCGACGTGAGTAATGGCGCGCGGTTCCCTGACGGGTTCTTCACTCTGTGCGTGCCAGAAGCGCGCAAGGCGGTGGAAGCCGACATGGCGTGGGGCGCGCTGGACGCGGTGGACGGTAAGGTCGTGCTCGAAGAGCTGGACGAAGTTCTCGAACTGAACCTGTGAACGCCCGGCGCGATGTGTGTACGCGTGTTATAATCTGGTTGTAGACGGAAACAATGCGGCCGGGGGTGCGCCACGGCCAGGACGGGAAGGTGGGAGCCGATGGCTTCGTTCGCGGAACTATTGGGCGGACAGTCTCTTGGCCGACTAGAGGACGCCGGTTACAAATCTCCAAAGAGCGAACGCGAGGGCGGTGGCGTGTCTTTCGTCCCGGCGCGGCGCGGCCACACCGCTCACTCCACGGGCGGCGCGGCGCGGCAAGCAAGCGCCGGGAGCCGCGAGTCCGCCTCGCAGTCTCCCGCGCCCGTCGCCGAGTCTGCGCCGCGTCGGGTGCGCGGTGTGCGCCCGCAAGCGTGGAGGGTCACTAGCGGCTACTCGTCACACAGTCGCGTAGGCGAGGTCGTCGCGAAAAAGCAGCGCAACGATCTCGGCTACGCTGCTGTGGCTGAGATTAACTGCCGCCGCTACTGTGAAGGCGGTGAAAACTGGTACCGGCTCACGCAGATCGCGCTCGATGGTGACGTGTCGCCTCTCGTGGAGCGCGGCTACCTTTCGCAGGCTGACGCTGACAACTGTGAGCCGTTGGAGGCTGCTGCGCGTGCGTTCGCTAACGCGCATTTCACGCCAGACATGCGCGGCGGGCGCGCGGTTGAAGAGCTTGGTGAGGACGCGCCGACGTGGGAGAAGCTACGTCTCGCTTACCTTATCGCGTGCGCCCCGGTTGGCGGCTGGCGTTTGGCCGCGCCGGAGGAGGCGCGTGCGTGCATCCACTACAGCGCGTACCGTTCTTCGTCGTTTAGGACGATTGCTAACAAGAAGTTCCGCGACGAGTCAGAGGCGTACGTGTCATGGCTGTGCGAGCGGCGCTACGTGCCGTCGGGTGTTGACGGCGTTGTCGTTGACCGGCTCCTATACCAGGTGGACGCGTGCGTGGAAACCGCGTGGTCTGCGGGCGGAGGTATTTTTGGCCGCGTCGTAACGCCCGCTGGCGGGTTCGCTCTTAGTACGAGAAGCGACATTTTGGGTGTGGCGCAGGCGACGTTCTCTCTGCACCTGATTATCTCGAAAGCGTCTATCCATGGCGGGTACACCGTTGGGGGCGGCGACGATGATAGTGACACGTGGAAGGTGTTTAAGCACCCGTACGCGCCGACCAGCGTGTACGAGAAGGGTGTGGACGTGCAGGATGCGCCGATTCGCGCCGCCGGTAGCGCTGACGAGGCTGTTGCTCTGGCGGTCGCGGGTTTCCCGGAGCGCGGTCTTGGCGTGTTCGCTCCCGAGGTCATGAACGCTGACGGCGATTTCGTGATGGTCTATCATAAGCCCCTTGAACTTGACGATAAGTTCCTGTCCGTGAACCGTGTGGGCGAGTAAGCTCCTGGTGTCCACTGGTCTGCGCGGCCAGCGTGCGCCGATTGTGGTAGAATAAGAGTGTCGCCGCAGCGTGCGCGACCGTACAGGAAGGAAATAAGCCATGCCTTTGCTCCCGTCTCCCCTCACCGTTCTGGACAGCGTGTACGACGGCGCGGTGAAGAGCGTTAAGTACACGAATGGCGAGCCTATGACTCGTGCGCGGGAGATGCGTCTCCTCCAAGAGTTGCGCGAGTCTATTGACATCGCGCGCTTTGCGTCGGTCTTTGACGGTAAGTTTAACCCCTCTTTGTGGGTGTGGTACGACGTTACCGTGATCCCCACGCGCCGCGAAGAAAATAATGGACGCGTCGTGTACACGCTCCAGCACCCGGACAAGCAGACGGTCAAGACGGTTGACCCCGACAAGGACCGGAAAACCTATTACAAGAACGAGGTAAAGTCTCTCATCGTCACCGGCGACGAGGTGATTCTCCCTATTAGCCGCGTGGGCGACAAGGTTATGCGCTGGGACTCCCACGAGGAATCTAACGAGTGGGAGGACGAGCATGGCTTTAGGCACACGTCAGGTGCCGTGACCGTGTACGACCCTGTGTGGCGGTACATGGGCGTTGTCGTGACCCTGGACCGCAACGACGCCGTGAACGCGGCGCTGACTGATCTGGACCAGCGCATCAAGGAAGCAGACGAGGGGAATATCGAGCGTGCGAAGCATGTGGAGCGGTAGCATCTCTCTACGGTGCGCGCTAGAGGCCCGTCCCGGGCTTCTGAACGCGTTTTAGCCCGCGCGCGTGCGCTGGATCATTTCCGTCGCGAAAGCCCCTTAAAACAGCGTACAGTGGCTACTGGCGGCGACGTGGGTGTGGGCTACTTTGAACAGTGACTGTGGAGAGCAAGCGGACAAACAGAAGGGCAACTAACAGTGAGCGATTTTGATGATGTGCGCGCCGCGTGGCCGTACAGGTCACGCTGGTGGATGGGAGACGCCATGGTGACGATCCGCAGTGGACGGCTGGGCGTTGTTGTCTCGTCCCGCGAATGGTTGACGGTGCGCGCCGTCGGGAAAGCGCACGTCGAGTGCGAGAGGGCGCTCGGCTTGTTCGAGGCCGGTACTCCCGAAGCCGCTGATTACGGGCGCATGGTGGAGGTCGTAGAGTCGCTGGCGGGCGTGTATCGGTGTGCCGCCAGGCGGCCTTTAGGCGCAGGCGGCGGCGATGGGGTGGCGGTTGAGCTGCTGTGGGTGGCGCGCCTGCAAGCGTTCTCGTGCATGTGGCTTGCTGAAATGGCAGTGAGGTTCCCAGGCGATGACGGTGGTTCTCGCGTGGCGGGTGCGCTGTTGAAGCGGGCGGTCAGGCGAGGCGAGCGTGAGGGGAGGTCCGCGTGGATTGTGTTGTGCGGTGAGGCTGAGCGGTGGGCGCTCACTTTCCGTGTCGCGGCGGCCACGTGCGAGCAGTGGGCGACGCCTCCCATGTCATGTATTATGGACGCGTGCTCGAAAACGCGCGTCGTTGATGCCGGTGGCGCGCTCGTGTGGGAGCTGACTGACAGAAAAGAGCTGTGCGACGCGTAGAGCACACATACGGCGTCGGCGTCACCGCTGCCAGCATCGTTTGCTTGTAGGCTAAGAAAAAGTGAGAGTGCGAGTCCGGTTGTTTTCCCAGTACCGTTACCAGGGGTACGCCGTGTCGTTTGGTGGCGCTCTTGGCGACGCGTTCGCTGAGAGTGTGCGTCGCACGGCGGGGTTGCCGCGTTTTCGCGGGTGGCGAGTAGAGTGCGCGTCCGTGAGTGTGGAGCCGGTGGATGGTTCCGATCTTGTAGACGTGTATGTGTCCGCTGAGGTTGGAGGGGAGTCGGCGGCTACGGGTGAGCGCGCGTTTGAGGCGCTTGTTCGCGAGTCGGCGGCGCCCGTTGGTGTGCGCGTGTACGGGTTTGATGCGCCGGAGGATTGCGCGCTCGGTGTGCATGATCTGGCGGTGGCGTCATCCGCGTGTTACGGGTAGGGGCGGGAATTTGTTGCCTGCTCTTGCTGTTTGATATTTTATGTAGTCTTTCTAGCCGTTTTATGGCGGTTGGTTTCTTTTCGTATTTTTCATGTGAGGGGTTGATTGATTTTGTCTATTCAGACTGGCCGCATGTACGCGACTATTCCCGTGTCCGCTGTGCGAGGTGGTTTCACGTCGGGTGGTTTGGTGTCGAGCGTGTTCCCATGGGCGCAAGGATGCCCGGCGACCGTATATGAGGGCGAGGGTGTGGTGGGTATTGACGTGACGGACCTTGTGTGCCGCCGCGATTACGCGAACATGGATTGGTTGCGCGCCGACATGCTTCCTGCCGTTCGTGACCTGATGAATCGCGTGTTTGACGAGACCCCGGAACTGTTTTCGCTCGTCTCGTTCGAGGGCGTGTTCTTTGAGGTGGGGGAGCGCCCAGGAGCGTGGCGTGTGAGTATTCCCGCGTCATCGAACGGTGACCGTGAGGCCATTGTGGTGCGCGCGTGGAATGGTGGAGTCATCGCCGTGTCTGGTGGTGTGGTTGCTCCCTCTGTTGAGTGAGTGGCGTGTGACGTATCTGGTCGTGTCGCCTTGTTGCGTGCGTGATTGCCGTTGTACTATTGTGTAACCGTCTTGACCTGCCAGGTGTAGGCAGAGCATCTGTGGCCGTGCCTTTCTTCAACGTGAGAAGGGCGCGGCCGCTGTCTTTTCTGTGGCGTATCTCGCCGCGTTGTCGGCGTCCGCGTGGTTGCGCGCGTGAGTGTCGGCGTGCTATTGTTGAGCAGGCGGTATCTGAGTGTATCAATAGTTAGCGTCTGAAAGTGGGTGAGTTGTCGTGGCGGTTCGTAAGGTGGCGCAGCGTATACCGTTTACGCCGTCTAAGATGCAGGCCGCGTTGTTGGAGCAGTGTTTTGGCGCTAGGCGTTTCGCATACAACCAGCAGGTTGAGGCTTTCAATTCGTATGACAAGGATGCTAATCCTCACACCGCTTATCCGAACGTAACCGATATGAAAATCGAGAATGAATGGCTGAGGGATAGTCCTATTCCGTCGAACGCGTTGAGTAACGCCATCCAGGACTTCCGCCGGGCGCAGTCCGCGTACTTACGTCAAGCTCAGTACGGGAAGAATCGCCCCCGTTTCGCGTCCAAGAGCGATAATGTTCAGTCGTTTCGCAACGCCGCACCGATGCGCCGTATGGAGGGTAACAGGTATCCGTTGTCTAGGAAGCTGGGGTCGGTGCGCATACGCCGGAGAGACCGTATCCGCTATCCGTTGGAATCGTTGTCTAGTTGGACGGTGAAGCGCGAAAATGGGGTGTACTATCTGGTGCTCCTTTTCAACGTGGATGTTCTGCCTAAGCCGCCGGTGAGTGGCGAGGTTGGTATCGACGTGGGTGTTAAGGACTTTCTCACTCTGTCTACGGGTGAGAAGATCAATTACCCTGACCGGCTACACCAATTGGAGGAGAAGGTTAGGCGGGAGCAGCGTAAGCTGTCCCGTAGGGTGAAGGGTTCGAGCAACTACCGTAAGCAGAAGGCAGTCGTAGCCAAGGCATACGCAAAGCTGCGCCACTTCCGTGAGAACTTCCAACACCAACTGTCTCATAGGCTGATAGAAGATAACCAATTCGTCGGCATGGAGACCCTGGCGGTGCAGAATATGACGCGGAAGGCGAAGAAGAAGCTGGACGAGAACGGTAAGTACACTCGAAACGGCCAGTCGGCCAAGCGTGTGATGAACCGTAGTATCCTCCGCAATGGATGGAGCGGTTTCGTGGAAAAACTCGCCTACAAGGCGCAGTGGTACGGGCGCACGCTTGTTCAGGTGGATAGGTTCTATCCGAGTTCACGTCTTTGCAACGACTGTGGACATAAGTACGCTGGTCTGCGACTGTCGGAGCGTGAGTGGGTGTGTGAGAGTTGTGGTGTGTTGCATGATCGGGACGTGAACGCTGCACTGAATATTTTGGGCGAGGCGCTGCGTCTCAGCCCAAACGGGTAAGAGTGTCAAGTTGAACCGACCGACAATCGGGGGTAGCCTGCTTAATATGGGAAGCCGCTGGGCCGTGGTTTTGTGCCGGGGTTTAAGCAAGCCTAGTTCGCAGGAATCTCGTAGCGGAAGCTATGGGAGTGTCAGGAGAGATACAGTGGTTTACAGGGTTTTGGATGTCGTTCGTGAGTTTTTCTTGGGTGAGGGCGTGCCGGATTGGGCTGCTCGCGGCGTGACAGATCGTGGTGAGCGTGCGAATGTCGCTTATTTGGAGGCGGCGGCTGTGGCGATGCACGCGCGCCGCTGACGGCTTGTATGCCGCCCGTTGGTAGCGTGTGGGTGCGTCCACTTGTCGGGGCGCGCCCCTTTTGCGTGCCCGCGCTATCATTGCATGGCTGCTATGTTGGCCGGTAATGCGCGGCCTGCGACGCGTGAACTGTGAAGCCCGCCCCGCCTGTTGGTAGCGTGTTTTGCTACGTGGCTTTCTCGCCGCGTTTTGTTGCGCCCACCGTGTCTGCGCTTGCTTCGCGCGCGCTGGTCGTTCTCCCACGTTTCTAACACGTGTTAGTTGACTGGTTTTGCCCTGCGGTTACCGTGCCGCGTGTTCGCCGCTAAACTCTTGCGAATACAAGCGAGCGCGCCACCGCGTTTTCGCGTGTGACGCGCTTTTGCTTGCTCTCGGTCGATACTGGCCGGTTGCGCTAGTTGTTGCCTGCGGGGACGTCCAGGAGCGCCCAGGCGAGGTTGTCGTTAAGTTCCTGCTCGGTGTCGCAGTTGGATGCTGAGTCGAGGATGCGCCAGAGGTATTCGTCCCAGGGGTCGCGGTGTGGCGAGTATTCGTCGATGATCTGGTTGGCGACATCTTTCGGGCGCTTGAACTCTACTTTGTGGAGCCAGTGGGCGAACATGGGTAGCTTAATATCGAGGACGATGTGGTCGCCCCAGCTAGAGAACCAGCCATCAATCGTGTGCTTGTCCCCGTGGTTGGTCGTGAACTCGTATGTGGGGTGATCGAGCATCCCTGTGTACATGTGCTCCTCGCACGTGCCGTCGGTGTCCTCGTACGTGTTCGACTTAAAGTCGGTGAGGCTCAGCTTCAATATTCTCCCCCTATCCCTATCCTGTCTCTTTACCTGCGTGGTTGCGCATGCGTCCCAATGGTATCATATTTGCGGTGGCTTTGCCACAATCGCCCGCATTGTGTGGGGATACCTGCGCTGCTCGCCTACCGTTTGCCCGTGTGGTATGATGGTGATTATGGATACTATGAACGAGAGCGCCCGCGTGGCGCATGTGAATGTTCCGGCCGCTACCCGTGTTGACGTGGCGCGTGCCGCGTACGGTGATGTTGCTGCCCACGATGGTGGCGTGTTCCACCACTACGTGATGCGAAGTGCGGATGAGGGCGACGCGTATGACGGTGACCGGGTACGTGTCGATGTGAGGCGCGGTACCGGCTATCACACTGGCATGACGCGTTTCCTGTCGGCGACCGCATACTATGAGGCGGACAAGGATAAGCCGCACGGTCAGCGTTTGAGCGCTACCGCGTGTGAGCTTGGCACCCATTGCGGGGTGCGCATGGAAGTCGTGATGCCCGCGCACGTCGCGTCTCTCCTCGCGTCCTCCTATCATGTGACCCCCACGGGGAGTATGGGTATCGCGAGCGTGCTGGATAGCGGTAATGCGCTCATGACGGCGTTTGAGGATGCGATGGAGCGCACGTATGTGCCGACTCTGGTGAGTGAGGCGGCGTGGCTGAACTTGCGCAACCACGCGGTCGTGAGCGCCTTGTCGATGCTCGGTCAGTTCGATATGGTGTCGCCGCGCAATGTTCTCTCCCAGTGGCGCGAGTGCGTGGAGGCCGCTGCCCGGTCCGCTGGCTGTGAGGGTGTGCCGCTCGCTCCCGTGGTGGAGGCCGTGTTGGGCGTTCTCTCCCCGTACAGGTGGCACGCGTACACGGTCATGGTGGAGGGCAGCGCGGATAGCGTGTGGAGCGCGGCGCAGGGCGACGAGAACGGATACGGTGAACTGTGGGCGCTGCATCGTCTGATCGCTGAGGCGTGGAGCGCCCGCCCATCAGACGAGATTTGAGTAGATGCTGGTCAGGCTGGTTTAGTCGCGAGTGCGCTGGTGCGCTTATTGGCGCGCATCTTAGTCTGGTTGCTGTTGGCTGGCGCATGTTCGTGTTGCGTGCGTGTTTTGGCTTGTGGTAACGTAGACGGTAACAGAAAGCCGGAAAAGGGAAGGCACGTCTCTCGCGTGTTTGTTGCACGATGAGGGGGCGTACAGGGGTGAAGAATATTGATGGATGGTAACGTTAATGGCGCATCTGGCGGCGACCGCACAGTCGAGGCCGTCGGCGCGGGTGAGAATGGACGCACTGGACGCAAGGCCGGCGGTTCTCGTAGTGGTGGCGTGGTGTCTGCCCCGGTGTTGGGGTGGGGAGGGCGCGCCGCTTCTTTTGTGGATGAGACGGGGTACACGCCCGTCCCGGCTGGCGGCGAGGCGACGGCCATCGTGTCGTCTGACATTGGGGTTGGCGCGTATGAACGTTTCAAGGAACTGCTGGGTCGCGACGTTGTACGGTGCGTGAGCGTGGAGTCTTTCTCTACTGAGTCGATGAATGGTGCGGCGCTGTGTTCGTATGCGTTGTCGGTGGCGGGAGAGTATGCGACGGGCGGCACCGGGTGGGGTGCCCTAGTGGTTCCGGTCACGAGCATGGGTGGCGCGGAAATGGTGGCGCGTCTGCTTGATTTTGATGAGACGATCGCTGAGGGGCTTGTGGTGTTGGTGCCAGACGTGAGTCCTGGTGGCGAGGTTCAGGTCGCGGCGAAGGGTGGCGCGGTGTGGGCGCGCCGCGTGAGCGCGTTGTGTGGTCGCGTGGTGGCTGCTGGTGGCGTGGTTGTGTCGATGCCTGCCGGGTGGCAGGAGTGGCGTATTCACCTGGCGAGTTACGTTGCTGCCGGTCAGGGCGTTGTGGGCTACCATGGTGAGCGTTCGGGCGTGTATGAGGCTCTGCAGTACGCGACGCGCGGCCTCGGGGTTCCGGTGTTTGCGGTGAAGTCGTACGCGGATAGGGGGCGCGCGGGGGTTAATGTGTTGTGTCGCTGGTATGAGGGCGCGAACGTTCGGTCTTTCACGCAGAGCGTGTGCGTGTCGCGCGCTGGCGTGGATGACGTGGTGGAGGGTTTGCGTTGTGAGGATGATGGGGCGCTGTATCATGAGGCGATTGTGTTCCGGTTGCGGCGTAATGAGTGTCGTCGTGCGGCGAAAAAGTATAAGGGTTTGCCTGTGGAGGAGAGGGTTTCTGCTTGGTTTGGTGTGCCGCGTCCTGGTGAGGAGCGTGAGTGGCGTTTGAGTGGTGAGTTCTCTTCCGTGAAGTAGCCCTTTCTTTCTTTCTGTTTGGGGTGCGCGGGTTGTCCTGTTGACGGGGCAGCCCGCGCTATTCTTTTGCTTTTCGTTTCTTTCTTTCTCGTCTACGTATCTTTCTTGCTGTTTTTCTCTTGTCTCGGCCTTCTGTGCCTCTCTTGCCCTATCTCTCTTGTTGGTTTACGTTTCTTTCTTGTTTGCGTCTCTTTCTCTTGTTTTCTTTCGACCTACGTCGTGTGGCGTGTCTGTGCTCTTGTTCCCGCTTGTTTGTGCTATTTCGTTCCTGTTACTGTTGATTGTGTCGCGTTCCTTCTTTTTGTGGCGGTGGTTTGCTACTGTGGTTCGCGGGCGTTGTGTGGAAGGGTTGTGGCTGCTGTGGTTGGTAGCTTTCCTGTTGACGGCGTAGGGGCGGACGCGTCTGGCGTTGTTGATGTTGTGTTGTGGGCGGATGTGGAGGCGACGGGCGTTGACGCGGACTGCGAGCGCTTGTTGGAGGTCGCGGGCGTTGTGACTGACATGTCGGGGCGCACGCTGGGATTGGAGCCTTTTAGTCGCGTCGTGGACCAGGGGAGCGCGGCCGGGGCTGAGCGCGTGGTGGATGGTTTGCGCGGGCGTGTGGCGGTGATGCACGCGCGTAGTGGCCTATCCGAGAACGTGCGACGCGCGGGCGGGTCTGGCATGGTGGCTGGCCTGGTTGATATGGAGATGTGCGCGTGGTTGGAGGAGTGCGCGGACGCTTTCGTGGGGTTGCATGGCGGGGTGTCGTACCGGGTGTGGCTGGGCGGGAACAGTGTTCACGCTGACCGTGGGTTTGTGAAGCGTTTTCTGCCGTGCGTGTACGCGTCGTTGGACCATCGCGTGTTGGATGCGTCGAGTGTTGCTCGTTTCCTGCGTGCGGGCGGCGTGAGCGTAGAGTGGGTTGCTGACCGTCCGGCTGCGCATCGTGCGTTGCCTGACGTGTTGGGATGCGTGCGCCAGTATAAGGAGATGTTGCGCGCTGTTTCTGAGCTTGGTGTGTGATAGGCGAGTGGCGGGCACTTGGGTGTTGACTTCTTTGCCGAGATTGTGTTACGATGTTTGCGATTTCAGTAAGAGAGCGTGAGAAGGTTTGGGGGTGATTCGCCGGATGGGTTCTTATGAGGCTGTGAGGGTTCGTCTTGACCCTACGCCGAGGCAGGAGCGCCTAATGGCGAGTCACGCCGGAGCCGCGCGGTTCGCTTATAACGCCGGTCTCGCCCACGTGAAAGAGGCACTGGATAGTGGTGAGCTTGCCGACTGGTCGCACTACGCTCTACGCCGCTGGTGGAACGCAAATAAAGACGTTCTAGCCGTCAACCGGACCACGGGTGAGGTGTGGTGGAGCCAAAACAGCAAAGAAGCCTACAGTGAGGCGTTTCGTGACTTAGCTCGCGGTTTCTCGAACTGGGCGAAGTCCCGTAAAGGGCAGCGTAAGGGCAAGCGGGTCGGGTTCCCTAAGTTCAAGTCCAAGAATACCACTATGAGGTTCGCTTATTCCACGGCGTTTACCGCGCCCACGGCTAGTGACCCTTATGGGTTGAAGCTACCCCGTATTGGTCGTGTGCATTGCATGGAGAATGTGCATGAGCGCATTTCTGGCGCTCGTCTCATCCGCATAAGCGTGTCGCGTCGTGCTGGGCGCTGGTATGCGAGCTTGACGGTGGAGCGCGAGCCAAGTGTCACCACAGCGCCGAAGGTCGGCGCGGTTGGCGTTGATCTTGGTGTGAAAAGCCTTGCCACGCTATCGGACGGGTCTGTTATCCCTAATCCTCGCGCCCTAAACACGGGTCTGAGATCGTTGCGGAAGGCTCAGCAAGCGTTGAGCCGCAAGGTTAAGGGTAGCGCTCGGCGCGAGAAGGCTAAAGAGCGTGTGGCTCGATTGCACGCTCGTGTTGCGGATGTGCGTGCTGATGCGATGAACAAAGCCACAACCATGATCGCCAATACCTACAGCGTTGTGTGCGTTGAGGGCCTACATGTTGCGGGTATGGTGAAGAATCACAGTCTCGCTCGTAGCCTGTCGGATGCTGCGCTCGGTGAGTTTCGCCGTCAACTAGAGTATAAGACCGCGCGCAGTGGTGCCGTGTTGCGCGTGGTTGACCGCTGGTTTCCGTCCAGTAAAACATGCTCAAATTGTGGGACGGTGAAAGCCAAGCTATCCCTGTCTGAGCGAGTGTTTAACTGCAACGCGTGCGGTCTGTCCATTGACCGTGACCTAAACGCGGCAATCAATATTGAGGTCGCCGGGAGTGCCCCGGAGACGTTAAACGCGCGTGGGGGGACTGTAAGCCGAAACCGCCCGTCCGGGTGTGTGACGCTAGACCCTGTGAAGTGCGAACCAAGCGTGCGTCACTCTGGCGCTGTGAGTCTTGGAGCGGATAGTCAAAAGGCTGTCCTACAAACTGCCAGCAGGTAGTTTGTAACGGTGCAACTCCGTGTACGCCGATTCGAGTCCGGCCAGGGTCTCTAGGCGACGCGACTGTTTTATCCCTGTCGTCTAATTTTGGCAGGACGGTAGATTTTGGCTCTACTAATCCAGGTTCGAGTCCTGGCGGGGATGCGAAAAGCGGGTGCGCAAACGAGCAACCCGCATCGACTGTAGATACTCCACGCAGCGGGAAGGGGGCATCACCTGTGGGTGATTTCCATGAGCTTACTGGCGATTTAACACGCGAGCAACTGAACCGCAACCCGTACCAGTGCGGTGCTCGCGTCGGGAAGGCGGCTCGCGAACGTGACCCGCGTTCCTGGCCTCAAAAGTTGGCGCGTAGCATTAACGTTCACGCATGGTCGTGTGGGCGACATCCGCTTGGTAGGGCACATTTAGGGGATAGCGGTCTCACGCGAGATGGCGTGCTTGTTTACGGTCGTAACTCTCGCCCGTTTGACATTTTTGTCTATGCAGCCCTTGACCACGAGGTGAAGGGGCGCGCTGTTGCTCTCCTGCTCGGTCTTGCGCTCGTGTCAACTCCCTGTGGTGATCGTGAGGGTGAGGCGGTTCGCTCCGATTTCGTGAGCGAGTTGTTTGCTGAGGGGTTCGCTGATGGGTTTCTGCGAGGCGACGTGTGTGATTGGGCTGAGTTGAGGCTTGTGTTGCGCGTGTCGGCTGATGTTCGTTCTCGTGTGAAGGACGTGCTTTTTGGCGACGGTAATACGGCCTCGCAGTCTGGTGAGGGTAATCGCGGTAGTGTTTTATCTGATGGGTTGAATCTTCTCGTGGCTGGTAGCGCGGGTTCCGGTAAGTCGGTGGCGTTGGTCGATTCTGCGCCTACGAGGAACCAGTTTGCCCGTCCTGACATGGTGTTGTCGCTGAATGGGCGAAACGTTGAGGTCTACAACCCCGATGGCGTGCCACTATCCACGATTGTTGACGGGCGCGGCGTGTCTCTCGTGAATGAGGCGACTGGTGAGAGGGTGAGTGTCCCCAAGAGCGCGTCGCGCGTGTTTTTCGTGGACGGTGACGTATGGTATCAACGTCCCGATGACGGCGACCCTGACCTCGTGTTCGATAACGGGTGGACGGCGCGCATGTTGTCATCTACTGTCTGCTATGACTGTGGCGCTCCTGTGGATGTTGACGGCGATAGATGCGACGCGTGCGAGGATAAAGATTATCAAGAATGGGCGTCTTTTTGCTGCGACTGGTAGAACGTTTGTTTTGGGAAGAAAGTGAGTGGTGCGTGATGGTGATGTCTCCCGTTATGTTGGGCATGGTTCCCGCGTGGGCGCTGTTTGGTGCCTTGTGGGCGGCTGTGGGCGTGTTCGTGATGTCCGCGTTCACGTGTTACGCGTGGCGTAGGATGATGGCGGTTCCGGGTGTGGCGGAGGGGCGCGCTGATTCTGTGCGCGCGTCTGTCGCGTGTGGTGGTGTGTGCGCTCTTGTGTCGGCTGTCTTGGTTGTGGGGGTGGGCGTGTTCATGTAGCCGTTTTGCTGCCGTATAACCCGGTGTTGCCTGTTGCCAGCGCCGCCTCTGTTCCCTTTGTGTGGGTTGGGTCGGCGCGGCTTTGTTGCTGCTTGCGTGGCGCTGCTATTGGCGTGGCGGTTGGGTTTCTTGCGCGTTCGGTTCGTGCCCTCTTGTGGGCTGCGTGTGGCGCTTGTGGTCGTGTTCGTTGAGGGGCGGTGTTTGGTTGTGGCTGGTTTTCATGTTGGCGTTCGTGGTAAGGCTGCTGGTCGCGTGGTTCGGTGTAGCGCGAAAGCTGGTACGTGTAAGCTCATGGGTGCGGATGGTGCGCCGACCCCGCATTTTGGTTCGTTGGCGGAGGGCGAGGCGTTCCTTGCTGAGCGTGATGCTGCGTCGCGTGGCGGGTTCACTGTCCGCGCCGTCGGCGGGTCCGAGCACACGCGCGAGTATCCTACCGCCCGCGAGTTGTCTGCCCGTCAGATGCGCGCCCTCACAGCCCCTATGAGGGACGCGTTGGAGGCGTATTCGTCGAGCGCCGCACTGGATGTGAACAAGTACCTGAAACAACCTGACGGCGGCGTCCTGTTCGATGAAAACGATGGCGCGTTTGGGGACATGATGGCCGACCTGGCTGGCGACCCTGATTTTGGCGGCTTCGATGATGACGATGTGTTCGGCGGCCCGGACTTTGGGGGTTTCGATGACGGCGATCTTTTCGGCGACTACGATAGCGGTGAGCCGGCGAGTTTGCGTGAAGAAATTGACGCGGGCGGGTTGACCGTACAGAAAGCGGACAGGTTGATTGCTCTCATTGATGAGGCGTTCGAGAAGGTCCCTGCGCGCGGTGACGGTGATCGTCCGTTGTATCGTGGCGTGCAGGCGCGCGTGAACTACAGTGGCGTTCATTCGACGGGGGGGAAGGTTGCTGCCGCCAGTGTGGGTGACGTGGTGGAGTTCCCGGAGTTTTTGTCTACGTCCACTTCCCTTGCTGTTGCTGACGATTTCAGTGATAGTGATGGTGGCGAGTTGACGGTGATGGAGATTCGCACGCCACGAGGGTTGCATATGAGTGGCTTGTCTACGCATCCGGGGGAGAACGAGTGCTTGTTGCCCCGTAATATGCGCCTTCGTATGGTGGGCGAGCGGCGTGAGCGCACGGCGGACGGGAATGTGCGTGTCGTGAAAACGTTTGAGGACGCGCAGTGAAGCTGTAACTCGCGGTGTGTCGATGGGTGCTTTGTTGCTTGTTGCTCGCGTTTTCTGTTTGACAGCCTTCCGCCTCGCCGACAACAAGCGGTTTCGCGGAGTGTTGTTATTTCAACGAAAACGTATCATGCTCTCACGGACTGGTACACGCGGAGAATATGCTTGACAGTTACATGTCCCGTCAACTATCCGTTCGCGTAAAAAGGGGCGAGCAAGCTGCGCCCAGCACGTAGTCGCACCGCTGAGTACTGTCCACGCCGTGCCCTCTCGTTTGCGCCCCGCCACACGTTCATGCTACAATAAACCACATGAGGAATTTGTTTATTATACGTGGCGCCCCGGGTACGGGTAAGAGCCGCTTCCTGCGTACGCTGGGAGTTGACCGCGAAAACCTGATCGTATCGTCCGACGGTATTCGTCAGATGCTTGCGGCTACCGTCATGGCCGGTGACGGTTCGGGCGCGTGCTCGCGTGGCTTCGGCGGCCGCGACGGTAAGCTCGTATGGGACTTCCTGCACGAGTGCGTGCGTCAGCGCGCCCGCCAGGGCAGCGACATCTTCTTGGACACGTGCGGTATCACGTGGGACAAGGTTGCCCGCGAGGCCGCGTACTGCGTCAAGCTCGGCTATGAGTTGACGGTTATCGACATGCAGGGGGATGCTCCCCTGGATGCGGTGCTGGACATGCAGGAGCTTCGTCGCTTCCATCCCTCGTATGTGGACCGTGCGACGGTTGCTGCCATGTGGGAGGCGGTGCGTGAGGGTACCGGCAAGATTAAGGAAATCGTGGAGCGTAAGGGCGGCACGTACCTGACCGCGCAGTGGCGTTACAACAACGCGGGCGCCGCCCCGATTGTGACGAATGCTAGTGAGATGGCGCGCATCGTGCGCGACAAGCGCGCGAACAACGGTATTGTGCGCTTGACCGCCACCGACGAGAACCCGGTCGTGTTCGTTGGCGACGTTCACAGTGACGCGGACAGGCTGAACAGCGTGTTTCAGCAGATTCTTAACCGCTACGGGGAGGGTAACGCGACGGTTGTCCTGTTGGGTGACTTGTTTGATCGCGGCCCCGACCCGGTGGGAACAAAAGACCTCCTCCGCTCGTTTGACAAGCATGAGTTCTTCCGAGACCTCATTCTTGTCGAGGGCAACCACGATTTCAATCTGCGTCGCCTGTACGCGGACGAGAAGGAGCTTGCTAACTCGTTCCCGCAGACCAGGGAGACCATCGAGGCTTTCAAGGCCGTTGGGTGGGATGAGAAGATGCTGCGCCACCGCACCGTTGACCGCATGGTGCTGGGCGTGGTGGTGGAGCGTGAGGGGCGCGCCCCCGTGTTCGCGTGCCACGGCGGCGTGAACCGCACTATCGGCGACATGTTTGTTGAGGGCGGTATCGTCCAGAACGTTCACGCACACCAGCTCATCTACGGCACCGGGGACCGTGACACGACGTATTACGGTCGCAGCATGTATTTCGATGCTGACCCGATGCTCAGCGATAACGGCGCGTGCGTGATCGTTCACGGTCACCGTAACCGTGACACGGACCTGGGAGGCGAGGAGCGCCCCATCCTGTCCATGCCGGGTATCGTGAACCTGGAACAGGGTGCGGGCACTGGCGGCCCGGTTGTGGCGTGGAGCACCGATAAGACGGTGTTTTCGTCTGATGAGTGACCATACTCTGTGCCGCATTGGCGTAAGCTGAGGCGCGCGAGCGAGCGCTTGGGGCGGGTTGGCTACTGTGGTGGCTGCCCGTCCCAAGCGTTGCGTGTGCGGTTGTGTGGTGTCACTATTTTCTTATCTGCCCCACGCGGCGCGGGTGCGCGTCCGTGGGTGGTTGTTTGGTTTCCTTGTGTTTGTTTGAGCGTTGCTTGTGGAGTGGTGTTTTCTGTGGCGAAGTACATGAGTGTGATGTTGGGTGACACGTCGGATGGTCCGGGTGTGCGCGCAGCCATCTATTATAGTGGGTGTGAGCTGCGGTGTGAGGGGTGTTGGTCGCCGCAAACGTGGAACCCGAGGATAGGCCACGATATGACGGTCACCAAGCGGCGTGAGATTGTCGCGTATTTGGAGCGCCCCGAGGTCGCTGGTTTGAGCCTGTTGGGCGGTGACCCGTTTCACCCGTTGAACGCGGCGGACGCGACCGCGTTGTGCGCTCTCGTGCGAAACCGTTTCGGGTGGGATGGTGAGCGCACTATTTGGGCGTGGACCGGGTACACGTTCGACGAGCTGTTAGAGCGTGAGCGCGCGCGCATGTTGCTACCCATGTTGGACGTGTTGGTGGATGGCCCGTTCGTTCTGGGTGAGCGTGACCTTAATCTGCCGTTTATGGGGTCGCGTAATCAGCGTGTTGTGGATGTGCAGGCGACGTTCGCGGGCAGGCGTGACGGCTCACTGAGCGTGGGTGAGGTTGTTGTGTTGGATGAGTGGATGCGTGCGCCTGAGCCGCCCACTGTGGACGCGTAGCCGGGGGTTGTGGCGCTCACATTGTGCTGTTTGCGTGCGTAAGGTGAGCGCGCCCCTGCGACGGGTATGAGAAAACGCCCCACGGCTTTCGCTCTCGTGTGAGCTTGCCGTGGGGCGTTTCTTGCTGCCGCGCTCCTGTTGTGGCGCTTACTCTGTCCCGCGTTTAGCGGGTGGTGATGGTCAGTCCAAGCGAGTTGGCTTCGCTCTGGGTGAGCGTACCCGCCTCGAAGCGCTGCGCTGCGCGTGCGAGTGTCTTGTCGTCTGCGGTGACTCCGAGACCTCGCGCGGCGCGCTCGAAGTGTGTTGCCTGCTTGTAGTCGCCGATAAAGGCAACGTCATTCTGCTTGTTCTTGATGATTGTCATTGTTTCTTTTCTCCTCTTCCTCTTCCTCTTCGCGGGCCGCGCCTATGCGCTCCCACGGTTCACGTTCTGCAACCTTACCAGTGTAGCACGCGTTGTTGGTGAACGCAATGCCGCTGTGTCCGCTTGTGGCGGGTATCTCTCACGCTTGCCTGCGCCTCACTCGCGCCGTATGGCTTACTGGTCCTTCCAGGTGATGCCGATACTGTCTGCGAGCGACCGTGCGACACGCTCGGCTACTAGCCCATAGGATGCGTCTCCGGGCTTCACGGGTACGCCCAACGTAGCGACGCCGCCCGCCTGGTCAACAACAATCATGACTTGCCACATGCCCGTCACGGGGTCGTTCTTGCCGCCCCGCCACACGGGTACGCCACCCATTGTCCACGCGCCCGAGCGCTCGTCCCATGCGGGTGTTGCGGTGATGCGCCATATACCGGGCGGCAGCGCGCTAACTGGCTCGTGCGGGGGCGTGTCGCCGCGCCATGCGAGGCCGTCACGCAACTGAATACGGGCCGCTACCTTACCGCGCACTCTCTGGAACAAGCGGGGCGCGCAAACGGCTAACAGTACGGCAATAGCTATAACTGTCATTGCTACGACAATTGGCATGGAAACACCCCCATTCTTCCTTTGCTTTGCTACGTGTGTGCGCTACCTGGTCTTTTAGTTGTCCACGTCCAACTGCGTGATCTGATCGAGGAGGCCGGGGCGCATCTGGTCGGCCTGGTAGATGAGCCACATGGCGACCACGCGGTCGAGCATCACCGAGTCACCAATGGTGCAAATAGTGTACCGCTGTGGGTTGCTGAAACGCCTAATAATATCCATCGGCGATTCACCTTCACGCACGCTCAGGAGGTCTTGTTCCCTTGCGTCGGGCGTTACGCTGATGCTGATTCCCGCGTAGTCGCCCTCGCAAATAGTGCCGTCCTCTTGCAACGTGTCTACGTTGATGCACTGGCCGTATGGTGAGTAGGAGACGCGGTACCCGTATTCTTCCACGAGGTTGAGGAACGCTTCTGCGCTACCGGCAACATCTTCCACATACTCCCATTGGCGGCTTGTTGCGTGGGACTGCTCAAACGCGCCGATAAGGTGGGACGGGTCGCGCCTCATGCGCTCACCCACGGTCTTGCACTCGGCGACGAAATCATGTAGGTCGTCGCGCGTGATGGGTGTTGTTTCTCGTGTTCTTGCCATGCTTCTCACGTTTCTTTCTGCTTGTTTTTGTTTGCCGTGTGGTCCTCTATGTTGCGCCCCGCCCCGCGCCCGCTCGTTAAATGTGCGGACGCGGGGCGGTAGCGCGCGTTGTTAGTTGTTGTAGCCGCCAGCGAAGTACCCGGACTCGTCCAGGAGCATACGGTTGACGCGCAGCCACTCCGGGTAATCCAGCGTGATCGCGTCCCCGGTCACGTCCTCCACGAGCATCCCCATGCGCTCCGCGTAGTCGTGGGAGAGAACGCCAGCGTCCATGAGGAGTTTCCTCATGCGCGTGATCTCGGCGCTTTCGCGCTTGCCCGGCTCGTAGTTGTCGCGCAAAATGGCGTTCTGCACCATCGGTCGCAGCCACTTAGCGCGCGTGTACCACTCGGTCTTGATCTTCGCCATACGCCCGCCGCCGTAGGAGATGACGTAGCCCTCGCTGCGGTCGCGCGACGCCTTCTGCGCCATTCGGGCGATAACGTTTTCGAGTTCGTCTGCGTTTCGCCACTCCCACCCGTATGAGAGGGTCTTGCCTTCGGCGACCGGCAGAAGCGTGGAGACGGTGCGGATGGCTGTGGACGCCGCTTCGTATTCCACCGGATCGTATCCTGCCGTGTTTCGGATGAGGTCGAGGAAGATAACCTTGTCGCGCCTGTAGTACACCATGTGGGGGTCCCTCTTGCTGATGCACTCGAACGTGGCGGACGCGTTCATGCCTGCGAGGAGTCGGCGCAGTCGCTCGCAGCCAGCGTCTCCGATCTGCTCACGCAGGATGCGCTCGGCCTCGCGCGAGTACGCGGTGATGCCGCTCTTGGATAGGACAACGAGGCCGCCGTTAATGACCGATGCGATGGCGAGGAAGCCGTTGTGTTTGCGTCGGATGGTGACGCGCCCCGCACGCTCATCGTTTTTTGCCGCCCGCTGCGCCTCTTCCGCGAGGTCGCGGATGGTGGCGGGAGCACCGCTCTGGCCGATGTTGAAGAACTTATCGTACCCTCGTGCCACGACAGCGCCCGTGTTCTTGTCGAGGAACAGGCCGCGAGCGCGCACAGTCTGCGCATCCCACGCGCCCTTGTAGAACGCCTTGCGCGTGAAATTGCACGCGACGACGCCGTGCACGCCGCTTTCCTTGACGCGAACGAGGCTATTGTTCATCATATCGTTCAGAAGGTCGGCTTCGGTGTTAGCGTTCATGGTGTTCTCCTCTTGCCTTTGGTGCGCTACTACGCTTGTTGTTTTCTTCTGTCTGTACATTATTGTAGCATACGTGCGGTCTTGCGCACAACAGAAGCTGGCCCCGCACGGTGGGCGCGCCGTTTGTGCGCCTGTTGTTTCCGTGCGGGGCGATTGGCACGCCGGGCGAGAGTCGAACTCGCATCCAACAGATTTGGAGTCTGTGACTCTGCCAATTAAGCTACCGGCGTAGTGTGAGCGCCCCTCTGCGAACACTCGCTGAGTAGTGGCTAGGGGCGCTCACGAATATGTTTCAAGTACATCCCCACAAGAGGTGTTGCCGCCGCCTAAGCCGTGGCGACATGGACCACAATAGCGCATCATGTCGCGCCCGTCAAGAGGGAAGCGAAAATCATGTCGGTGGCGCGGCTCTTTGTGTTGCGTGACGACGGTGGCGTGCGTGCTTTCGTTCGCTCGCCGCTGCTGTAACGAGAAAAGCGTTGGTGTGAAACAGGGAGAGGTGACTGCGTATGACGAACCCGACGGGTCCGCTGTTGGCGGCGTGGGTGAACGGTGAGAAGATCGCGTGGTGTGACGGCGTGTTCCAAGGTGACAAGGATGTGTGCGCGTATGTGCGGCGCATGGTGAAACGGGGCGCTATCGTGGACGCTCCGTGCGGCCTCGTGGAATGTGGCGACACGATGCTGGGCGCGCTTGCTGCCGTCTGGTCGTACAGTCCCGGCAGGCTACAGGTTGTCGCCTGTCCCGAGCGCGTGTACATGTTCTTCCACACGCCGCCCGCGGCGGAAAGCAGCGAGGGGGAAGAGGGCGTAACCGTGGGTACGGTCGAGGGGTTGGGCATTCCGGACGAGTGGGAACCCGTCGGCGGCGTGTTTACGGGCGGCGTTTTCGCGGACGGCGCAATCGTAGACGACAGTGATACGTTGACAGAGGAAGGGGAGTGACGACGGCATGTGTAGAAGCAAGGCAGACGGCGGGCGGTTGTGCCCGTGTCAGTCGAGTGCGCGTAGGAGCGCGAAATACAAGGCTCGGAAAGCGGCCGTGGCGTTGGGAGATGCGCCCACTATTGGTGCGCGCAACGTGAGCGATGCGCCCGCAGGGGTGTTCCCCGAGGGGATGCCTGTCCGCGAGTCGTTCGAGAAGCTGCGCGCAGGGTGGGACGCTGACGCAGCCAAGAGCGTTATCGACACGGTGAACTCTCTGACTGACGAGGAACTAGAGGGCGCGGCTGGTGACGCGCTCGTAGCCGCATACCCGGACATGATGAGTGCCATGCTGTCGGGTGAGAGTCTGCGGGGTTTGGATGGTGTGACGCGACGTGACGCGGTGCGCGCCGCCGTAGCTGTCGAGGTAGGGTGCGCTTTGGCCGCTGAGGCGGACAAGGATGCTGACCTTGCGCGTGCGCGCGAACAGCTTGCCGACGCCAAAATGCGAGAAGAGGCTACCGGCGCGGAACTCAAGCGACTGTCCGACAAGATCGCTGACCTGAGTGAGCAAAGCGACCTGGCGCGCGACAACAGGGAGTGGGGGAAGCGCAGCGAGCTGTTCTCTCAGATGGAGGAGCTGAAAGCTGAGCGTGAGCGCTTGCGCGGCCGGTGGTGGGAAGCGGCGCGTGAGGAGGCCGCGGCTATGACCGACGTGTCGAAAGCCCGCCAGGAATCGTACACGCGCCTGCTCGCCCAGGTGCGGCCCGTGGGCGGCGGTTTTGACGCGAAAACGGCGTTTGCGCCGAGGAGTAGTGTCGCCGGTAAGAAGATCGTACAGGCTGTGTCTCGCCTGTACCCGACAGACTGGAACCGTGCGTTTAGTGACCCTGCGAATAATCGGGTGAAAGTCGCGCTGGTGAAGGATGCGATGGGCGTGACGCTTGGCGAGTACGGGTTTTATCAGCATCGGGACATGTTGTATAGTGACGGGTCGGTCGGTGCGCGCCTACAAGTCGTCGCGGGGGTAGGCGAGGAAGATACGGAGCTTAGAGTGTGTCATGAGATGATGCACCGGATGGAGCGCACGGTTCCCGGCCTGGTGGGCGCGGAGCAGGCGTTTTTGCGGTACCGCGCACGGGGTGCTGACTGTGCCCCGCTGTCTGCCGTTTACGTGGGGGAGGGAGCGCCGGAAGGGTATGCTGATTCTTTCCCGAGGGCTTATAGTGGCCGCATTTACGACACGCCACACCCTTACGCGTTCGAGGTGATGAGCGTGGGCGTGGAGCACGTGTTCTACGGGAACACTGGCGACTTGTCCGGCGAGGATGACCGTGAGGGCGCGCCGTCGTCGGCTGACCGCGAGTATCGTGGTTTCGTGTTGGGCGCGCTCGCGTCACTGTGAGAGGAAACGGGACAATATGGGGCGGGTGGCGACTCGTGTGCCGCCCGCCCCTCTCTTTGTTGATTGAGTTGTCTGGTTTTGTGAGGTTTTGCGCGCCAGGCAAGGGCGGTGTTAGTGTTCGTCATGTCAAGAGACGTTAACAGCGATGACCGGCGCACGAAAGCGCGCTTGTCTCGCAAGAGAAGCAAGAGAGGGTGTGGCTGATTGTGGCTACCGTGAAGAATGAGAAGAAAGAAGCGCTGCCCGGCGACGCTCAGACCAGCGGCGAAAACGTTGATTCCGCTGAGGCGAAGGGCAGGCTGGCGGCTACTATGATCGCTGAGCGTTTGCCCGCCGACTTGGAGCCTACCGTCGTAGAAGGTGCTGGGGTGTTCGAGGTTCGGTCGAAGGCGGGGCGCACGCTCGCATTGGTGGAGTGTCACCCGATGATGCTGCACGCGGACCTTGGCGGCGAGTACGCGCACGCTATGGCGGTGCGTCAGGTGGCGTATGATTTGGGTGTGTCGTTCGCGTGCATGGACCGACTGTGACCGTGGAGAACACTGGCGTGGCGGTGGCTCGTGTGCCGCCGTCGTGGGACGAAACGTTCATGCGGTTGGCTCGCGTGTACGCCGAGCGGAGTAAAGACCCTGGCACGCAGGTCGGTGCGGTGATCGCAGGAGCCGACCATCGTCAGTTGTCGGCTGGCTACAATGGGGAGCCGAGGGGGTTCACGGGCTACGATATGCCGTGGGCGCGCGAGAGCGAGCGCGGCGAGTTGGACACGAAGTACCCGTATGTGGTTCACGCTGAGGAGAACGCGGTGCTGAACTACAGGGGCGTAATGCGTGACATGGAGGGTGCGACCGTGTACGTGACGCACTACCCGTGTAACAAGTGTGCGCGTATCCTCGCGCAGGTTGGTATCAAGCGTGTCGTGTACGAGCATGTGTGGGACGACGGGCTGCGCCCGGCCGCTGATGATATTTTTGCTCACGCTGGAATTAGTGTAGAACAGTATCAAGGCGTTTAAGTGGCGTTGCCCGGCTGAGAAAAGACGACGAGAGAAGGGGGTGGCTGTGGAGTCGATTTAGTTTCTTCGATGATATTGTGTTAAGGTAAGTGACATGTTGGTAAGCGAGCGGGGAAGGTTTGGGGGTGATGTCGTCGGATGGGTTCTTATGAGGCTGTGAAGGTTAGGCTTGACCCTACGCCCAAGCAGGAGCGGCTGATGGTGAGTCATGCTGGTGCCGCTCGTTTCGCGTATAATGCTGGTCTCGCTCACGTGAAGGAAGGGCTGGACAGCGGCGAGGCTGCCGACTGGTCGCATTACGCTTTGCTCCGTTGGTGGAACGCGAATAAGGATGAGCTTGCTGTTAACCATGATACGGGTGTCGTGTGGTGGGGTCAGAACAGTAAAGAAGCCTACAGTATGGCCCTACACGGATTGGCGCAGGGTTTCTCAAACTGGTATAAGTCCCGTAAAGGGCAGCGTAGGGGCCATCGTGTTGGTTTCCCTCGGTTCAAGTCGAAGAACAGTGTTATGCGGTTCGCATATTCCACAAACTTCACCGCACCCAAGGCTGGTGATCCTTATGGGTTGAAGTTGCCGCGTATTGGCCGGGTGCATTGTATGGAGAATGTGCATGAGCGCGTGGCTGGGGCGCGTCTTGTTCGAGTGAGTGTGTCGCGTCGTGCTGGGCGCTGGTATGCGAGCTTGACCGTGGAGCGTGAGCCAATCGCCAACCAAGCGCCGAAGGGTGGCGCGGTTGGTGTTGATCTTGGTGTGAAAAACCTCGCCACCTTGTCGGATGGGACGGTTATTCCTAACCCTCGCGCCCTAAACACAAAACTAAGGGCGTTGCGGAAGGCCCAGCAGGCTTTGAGCCGTAAGGTCGCGGGCAGCGCACGTCGTGAGAAAGCTAAAGGGCGTGTCGCCCGTTTGCACGCCCGTGTGGCGGACGTGCGCGCTGATGCTATTCATAAGGCCACGACCATGATTGCCAGGAATTATAGCGTCGTGTGCGTTGAGGACTTGAACGTCGCGGGTATGTTGAAGAATCGTCACCTTGCTCGCAGCGTGTCGGATGCTGCTTTGGGGGAGTTTCGTCGCCAGCTAGAGTACAAGACGGCTCGTTCGGGTGCCGTGTTGCGTGTGGTTGATAGGTGGTATCCGTCCAGTAAAACATGCTCAAACTGTGGGGTAGTGAAAGCCAAACTGTCCCTGAGTGAGCGAACGTTTAACTGTGACGCGTGCGGCCTGTCAATGGACCGTGATCTGAACGCGGCCATCAATATTCAGGTCGCCGGGAGTGCCCCGGAGACGTTAAACGCGCGTGGAGAGGACGTAAGACGAAACCAACATACTGTTGGGAACGCTGACCTCGGTGAAGCGCGAACCAAGCGGTCACCTGCTGGTGGCGTAAGGCTTGGAGTTGGCCTTGGTAACGAGGCCATACAGCCTAGAGTGAACTAGGTTGTAACGGTGGGTTTGTTGCGCCTGCCGGTGAGGCGGCGAGCGTGGAGCGCATGGGCGATGACCGCGTGGCGTTGCGCGTTGACTTGATTGGCGAGGAGTTCATCGAGCTGGTGGACGCGACTTACGGCGTGGAGGCCGGTAACGTGCTGCGTGGCGCGCTGTCACGCGTTCGCAGTGAGAACGGTTATGAGGCGCGCCAGGTTGATACGGTTGAGGTCGCGGACGCGTTGGCTGACGTCATGTACCTGGTGTGGGGCTTCGCCTTGGAGGCTGGCATCCCGCTGATGGACGCGTTCAGGGAGGTCCACGCCTCGAACATGAGTAAGCTCGGAGAGGACGGTAAGCCTATTGTTTCTGACGGGACGATGCTCAGGTCCGACGGGTCGCCTGCGCCGGTCGGCAAGCTCATGAAAGGCCCCGGCTTTTTCCCGCCCGACATTAGGGGCGTGCTGGGCGTGTGAGCGTTGGTGTCCGCACGTGTGGGCGCGTGAGCGGTCGTGTGGCGTGGTTTCTTTCGCGCTATTGGGGTGGTGTTAGGGTTTTCTTCCTAGCGCCACCCTCCTTTTTGTATCTGCGGGCTGGTGGCGGGTTTCTTTGATTGAATGGGTTGGTGTGTTGTGGCTGGTTTGCATAAGACGCATTTTAACGTGCTGTATGGCAAATTGTTGAAGTGTGTGGCGAAAACGGCGTCGTCGTGTCCGGTTAACGTGGTGGCGTTGCGGCAGGGTTTGCCGAGTGTTCACTTTGTGGACCAGGATGCGGCGAAAAAGTACATGGAGAAGTATCATGATAGTACTCGCCGGTATATGACGAAGGAAGCGTACCGGAGGAATCGTCGTCACCGTCCTGACTTGAAAACGACGAACGACGTGTTGGCTGCTTACGGCTTGTCGGCTGCTGATACGGGCTTCACTGATCGTGACGTGCAGTTCGCTACCGCTCGTTGCGATGAGCCGTTGACGCTGGACGTTGAGGGTGTTGATGGCGCGCCGTTGTCTACGTTCGACCCGGAGAGGGCCGCTAAGTCGCATATTGCGGCGATGGCGTCTGCTGCGAACCGCAACAACAAGTACCAGCTGCAGAAGTTGAAGCACGCGGAAATGCTGCCCGCTTCAACGGTCGTGAATAAGCAGACGGGTGAGGTCGTTGACGCGGGCGAGGTCGTGGATGCCGCTATGTTGCGTATTCATGAGGAGAAGAACCGTGAGCACGCGCAGAACGTGTTGAATACGCTGGCCGCTTACAAGGAGTTCCCGAACGATTGGAGCGATAAGTTCACGAGCCTTGACGGCACGGTGACGGTGAGCGCTAAAGTGGTGCCCGACCAGTTCCACGAGGGCGCGTACGCGAGTATGAGTGAGGAGATGCGCGCCGCCTGTGAGGTGGAGGAGGCGACCATTGACTACGATAAGCTCGATAAGCTGATTGGGGAGCGCCCGGAGCTGCGTGATCTCGTGTACACGGGTGACACGTATGTTGTGGAGAGCGTGATCGGTCAGCCTACGGAGGTTGGGCAGAGTGACGCGCTGATTTCGAGTTCGTTCGCGGGCAATAAGGCGAAGCTCACCGAGAACGCGAGTAACGTTCTTGCTGGTATGGCGTCTTTCCGTCAGCGGTCGCAGGCTCAGTTGTTTGGTGAGGCGATTGTGGATGAGGAGACCGGCGAGGTGAAGGGTCGCCTGTTGGGGACGAAGAAGCGCGCGAAAGACCGTGAGGACGTGCTCAAAGATAAGGTGAAGAACCTTGCTGGCTCATTGGATGTTCGCGGTCACACAGGCGCACTGTTTATACCGGGTAAGGAGCGCGGTAGCGGCGTGCTCGTGTCGAATCGGCGTAACCGTAAGCGCGCGGACACGCTGCGTCGTGAGCTTCCGGGTGACGTGTTGCGTGAGGTGTTGACGGCGACGAAGCGCGTTCCGAACGAGGAGCGTGCGCGTAAGGCTGGCTGGTCGGAGGCGGATATTCAGCGCGTGTTCCATGCTCGTAAGGTGCAGGTGACGGTGCGTGATAATGCGAAGGCGATTGAGCGTAAGAACGCGGAGACGATGGAGCGTCTGGGTTTGGCGGCCTGACGTGTCTTGCACCATCTGGTCGCGCGCGGCGGCAAGCCCCAAGGAAACAAAAAAGGGGGAGGCTTGCCGCCGCTTATTTTCCGCGTGATTCCGGGGTTTCTGCGGTTTTGCGGGTGGTGCTTTTAATATGTGTCAGTGAAGGCCCCGAACAGGGGCGAGAGGTTCCCCGCAAGTGTGAAGGATGGGTTTTGTTATGGCCACTGTTAATGGGATGACTACTGTTGATGACGTGTTCGAGTATCAGCCGCCGCGTATCGTATTCGAGGAAGCGTCTGATGAGGTGACCGCCAGTATCCCTGACGAGTGTGTGGAGTTCATGGATGGTGTGCGTCGTAGCATGCGCGAGCAGGGTAACCCGAATCCCGTGTTCGGTTTCAACGAGCATGGCGCGCTGTTCCGTATGGCGGACGGCGATGACGCGGACTGGTTCCTGCTGACCGGCGAGTACCGTGATAACGGCGACGGCACTGTTGATGTGAGCAAGTACGTGGTCGCCGTGAATGGTAAGACCGTGTATGAGACCGGCTATGAGGTTGACGGCGAGAACATTAATCGGGCGTGGGGTGAGGCGATGGACGCGTTCATGGCTACGCTGGGTATCCCCAAGGTGAAGTAAGCTCGAATAGGGTCGTTTCGGCTTGCCCGGTGGCGGTGCGCTCGCTCTCGCGGTTACGTGGGGTGAGCGCACTGCTTTTTGCATCTCTGGCTATGGCCGTAATGGGGGTGCGATGCCTCTTTGCCCGGGGCGAGAACGTGTGACCTTGGTCTCTTTCGCAGCGTTTTGGGTTCCACTGTTGCGTTGTTTGCGCTTACCGTGCTATTGTCGTTCTCGAGTGGTTTTCTTATTCAAGAAGGAAAAATAACCTGAAAGTGGTTCTCACACCACCCGGTTTTCCGGTCGAGAATCGTTTTCCAGGGCACCCCGCCACGTGGACGCTTTGGAGCGAGGATGGCTGCCGCCAGATGGGACTGCGCGCCTACCTCCTGCCACGTTGGCGGGGTGTTTCTGTATTCAATTGTGGTGTTTTGACATCGTTGTCACCTGCGACTACTATGTTGTGTATGAAGCTGATTACTGCGTCCTTGAAGTATTTTCGAGGCATTACAGACAAGACGTTCACGCCCGCAATCGACGGCATTACCGCCATCGTGGGTGAGAACGGCACCGGCAAGACAAGTATCCTTGCCGGTATCTCGTGGTGCCTGTATGGTGAGAAGCCGGAGGGCGTGAAGCGCGCGGACGCGCTCATTAACGAGAAGGCTGACTACAAGGCTGGCGACCGCACGCAGGTCACGTGCGTGATTATTGCGGGCGATGGCCGTTTGCTGCGCGTTAACAGGCGCATCACGACACGCAAGGGTGCGACCGAGGTGGACCTGTGGCAGCGCCCAGCCGCCGACTACGACGGCACCAATGGTGGCACGCTGCTCGCTGACGCGGACGGGTGGGAGCACATGGCCGGTCCTGCCGTGTCGCACGCTAATCCGGTGATCGTTCGCGCGCTCGGCATGGATAGCCGCCAGTATTTCGCGGCCGTCCACGTCCAGCAGAAGCAGGTGGATGACCTGATCCGTGACCGTAAGCGCGGCGAGGTCATCGAGCAGCAGACGGGTATCACCGCGCTCACGGTGGCGCGCGATAAGGCGCGCGAGGAAGTGAACGCGCTGAAACGTTCGAGCCGCGACCTGCATGTGGATAAGCGGGCCGTGAAGGACGCGGAGAAAGCAGCGAAAGACGCGAAAGCGGACGTGGAGAAGCTGCGCTCACGCGTCGCCAAGGGTGAGGTGAAAACCGGTGACGCGCGCTGCAAGTACGAGAAGGCGCGCACAGTGTTTGAGGAGAAGAGCGCGGCCTACACTGCCGGGCAGGAGAGGCGCGCCCGCAAAGCCGCCCTCACTGAGCGCATCGAGGGCGCGAAAGCCCGCATCAGCGCGTTGGAGGCGGAGAAGCGTGAGCTGATGGGGCGCGTCGGCGCGCACACAGGGGGCGTGAGCGTGGAGGACGCGAAAAACAGTCTCGCTAGTGCCCGCGACGCTCTGGATGCTGCGCGAGACCGTGAGCGCGCCGCGTCCGCCCTCGTGGAAGAAGCCAGGTCGGCAGGGGAGCGCCTACAGGATGCGCTCACCGGCAGCGACGGTGAGACGCTAACCGAGGCGGCGCTGGCGGAAACCGTAGCGTCGCTGTCGGCGGACGCGGAAAAGCTACAGCGCGAGTTTGACGCTCTGCGCGACCAGTGTGTCGCCGCGCGCGCCGACAGGGACAGGCTGATGCGTGCGGCGGACATGCTGCGCGGAAACAGTGGGGACGCGCACGTGTGTCCGACATGCCAGCAGGATGTGGAGGACGCGAAAGCGCTCGCCGACTCGCTGACGTTGCAGGCGCAGGAGGCGAACGAGAAGTCAGAACAGCTAGAGACTGAGGGCGCGCGTGTGCGTGACGCTCTAAACGAGACCCAGGCGCGCCTTGTTGCGGCTCGCTCGCGCCTGTTGACTGTGGGCGAGTGTGCGCCTGTGGCTGGCCTGTTGGTGGAGCGCGAGAAGGCTCTTACCGACGCTGTGGACGCGGTGCGCGCCGCGAGCGTGGGCGTGGAGGCTGCGGACATGGTGTTGTCGTCCGCCGTTGAGTTCCAGGGCGTGCGCGCACAGTTGGACCGCGCGTCTAGCGAGATTCGCGCTTTGTTGTCCTCCATTGGTGAGGCTGACGCTGAACTGTCGGCGTTGCCGAAGGGTGAGCGCATGGTGAGCGGCGAGACGGTGGATAACGCTCGCGAGCGCATGCTGTCGCATCAGGCGACACTCGGCGAGTATGAGGGTTTGCTGGCGCAGTTGCGTGTGGACGAGGCGAACGCGTCCGGCGCTCTGAGTGTGCGTGAGAGTGAGCTTGCTGGCGTGCGGGCGCGCATGGCTCGTTACAGTGAGGCGTTGGAAGCTATCGAGGTCGCGTCGGGGGCGCTCGCCGTGGTGGAAGAGTACCGTGCTGAGCGTATTCGCACGGGCGTTCCACTGGTGGCTGAGGCTGCGTCTCGTTTCCTTGCGGCGTGTACCGATGGGGCGTTTACTGGCTTGTCGTTGGACGAGAAGTACAACGTTTCTGTGACGACGGCTGACGGCGTGGTGCGCGAGTGTGGCGTGTTGTCTGGCGGCGAGTTGAGTGCGGCGGCTATGGCGTTGCGTATGGGGTTGGCTGAGGTTGCTGGCGGCGGCGGCATGATGGTGTTGGATGAGGTGCTAGTGTCTCAGGATGCGGCTCGTGCTGAGTTGATGTTGCAGGCCGTGAAGTCTCTGTCGGCTGGTCAGGTCGTCATGGTCGCTCATTCTCCTGTCGTGTTGGATGTCGCTGACGCGATTGTGGAGATGTGAACTACGGCGTTTCGTGTCTGCTGCGGGGTGGCGTGCTTGTGCCGGTTGTTTACCGGGCTGGCGCGCCACCCTCCCGCTTTTTGTGGTTTCTTGCTGCGCTGTTGTGTGAGCGCCGCGTTACCCGGTTTCTCGCCCGCGCCCCTTTTGGTTTTTGTCTGTCCGCTTTTATTCTTTTCTCTGCCCGCGTGTTTTCTGCTATTTGCGTCTGTTTTGTCTTGTTTGCGCTATTTTGTTGTGGTTAATGGCGGTTTGTATCCGTTTATTTTCCAAGGTTTTCTGTTGTGTTGGTTGATCTTTTGGGAGTGTTTTTGTGCGTAAGCAGGATGTGGTGAACGCTGTTGCGGCTCAGGTGACGATGACCCCTCGTGATGTGCGGGCTGTGTTGGCTGGTATTGACATGGTTGTTGGTGAGGCTGTGATGCGTGGCGAGGATGTGACGTTGGGGTTTGTGAAGTTTGAGCCGGTGACGCTCCCTCCGCGTGTTCAGCGGTTGCCTAGTGGGGAGTTGAAGGAGTTGGGGGAGAGGCGGCGCGTGAAGGCGAGGCCGTGTAAGAGTCTGCGTGATCGTGTGGCTGGCAACGAGGGTGAGTGACGCGTAGGCGGTTGCTTGCGTCTCTTGAGTGTGGTGGGGGTGCCCTGTTCGGCGTGGGCGGCCCCGCCATATTCTTTTCTCCCCTGCCCTCGGGTTCCGGGTGCGCGTGAGGTTTTGGCGCTGGCGGCGCTGGCAGGCTATAGTTGCTGCTAAGTGTAAGAAAAGCGAGAGCGAGGGTGGCGCGGGTCGCCTTGTGTTGCTCCCTGGCGTTCACTGGCCGCGAGCGCGGCGAACGTCTGGTGAGCGCGCTTGGATGCCCGTTCTCGGTGTCGTTTCTGGCCGGTGCTTGTTTGAGAGGAGCTGTTTGAGGGGTGGCTGGTAAGAGGTTTTCTCAGGTGGTGCGCGTCCCGTGGGGCGGGAGCGTGTCGGATGCTGTGCGTGAGGGTTTCGGCGCTGGGTTGGCGGACGCTCAGGCGAAGCTGGGCGCTTTGCGGCCGTCTGATGTGGCTTTGGTGGAGCGTTATCATGATGCTATCGTGTGGTCGCGTCTGCGTGAGGTGTTCGTGAACGTGGATGATGGTGGGGCTGGCGTTCTGGTGGATTCGGGCGCGGACGCTGACGAGGACGCGTGCAGTCTGGTTGTCGGGTTGCCGTCCCGGTGGGAGGATTTGAGCGTCGAGCAGGGGAATATTCATGTGATGCACGGTCGCGCTAATAGGTGGGGGCTGTGCGGTGATCGTGAGGGCAGGGGCGTGCGTTTGGGTGACGCCCCGTCTGCGTTGCTGGATTATGTGCGTCGGGTGAGCGCTACTGCCGTGTTTTATCAGGTGAAGTCGTTTCACGAGTCCGTCATGTGACGTTGCTGGCGCGGCTGTGAAATGTGGGTTGCGCCGGCTTGTGTGTTGAGAGCGTGTTGGGGGTTTTGTGCCGTCGAAGAGGGTGAAGCGGGAGAGTATTCCCGCGCACGTGGAGTTGCCGCAGCAAAACGGCAGTGACGCGGAGTTGTATGCGCGTAAGCCTGCACGTAACGAGGAAGAGATTATTGCCGCGATTACAAAGCGTTCCGGTATTGATAAGAGTATTGTGCGCGCTGTTGTGCGCTTGTATGGTGAGGAGATCGGCGCGGACTTGGTGAATCATGGGCGCGTACGCTTGTTTGGTGGCATGTTTAACGTGTCTGCGTCGCCTATTGCTACCAAGCAGGAGGGTCGTAAGTATTTCAACGGGGCGAGGGTGCCAGAGGGTGCGGACCCTGATGAGGTGTTTCCTCCTGATTCGTATGCGTTGTCTCATTCGTATAGGTTGCGGGTTGATTCTGGGTTGCAGTGTTTGCGCAATGCGCGCGTGTGGGGGGATGCGTCGTGGGATGTGCCTGTGACGGCTCGCACGTTGGGTCGTCTGCGTGATTTGGCGTATGCGGAGGGGTTGCGTCCGTCGCATTTGCGGTGGCCGCAGCGGCCTGCGGGCATGTCGGTTGGTGAGTATTTCGCGGCTTTGGGTGTCAATATTGATGAGTGGGATTCTGCTCCGGGCGAGAATGGTGAGGAGTATTACGTGCGGTAGCGTGCCCATATTTTCGGGCGTGGCGGTCGCCTCTCGGGGCGTGTTGCGCTTGTGGCGGCGTGTTTTTGCTGCGGCTATTACCTAGTAGGGGTTGTGTCTCTTTTGTGTCTCGCGCGCGTTTTGGCGTGCGGGGCGAGTGGTTTGTTGGAGTGTGTGAGCGTGTTCGTTGTTTCTCGTGTTGGTGGTGGCCGCGTGGTTCGTCGCGCGTTCGCCGCATTGTGGTCCCTTGTGGCCGTCTTCGCCGTCGCCGTGCCGCTCCTCCTGCCGCGCGCGGCGCTTCCCGCGTGGGCTGACAACGACTCCCAGTCGGGCAGTGAGGAGCGCAGCGCACTGCAACAGCAGTGGAACGATTACGCGGTACAGTCTGGTGGTGAGGTGGATCAGCGTGCGACGCTGGAGAAGATGCGCGCCGACACGGACGGTAACAGTATCGGCTACGCTCTGGCCAGGCTCCTATCGCCGCGTTACATGAACGCGACCCCGCTGTCGGCGAAGAACCCGCATGACGTGAACTGTGATGCTGGGGACGCGCGGAATGGGACGCTCACCTACCATAACTGTGACGTGCCCAATATTGCGGGTGAGGCGCTACAGGACGCTTTCTCGTTTTTTGCGCCGTCCGGTATTATCGGCGGCGAAACGGCGTCGAATACGCTGAGTTTCCCGTCCCTGGGGTTGCCGAGTGACCTTCCGGGCGGCGGCGCTCCCGCCAACCCCGGTGAGCGTCAAGCGAAGTACACTGCCCTGGAATTGTACGGCTACAACCTACGGTACACGAGCTACGTGGGCGAGTGGGACCACATTAAAGTGCTGACGGCGGCGCGTAGTCTCAGTAACTATGGGTGGATGGACAAGATCAACCTGGGTGTGACCGCCGTCATTAACGGCGTGACGGGCGCAGTGTCCACGGCCACCAGTAACGCGGCGAAAGCGTTCAGTAAGGGGGACCTGATCGGCGGTATCGCGTCGTTCTACACGGGCTTGTTTTCTGGTGGGGCTGGCGCGAGCGCGAACACGCTGTTGGATGCGAGTGACCAGAACACGCTGGACTTGTACGCGTGGTATCGCGTCGGTTACGGGGCTACCTTGTACGGCGGGCGTGAGTTGACGACGGAGGAGATCGGTGCGCGCGGCCAGCAAATGCTGATCGACGCTATCAATGGTGGCCGCCCTGACGCGGCGAAAACGCCGGATGATCTCATGGCTATCCGTGACCTGCCTGCCATGCCCGCCGACGATATCGCATTGTGCATGGTCACGAAAACTGACGGTAGCGTGGAGGAGCGTCTGCACTCTGACGTGGCTCCCGGCCCGACGGAGGCGGCGTGTAAGGCTGAGCAGAAGAGCGTTGACCGTAACAAGAAAGCGAAGTGGAGCGCGGACGGCAACGGGAAGAAGGAAACACTCGCCGACTGGCGCGCACGCAACGGTAGCCTATTCAAGACGGCCGAAAAGTACGGTATCAGTATCCCGTACGACGCTGACGAATCCAAGCGCGCCGACACTATCAAGAACATGCAGGCCGGGTGGGCGGATAAGTGGCAGCAGGCGAACACCACGTACTTGGCTGGCGCGCAGGGCGAGAACAATAACAAGTTCGTGAGCGGCCTGCTCGCGTCCGCTGTGAAGAAAGCGGCGGCCGAGAACCCGGACGCGAACTATAATGCGCCGTGGAATCGTTTCGTGTGCACGGACGCTGACGGGCGCGACGTGTTGGATGCTGACGGGCGCACCGTGAACGTGTATAATAGCGACGGGACGGTGAACCCGCAGTGTGGGCACGGCGTGCGCTCCCCCATCCAGAACGGCTTGTTCGGTAACGGATACCTGCCGTCCCAGGCCCAGCCAGTGGCTGATTCGCGCCTCATGTCGCCTGATGATGTGATCGGTGTCCTGTTTGGGTTGCCGACCGCAGCTAACGCGATGGCTAACACGGGGCTGGCCGCGTCCGGTTTGGTGACGCGCGTGTCGAACGCTGCTATTGGCCTCGCCTACTCGCCTATTTTGGATTCGTTGAACGTGAGCGGCGTGATCGTGAAAACCGTGGAGATCATTAGGGATGGCTTGTATTTCCCGCTCCTCGTACTGTCTGCTCTCGTGGCCTTGTGCTACGCCCTGTTCCGTGGCCTGGTGACGGGCGCTGTCAGCGTGGTGAAAATGGCGTTCGTGACGCTTCTTGCCGCCGTGTTCGGTGCTACCCTGTTGGTGGCTCCTGCCGCCCTGGTGCGCGTGGTGGACTATTATCCGGCGAAAGCGGACGCCGCTATCACGAGCTTTATTCTGTCTACCGGCAACAGTGTGGACAATAATTTGTGTACCGCGTCGAACGGCAACGCTTCCCACGCTGCCGACAGTAGCGTCAACAGTGTGGGCGGGGACTGGCAGGCTTCTACGGCTGTGCGCACGCTCATGTGTGAGAATTGGCGGGCGTTCTATTTCGGCCCGTACGTGCAAGCCCAGTGGGGCGCGTCCTACGATGAGTTGTACGCGTACGGTTACGCGCCCGACGGCGGCGAGAGCCTGTCGAACACGAACGCTGACCTGGTGGGGGACGCGGCTGTGAACATGGGCGGCGGCGTCACCGAGCGTAACTGGGCGTTGTTCCAGGTGGATGCTATGGGGTCCGGCACAGCGTCCCACGAGGCCGCGTCCACTAGCGGCCGCGCCGTGAACCCTGACCTGTACAGGGTGGTGGACGCGCAGGCTGGCTTGCTGGGGTCCGGCTACGATTCGCGTCATTTCGCGGCGTGGAAGAGCGGCGGCTCACTGTCGTGGAGTGGCGTGTTCGCTCCCGTGGTCGCTATCGCGGGCAGCGTGACGGTCGTCGCTTATAGTGTCGCGAAGATCACGGTGACGTTTACGGCTGCTCTCATGCTGCTGCTGTTGCCGTTCATGCTGCTGGTTGCGTTGCATCCCACCGTCGGGTGGCGTAAGTTCACTATGTACGCGGGTAACGTCGCGGGTCTGATGATTCAGCGCGTCATCCTGGGCATGATGCTCGCGGTGATGCTGCGTATCCTCGTGACAGCCGGGAACAGTGGCGTGGGCGGCGGAGCTGGCATGCTGTTCGCGCTCATCGTGTGCGTCCTGTTCATGATGGAGCGACGCACTATCCTGAATGTGACGGGCGAGCTGGCAGCCGGTTTGGGCGGCGTAGGCGGCGTCGGAGCTGGGCTGGTGCGCGACCCGTTCCAGGTGCGCTCCACGGGCACCGGGTTTATCGCCAACAAGGCGCGGCAGGCGCACGTCGCCGTAGTGTCCGCTGCGGGCGGTTTCGTTGCTGGCACGGTAAGCGCTCGCGGCGACGTGCGTGAAGGGCTACGCGAAGCTGGGAGCGCTATGAGCCGCGAAGGCAAGCAACTGTTCTTCCGTCAGCGCCGCCGTGGCTTCGCGGCCTTGCAGACCGCCGAGCAGGTCTCATCGAGCGTGGGCGCCAAGTACCGTGAGGACGCCATGCAGGACAAGCATGTGCAGTATATTGTGGGCGACCAGTACAGGAAAACACGCGAATACCGGGAGTATGAGCAACTGCTGGACGCGTGGAATGAGCTGTCGGGGCGCGTGTTGGCTGACGGTGACGGCCAGTACAAGCTGGTTGACGGGGAGCGCCGCTACAGGCCGGAGCCGCCGAAGCGCTCGGATGTGCTCGCCGACCGGAGCGTGCGCCGCACGGTGATGTTGGCGGCGAAAGACCGCCGCAGCTACGTGGAGTCCCAGAACGCGGGCGTGGACGCGGTGCGCTCGAAGCTGGACAAGAACCGCGACACGATCCTGGTGGATGTGGACGCGGTTGCGTCCACTGCTGCGGCTATGCGCGCCCACAATGAGACGCTGGACGGAGGCGGGCGCTTGTCGAAGGCGCGCATCCGCGAGGTTCTAGAGCAGTCTCGCGCAGATATTGCGCGCCTGGATGCTGAGCAGGACCGCTTGTTGGAGCGTGACGCGCAGCGTCAGGCTCGCGCCGAGGAGAGGGAAGCGAAGGGGCACAGGCAGCACGGGAAGTGGCGTGACGGCGACCTGCGCCCGGACGACGCTGGCAGCCAGTTGGATGATTGGCGCGCCCGTAAGCATCATCGCGGCGACGACGGCGATTACGAGCGCGGCAGGCGGCACGGCGATTACGGTGACGATAATGAGGGTGATGACTGATGGCTACTGTTAGTGTTGGCGGCGCGCGCGCACTGGGCGCGCGCCGCCCGCGCGTGCGCGTAATGGTGGGCGCGGCCGTGAGCGCGTTGTTGACCGTGGCGTTGGCGTGCTTGGTGTTGTTCGGGCAGGGGGCAGCCCCGCGCGCGTTGGCTGACGACGATAAGCAGGATAGTTTGGGCGTGGTCGGTTGGGCGATGTGTAACTTGGTCCCCGGCGGCAACATTATCTATAACCTGGTCAGCACTGACGTGGTGCCGTACGAACTGTTGTCGAAGAGCGCCGCCGCGTCCCTGGACCGCGTGGACGCTGGGATTAACAGTATGATCGCTTATTCTGGGCGTGATTTCGCTGAGGTGAACAGCCGCATCGTCGGCTACAACGTGTCCGCGTCCCCGAGGGCGGCGGACGCGGAGGCTCTGTCGTTTAATGGCGGCGAGCGGGTGACGCCGTATGAGCGTTTCGGCGTGTCCGGGTTGAAGTTGAGCGCCTACTACGGGGAGTGGAAGTACTACGAGTTTGACGCGTGTAAGGGCGAGGACCCGAAGGATTTGAAGGGTAGCGTGTTCTACCCTGGGCGTTTGGAGCCGAAAACCACGTATAGCGCGTTGTCTGCGTCCAAGGATGTGCGCTCTCAGGCGTATGACGCGTCTACCGTGTACAAGTGGGGCGTTGGTTTCGCTAACGGGGCCGCTAATTTCGTGTTCTTGTTGACGAAGATCGTCGTGGGCGCGACGATTGCTCTCGTGGGTTTGTCGTTTGCTGACCCGGCGTCTGCGTTTGGTTTGTCGAGTGTGGTTGACGGTGATGGCGGCTTGTTTACGCGTCTCATGGAGGGCGTGTTTACGCCGCTGTCTGTGTTGGCTGTTGTTTTGAGTCTCATGGTGGCGTTGTGGGTGTTTGTGAAGTCGGGGAGCGTGCGCGCCGCCGCGCGGCTGGCTGTCCGCCCGTTCGTGATTTTGTTTGTTGCGGGCGCACTGTCGGCTGCTCCTGCTGTGGTGGTGTCTGCGCCGTCTCGCGTAGCGTCCCTGGTGCATGGCGTCGTGTTGTCTGGCGTGTCTGGGCGGTTTGAGTCTCAATCTACGATGTGCGGGGCTACGAAAACCAGCGTCGGCGGCGTGAGCGATGGGGAGAGCGTGGAGGCCGCTTTGATGCGGGCGGGCGTGGACGCGTCGAACGCTGTGGGCTGCCAACTGTGGGAGCAGCTTCTCTTGCGCCCGTGGAGTGTCGCCCAGTACGGGGTGGACTACAACCACCTGTGGGCGAATGGGTACGCTCCCGAGAACGCTGTGGACGCTGAGGGTAAGAGCGTGGGTGAGTTGGGGAACGTGAATGATTCAATGGTGGGGGATGCTCCCGTGCCGTTGGGTGGCGGCGAGTTCACGCACAATTGGGCGTTGTTCCAGGTGAGCGCGCAGACGCGGGCGCACGCTCTTGTCGGTAAGGATGGGGTGGACCCGTTGCCGAGTTTGGCGGTGCAGACGGACTGGTATCGCGTGGTGGACGCGTTGTCGAATTATGAGGAGGAGCAGAGGAGCGAAACGCCGTCTGGTGCGAGCGCCGCTGTGACGTATACTGCTCCGAAGGATAATGCGCCGTCCCCGTATTGGCGCGCGTGGATTGGCCGCGACATGTTGGGGCGCTTGGGTACGGTGTTTTCGTCTCTGGTGGTCGCGTCTGTGGCCCTGTGTGCGCCTCTCCTCCTCGCCTTGTCGAGTGTCGTGTTTGGTCTTGGTCTCGTCATGGTCATGTGCTTGTTGCCTTTGTTCCTGCTGTTTGGGTTGTGGAGCGGACCCGGGTGGCGCGCTTTGGGTCAGTGGTGGCGTCTCCTGGTGAAGGTGTTCGCGTTCAAGCTGGGCGCTGGCCTGCTTCTGATTGTGGACCTGCTGTTTACCGGCTCGTTGTTGAACATGTTGGGCGAGTTGGGCTGGTGGACGACGATGGTGTTCCTCGTCGTTGTGGGGTTGGCTGTGTGGCTTGGCCGCCGCCGCTTGTATAACGTGCTGTTGTCTGCCTTGTCGTGGGGTGGAGCGACTGAGAGCGCCGTATTGTCTGGCCTGGCGGGTAGTATGCGCCGCGCCACCCGTAGCGCGTTGGGCGCGGGCCGTAGCGCGGGTAACGTGGTGGCTGCCGGGGCTGCTGGGGCTGTGACGGCACGCTCGTACGGGCGGAGCGCGAAGAGTGGTTTTTGGGATGGTGTGCGCGAGCAGGGGAAGCTGTTCGTGTACACGCGCCCCGGTTTGGAGACCGCTGTGGGCGTGTATGAGGACAGGGCTGCCAGGCGTGACGGGTTGGCGAAGTTCGCTGGGCGTTCGTGCGCGTCGTGCGGCGGGCCGCTGGTGGACAGTGAGGCTGAGGATGGTGTGGGCGTGTTTACGGGGGGCCGTCTCGCGTCCGGCGCGTACATTTGCCGCACGTGTTATGAGAGTAGCTTGTTTGACGAGTCCGACCCGGCGATGGCGGTGACGATCCGGTTTAACCAGGCGGCGGATGAGAAGTATGAGCAGGCGCGCCGTGATGAAGTACAGAACCTCGTGTATGAGGAGGATAAGCGCCTCATGGGGGACGGCTCGTCTGTGATGGATTCTGATGGTGTTGCGGAGGTTATCCGCCAGGTTGAGGCTGTGGGGGATCACCGGGCGGCGATGTCGGACGCGGACATGCGCAGCGCATTGTCGTTGTTGATGACAGCGTTTGAGTGCGAGGAGCGCGCTCACATGGAGCGCGCGGTGCATTGGGGCGGCGACTTTAAGCGGGCTGGCACCTTCCGGCTGCCTGCGGAGGTTGAGGCTTACGCGGATCGGGCGGCGTTGGACGTGTTGGCTTCTCAGGGCGAGTATGAGGCTGCGCGTGAGCTTGTCGCTGACGCTGTTATCGCTTATTATTCGGCGCGTACTGGCCGCGACTACCGGGCGGGTTTGCCTGTGACTGGCTCGTCGAGTAGTGAGATGTTGTTGGAGGATGCCGCGTTGGCGCGCAGCAGGGATCATGGTTTGAGTGATTTCGCGCGGTCGAATAAGCTTCGGGAGAAAACGCGGAAGGAGAAGGGTGAGAGTGACGGCGACACGGAAGACACTGGCGGGGATGAGTCCCCGGAAGGTGACGGCGACAATCGAGATGAGTCGGAGAGTGAGGGTAAGCGGTGAGTGAGTCTGTGGAGTGGGGTGATGTTCCCCCCGTATCGTTTGCTGACTGGTTTGTGGTCGATTTTGCGCGTAGGCTCGCTCCGGCGGTGGGGTTGCGTCGCAGGTTGTGGGAGGAGAACCGCAGGCGCGCGGCGAGAGGGGGTACACTGTTGCCGTCGCCCTTGTTGTTGCCGGTGGAGGTGCGCGGCGAGCCGTTGGATGTTGGCTTGTTGGAGGAGCGCTTCAATGCGGGCGATTTTTTGGGGGCGTGTGAGCTTCTTGTGGGCGCGTATGTTCCGGTGGCTGAGCGCATTGGCGGCTGTGCGGTGAGCGACGATTTAGTATTGTCGTGGTGCGTGTTGGCCGCTGAGGGCGGCGCGCCCGCCTAACATGCGCCTGTGGGGCTGCGCGAGCAAAACCCCCGCGTGGGCCTCTGTATGGGCCCACGCGGGGGTTTTGCGTCCCGGCGTGGGTGTTGACTCGTACGGGAGTGTTTGGGGCTGTTAAAACGGTTTCCAGTGTTCAGCTTGTATGCTGTTGCGTGTCCGCTTGCAGGCGTGTTATACTAGTTCTCGTCAACGATGATAAAGCGGGTGGACGCGACGGTCACCAACGGGGCGCCCCACCCAATGCCAGGAAGGAAAACGATCATGCGAATCTTTAACACGGAGGCCGAGGCGGAAGCGGCTCTCGGACGCAGCCTGGACGCCGCTCTCCCGGTCTATTCGCTTGCGGACGCTCGGGACACGGTTCGCGCACTCCTTAGCCCCAAGTACGAGCGCGAGTACAGCGTCGCCGACACCGTGTCCGCTGTTTTCATTGCCGTCCATAGCACGCATGGGTACACATACTACCTGGTGGAGCGCGGCGCGCGCTTCTGGGATAAGGCGGTGCGTGCCGCCGCGTAAATGGGCGGCACCCATTTCTCGCCTATCCATCCGTTAGCGCCCGCCGCGCGTGGTCGCCTACACCCCTCTCGGGCGGCGATTGGACAAGCGCGGCGGGCGCGTCGTATCCTGCCTACTAGACGGAAACCGCCCGACGCTAGGGCGCGCGGACGCGCCACTCGGCGAACAACTGTTGAGGGGCTGACGAGCGCCGCGCTACTGGCTCGCGAGCGGTTACGAGAGACAGTGGACGAGGGAGCTTTATTGTGCCTGTAAGCGGAGAACATGCGGGCGGGTCTCGCGCGGCGAAAACGGCGGCCGCCATGTTGGGGCTGCTCATGGCCTCGCTGCTCGCGTGGCAAACCTCGGCGAGCGTTCGCACGCTGAGTCATTTCGGTGAGGACGCGTCGGGAGGGGAAGCGCAGTCTGAATCCCCGTACGAAAGCGTGCAAGGAAGCTCTGCTGCGAGCGATTGGCTGACAGGTTTCGCCGCGTCCCCTGACGGCGCTGATGGCTGGCAAGTCGGTGACACGGGCGGCTACCCACCCGTGTTGGATGGTGTGTCGTGCGCCCCGACCGTGGGTAAGCTTGGTGTGCGTCCCATGTTGTACGCGTCCTCGCGTAGCGGCTCAGCGTATGTGAGTGCGTTCGTTTTTCCTCCCGGCTACGCCGCGTCTGCTTTCGACGCGCTTTCCGACGCTGTTTCTTCGTGCCTGGGCGGGGGCGAGTCTGGCGCGGGCGCGTCGAGCGTATGGTCTGGCGGCCAGTACGCCCTGTTCCAGTCTGGTAGCGTGGTTGTGGGCACCTCTGGCGCTACGGATTGGCGTAGCGTGCGCGCCCAGGCGGAGTCTGCGCTTGTGGCTGGCGGTTGCGTGTCTTTGTCGGAGTCGGCTTCTGACGCGGCGCGCTCGCCGTATTACGATAAGGATGGGTTCACGGGGCTTATAGAGTCCCAGAGCGTTGCCCCATCTGTCGTGGACCCTGGTTCTAGTAGCGTGCGGCTGACTGTGCCCGCGCTCGCGTCTGCGTCTGTTGGCGAACCGGAGGGGCCGCTCCCCGCTGGGTTCCCGCAGCTTCCGCAGCGCCCGCAAGTAGTGGTGTCTGATGAGGCTGGCCTGGTTGATTTCTCGTCGGCGTGGCGCACGGTGTCTTACCGGGTGCCGGACGAGGACGGCCCGGGGTGTGGGTGGCGGTGGTTTGGTCAGGCCGCGCCCGACGTGGATGCTGACGCGTTGGCGGGTGAGCGCTCCCGTCTTGTGTCTTCGGCTCAGGGTGAGGCTGACGTGGCCGCGTCTGCTTTGTATCGTGATCGTAGTGCCGCACGTTGGCGTATGTTGTCGTCCGCTCAGGCTGTGGCTGGCGCGGGCGAGTACAATAAGCGTGTTAGCGAGGTGGATGCGGCCAGGCGTGCGCTCGCTGATGGGCGCGCCGCGTTTTATCCTGTGTGGGTGTCGTACGTGTCGGCGCATGATGCGTGGCGTGACAGGGTGGCTGCGCGTGAGGCGGCGTCAGCGAGGTGGGAGGCCGCCGTGTCTGCGTGCGCGGCTGGCAGCACTCCGTCCGCGTCGCCTTCTCCGTCCGCGTCTCCTTCCCCGTCGCCGTCTGGTTCTGCTCGTCCCGCTCCTTCCCCGTCCCCGTCGCCCGCGCGCGTGGTGAAGACGAGGGCGCAGTGTGAACGTGAGATAGCGAAGCCTGCGGAGTTGACGACGGATGTGGGCGTGGAGCCGTCAGCGCCCGCTGTCCCCGACGGCGTAACTGTCCCGTTGTCATGGCCGCAGCCCCGATGATAGAGCTTGTAGAGAGGGTTTCATTGTGTCTAATCGAGTGAAGTGGAAGCCTGTTCGCGGCGACAAGTCTGAGAGCGGGAGTGTTTCGCGTACGCCCACGGGCGGTTCTGAGCGTGAGCGCGGTGGTGGTCGCGGGGTTCCGGCGTGGCTGTTTCTCGCCGCCCCGGTGGCGGTGGTTGCTGTCGCGACAGCGTTCGCGTTCGTCTTGTGGGGTGGGCGTCCTAGCGTGCAGGAGGCGCAGTCTGTGCAGTCGATTGCCGCCAGTGGCGGTAATCGGGTGGCGGTAAATGATGGCGGCTTGTTGGGGTTTTATGGGCTGGTGCGTGACCGGCATCCGCAGCCGGGCGACACGCCGTCCGGGGACAATGGCGTGGACCATGAGAGCCAGGGCGCGTGGGAGCGCGACACGCGCATGGATGGGCGCAGTGTGCGCGCGTGGCTGGACGGTGACGGCGTGCGTGTGGGCGTGGATGGGTGGCCGCGTTGGCTTGTGTTGCCGGGGTCTGGTTGGCGTAGCGTGCAGGAGTGCGCGCTGGCTGACGGTGCGAGCACTCTGTGTCCCGTGGCTGTGAGTGCTGATGGCTATGTGACGGTGAGTGTGGTGCGCGGCGGTTTGGAGGGTGACTTGTTTGTTGCCGCCCAGAACACGCGTGTGGGCGTCGTTTCGTCTTCGTTTGCTGACGCTCGCGTGTTGGACGTGTTCTTGCTGGATGTTCCTGGCGGCGCCGATGATGGTGGCGTGTTGCATGTGGGTGTTGGTCTATTGTCTGATGGGATGATGGTTGTCGTGTCCGGCGCGGATGGGCGGGCTGTGGAGTCGGTGTTGTCGGAGTTGTCGTGGGTGTAGTTTCGGTTTGCTTTAGTATGTTATTGTGTGTTATAGTCTACTAACGAGCGAGAGGGGGAGCGTGATGTTTGATGCGGTCAAGGTTGCGCTTGACCCTACCCCGTCGCAGGAGCGGCGGCTACTGTCTCATGCTGGTGCAGCCAGGTTCGCGTATAACGCTGGGCTTGCTCGTGTGAAGGCGGCGCTTGATTCGGGGGAGGTTCTGGATTGGTCTTTCTTTGCGTTGGTGAACTGGTGGAACTCGTGTAAGGATGAGTTGGCCGTCGGCGGGGATGGTGAGCCGTGGTGGCAGGAAAACTCGAAAGAGGCTTACAGCCGTGCCCTAGAGTCGCTGGCAAAGGCTTTGTCCAACTGGTCAAAGAGCCGCCGTGGTGACAGGAAGGGGCGAAAGGTAGGATTCCCGAAGTTTAAGGTCAAAGGTCGTTCAGTTCCACGGTTTGCGTACACGACCGGGGGTTTCGGCCTCGTCAAAGGCGACCCGAAGGCGTTGAAGCTGCCGCGCATTGGTCGGGTTCATTGCATGGAGAATGTTGCGGCGCGTGTTGGCGACGCGAAAGTGAAGCGCATGACCATCTCGCAGCGTTCGGGTCGTTGGTACGCGTCGCTGACCGTGGAGCGCGAGGATAAGCCAGTGAAGCGCGCCCCGAAGGGCGGGGCTGTTGGTGTTGATTTGGGCGTGAAAACCCTCGCCACGCTCTCGGATGGTACGGTTGTGGAGAACCCGCGTTACCTGAAAAAGTCGGAGCGGAAGCTAAAGCAAGCGCAGCAGGCGCTCAGTCGGAAAACCAAAGGCTCAAACAGGTGTGACAAGGCAAAAGCCAAGGTGGCGCGCCTCCACGCCCGCGTGGCGAACCAGCGGCTTGACGGGCTGCACAAGCTCACGACGTGGCTGACAGAGAAGTACTCGGACATTAGTATCGAGGACCTACATGTGGCTGGCATGGTGAAAAACCGCCACCTCGCCAAGCCCATTTCCGACGCGGCTTTCGGCGAGTTCCGCCGACAGTTGGAATACAAGACGGCCAGGACCGGCGCGGCACTGCACGTGGTGGACCGCTGGTATGGTAGTAGTAAGACCTGCTCAGGATGTGGGAGTGTGAAAGCCAAGCTCTCCCTATCCGAGCGAACCTACACGTGTGAGGGTTGCGGCCTCGTTTTGGACCGTGACTTGAACGCGGCTATCAATATTCTGGTCGCCGGGAGTGCCCCGGAGACGTTAAACGCGCATGGAGCGACAGTAAGACGGAGTGACCGCAGCGGTCATGCAACGCTAGTTGCTGTGAAGTGCGAACCAAGCGGCGGTGAAAACCGTGCGAGTCTTGGAGCGGGCGGCCGCAAGGGCGCCCTGCAAACAAACTAGAACAAAGGTTGTTTGCAACGGAGTAGTGCCGCGCTGTTTCCTGTGGACTTGTTGAAGGGGTTTTGCTTGTGGTGACGCGTATTATTGTGGGCGTGTTGTGCGCTCTTTTGTGTGGGTTTGCGGTGTCGTGTGTGCCCGCCTTGTGGTCTGCTGCTCATTATCGGCTGTTTGTGAAGCGTAAGATCGAAAAAACCAAGCCAACGAAGGGCGAGGTGCCGCCGCCGAAAAAGAGTGACGTGTGGAAGCCGTACATTCGGTTTGCGCGGCGCGAGGATACGCGTCAGGTTGTTGTGCGGAAGGCGCGGGCGGCGGATGAGAGGAAGGGCCGTGAGGCGCGAGACCCGGTAACGTTGGATATTGAGTATAGGCGTTTGTGGCCGCTCGTTCAGGCTGGTTTCGCCGTGTTGGGCGCGGTTTTTGGCGCACTGTACATGTGGCTGCCTGTTGCTGCGCTCACGCTCGTTGGCGGGCCGCTGTTGCATCGTTTGATGGTGTCGAGCGTGAAGGCTATTGTGGATGGTCGCGAGCGGCTGCTGGTGCGCATGTTCGAGGTGTCATCCACTCGCCTCGGGTTGAAGAGCGGCGGCTTTAAGAATTACGGCGAGTGTATTGAGGTGTTGGCGTGGCGTGACCCGCTAAGGCCGAAAGAGATTAAGATTCAGTTGCCGCCCGCGTACTCGTTCGACCTGTATGCGGAGGAGGATTTTCTGCGCACGTTCAATGGGGCTTTCGGGCGCGAACTGGCGTGGGTGGAGAAGCCTGGTTTGGACGATGACACGAAGCGGCCGTTGGGGTGGAATCCTGATGAGGGGACGGTGACGATTACGAGCCTGCCGCCGCTTCCGATGATGGCACCGTTGCGTGTGGACCATATTTTGGGCGACGATATTCCGTGGACGTTCATCCCGCTGGGGTTGGGCGTGGAGGGCGGTGTGACGACTCATAACCCTCAGACGGGCGAGGAGGAGCATGTGATCGGGTATTCGTGGCATGATTCGGGCGCGAAAGAGAAGATGGCGCAGGGCGTGCAGATCAGCGAGTATGCGGCGAACGCTGCGCCGATGTGTTTGATTGCCGGTTCTACCGGGTCGGGTAAGGCCATCCCGGTGGATGAGGATGTGCTTGTTCTTGTGGACGGCCCGGAGCTACGCGGCGGCGGCGTGGGCCACTCTGACGATCTTGGGTTGTATTCGCAGTCGTTGGATGAGCGTCGGTTGACGGCGCGCGGGGCGGGGCACCCGGCCATGTCGGTTCCGGTGTATTTGTGGAAGAAGCGTCACCGCCGGTGACGTGCTATGATTGTCCGCCCGGCGCCTCGCGCCCCCGCAGCGCCGACCAGCGCGCTTGTGTTGCGTGGCGTGTGGCAACGATATTTAGCTTAACGTTTTAACAATAATGTTGTGGGGCGGCCCAGTGCCCGCCCCGCGAGAGACGAAGAGGAAGAGAAGTTGGAAGAAAACGCTACGAGCAGGTACGAGATCACCGTCTACTCGAAGCCGAGGTGCCCGCAGTGCGACGCGACCAAGCGCCTCCTGAACAAGATGGGCGCACCGTACGCGAAGGCGGACGTGACCGAGGATGATGTCGCCCATAGTTTCGTGAAGAGCCTGGGCTACCAGCAGGTTCCGGTCGTCGTTGTCCGCGACCGCCACGCCGACACCGGCGAGGGCGGGAGGGGCGATAATATTGTGGAGCACTGGTCTGGCTTCCGCCCCGACCGAATCAAGCGCGCGGCGGCGGCCGCACTCGACAACAACAAGTAAACACGCGCCACCCCGCAACAAAAGCGGGGCACAGTCAGAAGGCGGCGTTCGCTGAGGTTTTGACACCCGGCGAGCGCCGCCTTACTATCATCTGAGAAGCTAGGAAATGCCCACCCGTCCGCGCTGCGAACAGGGTGGAGGCAGGAGAATGCGGAGAGGCTAAAGCGTGGAACATAACACCGCTCAGAAGATCAAGCTGGCGTTGCCGCTGGTGGACTACGTGCGTTCGCACGCGGCTGACTTGAAGCCGGGAACGCGCATTGAGGAGACTAGTCGCGGCCTGCGCATCAACTGTCAGAATCCCGCGCACGACGACCGTAATCCGTCGATGGACGTGTCCGAGCTAGAGAACAGGTTCCATTGCTGGTCGTGCGGGTTTTCCGGTGACCTCCTCACGCTCGTGCAGGTCCAGCGCGACGTGGACTTTTCTGAGGCTCTGCGTGACCTCGCCCGTGAAGCCGGCGTCGAGCTGTCGGGCGGCCACGATGATTCTCCTGACGCTCGCCTGCGTGCTCTGATGCGCGTCGCCGCCCGCTTTTACGCGCAGCGATACCATGAGCTGCCGGAAGATCACCCGGCGCGCCTGGCCGTTACCGGGCGCGGCCTGTCGGACGTGTGCCCGGGCGAAACCCGTGAGGGCGGCTCTTGGTATCCTGATTTCTCAGCCTCCGCTGACGGTGTTGTGTACGGGTATGCGCCGGGCGGTAATCGTCTCATGTCGTACCTGTTGAAGGCGTGCCCGTGGAAGGATGCTCCCGAGTTCACGCTGGCTGAGTTGCGTGACGCTGGCGTGGTGTCGTGCCGTAAGGGCGCGGACCCCGGGGATAGGGACGCGCATTTTGATATGTTCCGCGACCGGCTCGTGTTCACTATTACTGACGTTCATGGTCATCCGTTGGCTTTTAGCGCCCGTAAGTTGTCCGATTCGGACAAGATGGGCAAGTATGTGAACACGCGTGAGACGAGGCTGTTTTCTAAGCGCCATGAGCTGTATTGGTCGGCGCGCGGCCTGCGTGAAGCGTCGAAGGCGGGTCACGTGTTCGTGTGCGAGGGCCAGTTTGACGTGTCGGCGGCCGTGGAGGCTGGCGTCACCAATGTTGTCGCGTCGCTTGGGACGGCGTTTACGGGCGACCATGCGATGCTTGTGCGGCGGGCGGCCGGTGACGCGTGCCAGACGGTGTTCGTGTTTGATGGGGACGACGCGGGCCGTAGCGCGGCTGTGAAGGCGTTTGAGCGCGTGGAGCAGGTGCGCGGCGATGGCCGCGTGATCGTGTGCCCTGACGGGGTGGACCCGTGTGACGTGCTCGCCAGTGGCGGCGTGGACGGCGTGCGTAGCCTGTTTAATGTGGGCAAGAGCGTGCCGTTGGCGGTGTTTGTTGCGTCCGAGAAGATCAAGGGGTTTGACTTGTCGGACGCGGGGCAGCGTATGCGGGCGGCTCGCGTTGCCGCGTCCGTGTTGGCGCAGTGCCCCGGGGTTGCGCGTGACGTGCTCGCCGCCGACGTGGCGTCTCTCGTTGAGGTGAGCGAGGAGTCGATGCGTGAGCTTGCGTGCGAGAAGGCGTCGCTGGTTGACGGTCTTGTTGGGGGTTCTGTTGTTGATAGTACGCCGGTGCCGCGCGCGAGCGCCCGGATTGATGACGGTGTGGGCGCGGATTGTGAGTGGCTGCGGCATTGGCATGGCGTGAGCGTGGGCGTGCAGTTGCTTGTCCAGGCGTTCGCTGGCTTGTTTTATGCTCCGCCGTCCAGGGCTGATTACGGTGAGGAAGGGGACGCGGCCACCGTGGCGCTTGTGGGTGAGCGCGTGGAGTTGTTGCGTCGCCTTGCTGGCGAGTCGTCTACGCCCGCCCCGTTTGTGCGATTGCTTGGCGGTTTTCGCGCGCTGTGGGGGCGCGAGCGTGTCTTGTTGGATGATTTCGGGGAGTGCGCGGGCGTGATGGGTGTCGTGTTGGGGTTGTGTGAGTTTCCGGCTCCTGGCGTGGGCGAGTTGACGGACGCTGATTATGTGCGTGTGAGCGTGGTGGCGTTGCGTGAGTATTTCCGGCTGTTGGACGCGTCGGCTGGCGCGCGAGCGTGAGCGTGTGGGTCGCTTGTTTGCGCGTTTTTGGCGTGGCTATTTTGTGTTGTGGTTGTCTTGTTGTGTTTCCCGCGCGCGTGCGGGGCGATAGTGAGGTTGTAACGTGAGCGATAGCGAGGATGAGGTTCGCGCGCATGATGGCGTAGAGAACGAGAATGAGGCGGTTGAGCGCGCGTTCTTGTCGCGCGCAGGTCAGATTGCGGTCGCGTGCCTGCTGTTTTTCCCCGCGACGATTGCGGCGGTTGGTTTTCATTTCGTTGTGATGCGGTGGCTGCGTCAGAAATGGACGGTCGCCGTCATGATCGCCGCGCTCTTGTCTGTTGGTTTCCTGTTTGGGTTGCGTGGCGTCGTTGCCGGGTTGCAGGGCGCGGGGTTCGCGTACGATAGGGGCGGGTTCTGGTGGGGGCTGCTGTGGGTGTATGTGCTGGCTGGCGGCCTGGTGGGCGTGTGGGCTGGCATGGTCCCTTATCCGATGTTGCATTACCAGTTGTGGGTGAGTCCGCATATCCGCGAGTTGAAGGGCGGCGCGGTGGATTGGAGGAGCCGTTTTTCGTATAGGCGCGCCCCGTGGGAAGCGATGAACCTGCGCGCCCGCGTGAAAGCGCTGAAAGCCGGGGAGGCCGCCGAGAACGGTAGCGTCCCGTTGGGTGTCGAGGAGCCGTTGAGTGATAATCCGCTGTCAAGTATTGACGCGGTTGTGTCTCGTACGCCCACTGAGGCGAACCTGGGTATGGTGATGACTGGCGGCACCGGCGCGGGAAAGACCACTGTGCTGAAAAGCATGGTGCACGCGGAAGTGTCAACGGGCAGCGTGAAGCATATCGCGTACGTGGACTTGAAGGGTGATAAGGCGCTGGCCGCTGACATTGCGCGCATGTGCCATGATAACGGCTACCGGTTCTATCATGTGAGCCAGGGCCGGTTGAACGAGTATGACATTCCGTTGTCGGATGGTATGTGCTCGTACGACCCGTTGGCGACCGGCGGCGTGCAGCGCGCGGGCACCGTGTTGAATCTGCGCGTGTGGACTGAGGAGTCCGACAAGTATCGTAGCGACATGCAGGAGTTTTTGAACGCCCTGTTCACGCTGTTTGATGTGGTGGACCCGAAGAATGTGCCGCTCGTGCGGTGGGATCGCGGCATGGTGCAGGCGGTGGAGGACGCGTGCAGTATTGACGCGTTCCGTCAGCTTGTGGATGCGGCGAAGGGCACGGACGCGTATGAGGCGGGCGTGAGCGTGTACCGGAAGTTGTCGAGGGGCGCTGATTTGGCGGCTCAGGCGAGCGCTGTTGCCGGTAAGATGCGCGCCTTGTCGATGAGCGCGTTTGGTCCGCATTTGAGCGCTAACCCGTACGACTATCACATGATTGATATTGCGCGTGATACTGCGGATGATGCGCCGCCGTGCGTGATCTTGTTTACGGTGCCGTCTGGCGCGGATAAGGAGACGGCGCGTACGCTGGGGGCACTGTTTTTCAGTGATATGGCGCGCGTGATGGACCACAGGCAGCGTCATGGTGAGAAGTCGCCGTTGAGCTTGTATTGTGACGAGTTCCAGGAGATTCCGATTACGTTCGTGACGCCGCTGTTGGAGAAGGGGCGTAGCGCGGGTTTGCGCACCACGTTGGCCGCTCAGTCGTTTTCGCATATTGTGACGGCTGCTCCCGGTAACGGTGAGGCGTATTTGACGACGGTGTGTGACACGATTGGGTCGTTCCTGGTGTGTTCTGGCGCTGGCGGCGATAGTGCGGAGCGTGTGGCTGGTATTGCCGGTAAGGGTAAGCGGGCGGCGTGGAGGCGGTCAAACGATAACCAGACGCACATGTTCTCGCTGAACTTCCTGAACCGGAAGAATCAGAATGTGACGGAGGACGCGGCGGAGGACTGGTTTACTCCTCCTGAATTGTTTACGCGCCTGGTGTCTCCGAAGCCGGAGAATGGGTTTAGGAGTGAGGCCGTGTATTTAGTGAAGGGTGGCGCTCCGGAGGGCGCTAGCTGGCGGGAGCGTCGCAGGCGCAGGCGTGAGGCTGGTTCTACTGGCGGCGTGTGGGTGCGTAAGGTGCGCCTTATCCCACCCGATCAGGTGTTGGCTGACGCGTACAATACGGCGGACGCTGATCGGGCGTTGGAGGCTAATAGGGCGCGTTTTGAGGAGGTGCGCGCCGCTGTCGGCGGCCCGTATTCGTCTCCTGCTGTTGATGGCGTGTTGGACACGCCTGCGGGCGGCGGGAAGGGCGGTTCGTCTGGCCGTAAGCGTCGTGGTAAGCGTGGCGGTCGCTCGCACGGCGGCGCCCAGTCTCCCAGCGGCGCGCAGGCGGCTGGCGGGGGCGTTCCCGCTTCTGGTGGCGCGCCGGTGGTGGCGGCTGGAGTGGTCGGTTCTTCTGCGGCTGCTGGCAGTGCGCCTGGGTCTTACGCGCCCGGCGGCGGGCTTCCGGGTACGCGCCCGGCTGGTTCTCGGGGTGGCGCGCCTGCTTCTGCGCTTCCGGGCGTGCCGGCTGGCGGTTTGCCCGGTGTGCCGTCAGCTTCTTCGCCGGGCATCGTGGTGGAGGATTCCTCTCGGTCTCGTCGTGGCGTTGGTGGCGCGTCTGGTGCTTCCGCGTCGCATGATGCTGGCGGCGGTGATGGGACTCCCAGTGACTTGGCGCCGGTTCGTCGCGGTTTGCGTCGTTAGCGTCATGTTGCTAGCTATTTGTTGTTGTTGGTTGCGTTTGCTTTTGCTTCGTGCGGGCGGCGCGTGTGCGTGAAGGGGTTTGTTGATGGGTTTGGGTCGCGGTTTTGGCGCTCCTGGTGGCGTGGGGCGCGCAGGCGATGGTGATATTGTCGCCGATAGCGCGCCTGTGGAGGCTTCTGGCGGGCTTTCGGGCGCTGAGAGTGCCGATACTGGTTCCTGCGGTTTTGAGGCTGCTGACGGCGTTTCTGACTTGCCTGTGGGGGTGTTGTCTCCTGGTGGGCGTCGTCGCCTGAGTAGGGTGGCGCGTAAGAGCGCGAAGGTTGGCGGCGACTTGTCGGATATTGGCGGTTTTATTGACGGTAGGGGCCGCGTTCGTCCGCTGGATAAGCGGAAGGACCGTCAGCGGGGGTCTCGCGCGTTCGCGTGGGTGACGGTTTCTCTCATCGTCGCTGGTCTTGTTGGTGGTGGCGCGTATTTGGCTGTGAATAGGCCGTTGACGCGAGGGGATGTTCAGGGTCAGATTGACGCGTCGATTCATGAGACTGGCTTTCCGATGGAGCGCGGGGAGGCGTTTGCGCGTAGGTTCGCCGAGGCGTATGTGAGCGCTGACGGGTCAGAGACGAGTGAGAAAACCTTGTCGTATTTCTACACGGGCACGTTGGGTAAGTCCGCGAGCGTGACTGGCGCGTCATTGTCGAGGCCGAAGGGTGGCTCGTATCGTCTGGTTGGCGACGTGAACGTGTTTGAGGTGTTGCCGCGCAGTGCTGATGTGAGCGTGTACAAGGTTCAGATGCTTGTGGTTGACCAGCAGGCGGACGGTGACGGGGCGGCGACCGTTAACCCGTCGCCGCATTGGTTGGCGTTGGAGGTGAGCGTGTATTATGACAAGGCGAAGGATATGTTGATGATTCCGTCTAATTCGCCGTCTCTGATTCCGGCTCCGGCTGTTGGCGCGTCGGCTGATGCTCCGGCGTATAAAGACCCTGGTACGGGGCAGGCGTATGCGGGTAGTGAGGAGAGCGCTTTGCGTGGCGCGGTGTTTGGTTTCTTGGACGCTTATGGTAAGGCTTCTCCGGGTAATCACACTCTTCTTGATCAGTATGTGTCGCCTAACGCTGATGTGAGTATTTTCAATGGGTTTAATGGCGAGTTTGAGGTTGCTGGCGGCGCTGAGTCGAGTGTGGATGTGCGCCTTATTCAGGGCGAGGACGCGTCTCATGTTCGGGCGTTGGCGACTGTGAAGTGGTCGCAGGTTCAGGCTGGTTCTTCTGGCGCTGCTTCTGGTTCTGCGTCGTCTGTTAAGTCTGGTTCTTCCGCGTCTGGTGGCGTCGGGTCGTCGGCGGGTTCGTCTGTGTCTGGCGGTTCTGGTTATGCGTTTGAGTCGCAGTATGTTGTGGCTCTTGTGAAGGATGGGTCGCGGTGGGCTGTTGAGCGTTTTGAGCCGTTCCGTTTGAATCCTGCTGTTTCGTGATCCTTGTTGTTCTTGGTTTTGGTGTTGTCTGCTATTGGTTGATTGTCTGATAGCTTTTCTTGTGGAGGTTTTGTTATGTTTTCTGGTGTTGTTGCTGACGCTGTTTACAGGGCTGGTCCGGTTGAGACTGCTGCTGCGGCGGCTACGTCTACTACTGCGACGGTGTTTTATTCGTTCATTGTTTTGGCTTTTTTCCTGTGGGCGATTAAGGCCGTGTGGGGCGGTATTAAGGATGGTTCGGCGAAGAGCGTCGCTGTTAAGGTGATTACTGGTGCGCTTGTGATTATTCTTGTTGGCGGCATTGGCATGTGGCTGCGTAGTCAGGGCGGTGAGGGCTTTAGCCAGAAGGGCACTGAGTTTGTGAGGAACGTGACCGGCCAGTAAACGTGGGCCGCTGCCCAGGGGCGCGGGGGTTCCTTACCGTGGTAGGGGGTTGTCCGCGCCCCGCTTGCGGCTATCTGTTTGTTTTTCTCTACTGTTCAATATGACAGGGTGCGGCGATGCCTCTCGGAACGCGTCGTAGATCGATTGCTCGATTCCTTGAAGCGCCGGGGCGGAGATATTTGGTTGTGAGAACGAGATGATACCGAGGATTGGTGACCGAACCCACATCTCTTCCTTCCATTTAAGTTATATGTTATAATCGTTCTATAACTTGTCCCGTAGAAGAACACGAAAGGAGGGACACCAGTGGCAGCAAGAGCGGCGCGCACAAGGTCGATGGATGAATCAACACGTCTGGAAAAGAATCGACGTATCGCTCAGTCTCAGAAAGAGACTCGTGAGCGACGGAAGAATAAAGACATTCTCGTTCGCACAGTGAAGATTCAGCGCAATAAACTCTCTCGCGCTCAGCTGGAAGCCCTCGAAAGGCTGTTCCTCGAAGGGAAATGGCTCTATAACACTGCATTGGCTCACGGTCAGTTTGATGAAGAGTTCCGCAGGAGTCTCGACAATGCGGTTGAGGTGAAACTTCCAACCGGCGAGATCGAACGCCGACAACTTACTGTCCTCGGCGGACAAATGCAGCATGGTATCCTCGCGCGCATGAGAGATAACCTCAAAGGGTTGAAGGTTCTCAAGGATCACGGTCGAAAAATCGGAGGTCTGAGGTTCATCTCAGAAATGACCTCGATTCCTCTCAAGCAGTTCGGAGGGACCTATAAGATTCGTGGCAGTAAGGTCAAGGTCTCCAATGTTCCGGGATGGATGAGAGCGAACGGGCTCAACCAGTTCAATATGGGGCATGACGACTTTGCCAATGCTGTCCTCATAAAGCGTGGTCATAACTTCTTCGTCGCCTTTACCGTGTGCCGAGAGAAATCGGCACACAGTTCCTTGGCTACAAAGAGGTTTGTCCCGGACACGACCGTCGGCTTAGATATGGGCGTCTCAACCCATATCGCGTTCTCTGACGGCTCCACCGTTAATGCAAGAGTCGAAGAACCAGACCGCCTCAAGCGACTGTCACGAAAACTCAGTCGCCAGCAGAAGGGGTCGAAGGCTTTTGCGGAGACAAAGCGGCACATCGGAGAAGAACACGAGAAAGCGGTCAATAGGAGAAATGACGCCGCAAACAAGGTCGCGAGTTGGATTCTCGGACATGAACACGTATTCATGCAAGATGAAAACGTCTCGTCGTGGAAGCGGAGATCGAGCGTTGCACGAGGCTCCAGGGCAATCCAGTACGGGATTCTCGGGGGAGTGAAGGCGAAGCTCATCGGTCATCCGCGAGTCACGGTTCTCAAGGGGAACGTGGCAACGACCGCGACGTGCGTCTGTGGCGTGAAAACACCGCACGACCTCTCGCAGCGCAAGTTCGAGTGCCCGTCATGTGGGTACTCTGCTCCGCGAGATATTCATGCAGCGCGGAACATGTTTCTCCTAGCGACTCCCGACAATATCAAAATCAATGGCTATGGAACGTAGCCAAACTCCTGTGGAGATGAATGTCAGACGAGGAAGCAGGGCAGGCCATCGCCTTCCCGGCTCTTCGCAGTTCGTCGATGAATCAGGAAGCGGTGACACCTTTAGTGTCGCCGTAGTTCACTGTCGTGTTGTTTGAGCTGGTCGCCCGGCGGGCGTGAAGGGATTGTTGTTGTGGAGTTTGAGATTCCGGCTAGGGGCTTGTCTGGGAACCTGATTTTTGCGGGTTCGAGCGTGTGGGCGCTCTATAGTTTGTCGTTGCATCCGTACGATTTCATGTCGTGGGGCGCTCGCGCGTCTATTGGCGCGCAGTTGTCGAACGCTTTTGCTGCTATGGGTTCCGAGTCGAGTGAGAGCCGCGAGTTTTTTGTGTCGTCTGTCGTGTTGCCGATGAACCTGGATTTGTGGGCGCAGCAGGTGATCGCTCACAATAGCGACTATAATAGTGGCGACAATAGTGATTTTTTGGACTTGGTGGCCGACCAGTACGCGGTTTTGAAGTATAATGGTGCCCGCGCTCGCCGCTCGTATTTGTGTGTGAAGTTGGGTAACCGCCGGTCGTTTGGCGCAGCTTTCGCTGGGGTGCGTGGCGTGCGTGAGGCGTGGCATCGTTTCGCTGGCTTGTTTGGTCCTATTGAGGAGGTGACGGCTGAGGAGGAGCGCGTGTGGCGCGGTAAGGAGGACGCGTTGCATGCTATCGTGTCTACGGGCGCTTTGGGTGCTGAGCGTGTGAAGGGCGCGTTTGAGACGGTTGCGTACATGAACGCGGTGTTGTCGCCTGCGTTGCCGTTGCCTCCGTTGGCCGATGATGGTGCCCAGCGTGTGGGGCGCGGCGAGGTTGCTGGTCTTGTTGACGAGTTTATGGTGGTGAATCGGCCTCGTAGTGTGGAGGTACGCCGCTGGTATGATGGTGTGGAGCGTTCGGGTTTCATGTCGTCGCTTGTTGTGAGTGGTTTGCCTCGTCAGAGCGTGTATCCGGATCAGCCGCCGGTGTTGTATGTGCCGTCGTTGGCTGGTGAGGATTATTCGACGTTTGGGTTTTTCCGGCTTGTTCCGTCCGCTGAGGTGAAGCGTAAGGTTCGTAGGAAGAAAGCGGATCAGGTGGATGAGGCGAAGGAGCTTGGTAAGGTGAGTGCGGCTGGTATGGAGGCTCGCGCGTCTGATGCTGGGTTGGAGGATTCGTTGGCTGACTTGTCGATGGCGGAGAGCGTGATCGCTGAGGATGAGTCGCGTCCGTGGCTTATTGGCTCGTTTGTGGTTGCTGTGACGGCCGAGGGTGAGGATGAGTTGGTGCGTCGCGTGAATGAGTTGCGTCAGGTGTATGACAATAATGGTGTTCGCGTGGTGGTTCCGATGGGGTCTCAGGCGTCGCTGTTGCGTGAGATGTTGCCGGGTGCGGGTCATAAGGTGACGGATTATGATCAGACGATGACGGTTGAGGGCGCGGGCGTGTGTGGCGTGAATTTTGGTAGTTCTGCTGGTGACCCGGTTCGTGGCGCGTTGCCGTGATCGTTTGGGCGTCTGGTCGCCGATGTCGGCCGCGTGGTCGGATGGGTGTTTTTAGCGTCGCCTGCTTTGCGTGTTTTGCGCGCGTGGCGGGCGGCGTTTTGCTTGTTTGGTGGCCGCGTGTTATGGTTTGTTATTGTTTGGTTGGTTCCCTGTTTGTGGAGGTGTGAGGGTTGGCGCAGCAGAAGAAGAGGAAGAAGTCGGGCGCGGCCGGCCTTGGCGGCGGCGTGATGTCGGCTGTTCGCCTGGTGGTGGCGTTGTTTGTTGTTGCCGTGATTGTGGTGTTGTGGGCGCGTAGTGTGGGCGCCCACGGCGGCGCGGCGGGGTATTTCCGGTACCTGTCGGAGACGGGTAAGAGCTGGTCTGCGTCATCGTTGTGTACGATGCAGGGCGGTAGCGTGGATGAGTGTTGGGATACTCCGCGCGTGTCTCCTCCTGGGTCTGTCGCCTCCCCGTCTGATGGCGGTTTGGGGTCGGACGCGTCGCCCGATGCCGGTTCTTCTGGTGTTGGCGGCGGCTCTGGTTCGTCGTCGGTGCCTGCTGCTTCTGGCGCTGGTTCTCGTGAGGATTGGCTGCGTCGTTTGGATGCGCTGCCCTCCGGTGAGGCTGACACGTCGGTGCCGTATAACCGTAAGGATTACAGGCATTGGGTGAGCGTGCAGGGCGCGTGTGATACGCGTGAGATGGCGCTTGTTCGTGACGGGGTGAATGTGGTGACTGACCCGTCTACGTGTAAGGTCGTTTCGGGTTCGTGGGTTGATCCGTATAGTGGTGAGACGTTCACGGATGCGAAGAAGATGGACATTGACCATCTGATTCCGTTGCAGTATGCGCATCAGCATGGCGGCGCGTCGTGGGATGCTGGGAAGAAGCAGGCGTACGCGAATGATCTGGATACGGTGTTGTTGACGGTTTCTGCTCGCGAGAACCGGTCGAAGGGGGCGAGTGGTCCTGGCGATTATATGCCGCCGTTGAAGTCGTATCGTTGCGAGTATTCTCAGCGTTGGGTTTCTATTAGTGAGAAGTATGGATTGACGGTGGGTAAGGCTGATCGCCAGGCTCTTAATAGCGGTTTGTCGTCGTGCCAGTAGCGTTTTTGTTTCGGCGTTGATTGGGTTAGCCCGCTGCCGCGTTTGCGCTTGTCCCGTTACTGTTACAGGCGTTTTCGCGGCCGCGGGTTAAGCGGCTTCCCTGGCGTTTTGTGCCGGTTTATGGGCTGCTATTTTATGGTTAAGCGGGCAGCGAGGGCGGGCGATTTTAAGAGTGGGTTGTCATGATAATTCGTAAGGTGTCGCAGCGTATCCCGTTTACTCCGTCCAAGACGCAGGCCGCGTTGTTGGAGCAGTGTTTTGGGGCTAGGCGTTTCGCTTACAATCAGCAGGTTGAGGCGTTCAACTCGTACGATAGGGAAACCAATCCTCGCCCCAAGTATCCGGGTGTCACTGATATGAAGGGCGAGAATGAGTGGCTGAGGGATAGCCCCGTTCCGTCGAACGCGTTGGGTAACGCGATTATGGACTTCCGGCGGGCGCAGGCAGCGTATTTCCGCAAGGCTGAGTACGGGAAGAATCGCCCACGTTTTGCATCAAAGAGCGATAATGTTCAGTCGTTTCGCAACGGTAAGCCAATGCGCCACATGGACGGTAACAGGTACCCACTGTCACGGAAGCTGGGGTCGGTGCGTATCCGTAGGAGAGACCGTATCCGTTACCCGCTGGAATCGTTGTCTAGTTGGACGGTGAAGCGCGAGAACGGCGTGTACTATCTGGTGCTCCTGTTCGACGTGGATGTTCAGTCTAAGCCGCCGGTGAGTGGTGAGGTTGGTATCGACGTGGGCGTTAAGGACTTCCTTACCCTGTCCACGGGTGAGAAGGTTAACTATCCTGATCGGCTGCGCCAGTTGGAGGAGAGGGTTAGGTGTGAGCAGCGTAAGCTGTCTCGCAGGGTGAAGGGTTCGAGCAACTACCGCAAGCAGAAGGCTACCGTAGCCAAGGCTTGCGCTAAGGTTCGTCACTTCCGCGAGGACTTCCAGCACCAACTGTCTTACAAGCTGATAGAAGATAACCAATTC